ACAGAACTTGGCTTGATTGTATGTTGTTCGACTAATCTCATGACACAAATGTAGGAATTATTATTTATATATAAAAACAATTTCTTATATTTGTGGTGTAAAGTTGTATATAATCACCAAAAAGGATTAAAATACCTACTTCTTTTTTTTCTTCTTCTTTTTGGCGTCTTTTACTCGTTCAGCTTCGTTTTCGGGCTCCACAATATCACCGGCTTCTTCCTGAATCACATCCGTCTCAGGAACAACATCGGACTTCTCTGGTTCTGCCACATCCTTATCTGCCTCCTCATCTTTATCCAATTCCGGCTCAGCGGCATCGTTTTTGTCTTTACCGATTATACCTATCTGGTAGCCTCTTAATTCTACTTGCATTAATTTCAGCTTCGATTCTAACTCTTGTATTGTTTTGGACCCAACCGAAACCTCGTTTTCCAAATCTCCGATTCTGATCCTGGCTTCAATCAATTCATTTGATTTCTTTTTTAATTCAAATGATATACTGTTTTTCTTTTCTTCCAAGTTGCTGATTTTGTAATTAGCCTCATCAAGATCAGACTTAGCTTTGTCAAGATCAGCCTTGGCCGCATCAAGTTCTTCCGTTTTCTTCTTGACGCTTTTTATCAGCTTCTTCTGATTTTCCTTCAAGGCGTCAATCTTTTCCTTAGACTCAGAAAGATCTTTGCCAATAGATAAAATCTCTTTATCCTTTGAAGCGATATCTGACTTAAGTTCGGAAAGCCTTTCCTTGTAAAAATCAGCCTTATCCTGCATTTCCTCAATTTCTTTTGCAAGATTTTCGGATTTAATAGCTTTCTCCCTGTACATTGACAGCTTGCTGTCTGTGATGAATGTAAAACCTAACATGCTCATTTTCAAAATATTTAAACATTACTTAACTCCAGAACTACCAAGACCTTTTTCTCCACGTTCATTTCCGTCTTCTACCTCAATATCTGTCACCTCTTCCAATACCATTTTGTATTGTGGAACTATTTCCATCTGAGCTATTCGATCGTTTTTATGGATTACGGTCGGTTTTTTATTGATTTTAGTAAGATTAACCATATACTCTCCTTTGTAGGTAAATTCGCATTTACCTGGCGCGTTAGTAACTACCACTCCCTCGTCAAAAGAGAATCCTGATCTTCCTTCTACATTCACGCACCATCCTTCTGGGATATTCAACTTGAAGCCGGTTCCGATTCTAACAGAATAGCCTTGATATAAGGTAATTGATTCAAAATCGGAAGGAACATCTATTTCCACTCCCATATCATTCACCATCTTCACCACTCTATATGCACGAATATCACAACATGCATCGCCATCATGTTTGTATTCAGGTACTACGACATCAGGATAAAGTTTCTTAATACCTACCTGCACAGTCTTCTGATAACCTGGAGTCAAATACGATTCAGGTATTTTATTAACGACCTTATCTTCTTTTTTATGTTTGTTGTTCTTTTCAGAAACAGTATCCTTCTTATTATCTTCTTTTTCAGAAAGAAGTCTTTCAATATCTTCTAACTTATCCATATCTATATTTTTATAGTACAATAAACAATACCTTCTTTTTTTATGTCCTTAGTTGATTCATAGCACTCACGAAAAGTACTTATGTCTGCATCATTAGGATCATCGACCCACTCATCTCCTTGCTTATATTTTTCTCTGGTTTCTGAGTAGATCATACATAATTTATCCCCATGCTTCGCCATAATCCTTTCTTCTGTCACTTTCCTACGAAGTTTAATAAGGGGAAATCTTGTAACTATTTCTACCATCATTCTACACTATCTTTAAAAGCCCAAGAGATGTTATTCTCCTGGGCTGATGTTTATATTAAAATGGAAGGTCCTCTTCTTCCATAGGAGGGAAGTTCGTCATCTGTGCTTGCGGCTGTGGCTGATGCTGAGGCTTGGTGCTCCTTGTGGTAGGTGCCGTGGCAGGTGCAGCCGGCTGAGCCGGGGCCTGATACTGAGCAGGCTGTTGAGCAGGCTGTTGGTAATTCTGATACGGAATAGCACTCGGAACAGACTGAGGTTGTTGAACCTGTTGAGGCGCTGCCGGCTGCTGGGTATAAGTCTGAGGGGCTGTAGGCTCTTGCTGAGCATTTCCTCCTATCCCTAATTTAGCCATTATACCGGCTCTGATGTCTTTAATAGAAGCATTGAACCTGTTTGAATATTCAGTAATCTTTTGATAAGTAAAGTTATTTTGAGCTGAATAATCGAGGCTTTTCTTGCCATCAAATCCTGTAACTTCAACAGGATCAGGCCAACCATTTACGCCTTTTTTATAATAACGTTCAACAAGCTGATCTTTTTCTCCGTCTACTCCAGCATATGCAATAATAAGTTCTGAAGAACCAAATTCATCATCTTTCTTCTTCTTAAAGACATTGAAATAAATTTCACGACTAAAATCGATATTTTCGTAGTATTTTACGAAGCTCTTAACAAAGCCCTTGATATTTCCTTTTTGATTTACGAGAGGTATGGAAATACAATAGTTTTCATTAAGCTCGTAATCTTTCAACACGATAAGGAAATTAGTAGCAGTATTTCCATTAGAGAAAGTACTTGTCTTTAACCCGATGTAGTTGATGTACCCAACTATTCCATTATAATACTCTTTCCAATATCCCGCCGGCTGACCGTTATTAGGATTTATGTGCTGAACAAAACCTTCTTTTGGTTCGTTACTTTTTTCATACAAGTTACCATCTGAATTAATATACAGATAATAAGTTGTACCAAAACTTCTGTTTTCTCTAAAAGCCATATTATTGTTTTTTTTTATAGATTATACAATGTTTGATTTAAGACGTATGTTGATTCGTATTTAGGATTGAACATCTTTATCATCTTATACTGATCAGACCAATCCATAACAGTATCTCCTTTTATAAGAGATTTTACGGATGAAAGTATATTTTCCTTACCGATAGAAAAATTAAAACACGGACCTTCAAGCGCATTTAAAGGCATTGATTCCATTATCCTTTTTCTATTTCCAAAATCCTCAGACATTACCGTTATACCGTTTTCTTCATCTACCTTAACATTAACAACATTATCCACTAAAGTCATAGAATTAAGAACAGATATAAACAAATCCCTGTCGAACTTAACCCTTGACGATTTCTCGAATTTGTTACATACGTATTCGTAGTTAGGATACTGTTGTTCTACGTTCATATCCGATATAATCACATTATCAAAGCATAAGAACGTCCTAACGCCATCTGTGGAAATACTGATCTCCGTATCTTTATCAGATAGAAAGCGGTATAAGATGGAAGCTGCAACCTCACTTAGCATAATCGACCTTTCTTCTACCGCATTAGCATACTCTTTCCTATTTATAAACAGACGGAACATATCAGTAGAAACAATGTCAATATAGTCCTTCTTCACATTAAGAAGAATCGAGCATATAGCCGGTCTAAATTCATCCGATCCAACAAACGCAAAAGATCTTTTCATAGACTGAATGAAAGATGAGCTCATAACACGAATGCCATCACCTACAGGATAAAAGAAATCAGGGAAAGCCTTATCCTCAATCCAAGTAGAAGAAAAAGATCCTCTATCGTATTTAAAAACGATACTGTAATCGTTTTTAATCTCTATCTCTATATCCTGGTTATGATTTTTAAAAAATGAAATAAGAGTCCCGGCATCTACTAAAATAGCAAAATTCTGGTCACAAGAAATATCAGTATTCACATCGAAAATATCATCCGTATATGTTATACGTTCGTTCATGGCTTGTATCCGGATATGATCAAAATATAAAGTAATTTTTATATTCGATGTGACACAATCCTTTAAGACCTTATCAAACATCTTTGAAATGCTTGAAAGTTTCTCATTCATTAGTATGCCAGGAACTCTTACTTTCATTTTTTTTTAAAACTTACGATTATGACTATCTAACACTGCAAATGTATTATTTTAAAATCTAATTTTGAATTAATTGGATTTAAAATGATTTAAAATAGATTAAATACTTCTTCTTGCTGCTTCTGCTATCAGCATTGCGTCAACTATACCGTCATGAGCGGTCTTACATCTTTCATTTTTAACAAACGTATCGTTTGGCCAAAGCCTTTTAGCGCAAGCTAATGACGTTTTCTTAGTATTTACCTTACTGGCTTCCATAACCTTATCAGAATGCGTCCAAACTAATTTCTGCCATGTTTTAGGGGCTATGAAATTAACGGAGCAACTTATGTCCGGAAATGCCATACAGAGGGATAGGAACAGCCCATGCAGTTGGCCTTTGTTCTCCATGAGAGAAGCTGTAGAGGACGTGCTGACCCCGTACAGGGCGTGGACGTCCTCTATGACAAACACTACCCTATCAGGATTGTTTTCTACGATCGTATCCCGGCAAAAAATATATTCTTTAGTCAAGTCTACCGGTCCTGAATTTGCTATTCTTGGAGTTGAGATTCTCGATATTAGTTTGCTGTCTTGATCTATGCAAGCTATAGCTCCATCTTTTCCCGGATCTGCTGCTATATATAATACCATGCCTACACTAATTTAAATTCATGTCAATTTTGCCAATGCTGTCATCATCGTCAAAACCTCCATTGTCCGTAAGTTCGTAATCAATAGCTACAGAGCCGTTACTAAGAATGTAAAAACCTTTAAACATCTTTCCTATTTCAATGGGATACACGACATTTACGTCCCTTCCAATATCCTCAAACGGCATAGCGATATCTTCTGATTTAGCTTCCTTTTGTTTTGCTAATACACCAACGGGTATATTTTTACCTTTTATAGATGCGTATGTAACCATATACAGAATATCGTTATTGACAAACGCCCTATCACTACTTACCTTATCCAAGCTGATATATATAATGTGTTTTATAAAACTATCGATATCTCCACATATATTAATAGCTTCTACTTCTTTAGGAATAACGACTTCCACTTCTTCTGGTTTTATATTTTTCTTTTTCATTGCATTAGTCTTTTTGTGTTTTGTTTTACTTCTTCAACAAGATCCTGATCTTTCATCATCTCCTGCTTAAGTTTCTCATTCTCCTTAATTCTTTTCACCCTATCGGCAAGAATCTTTTTGTATTTCTTATCCGATATTTTTATAAACCAAGGACAGTTCCTTGATGGAATCCTTTTACATGGATAGTCAGTGAGACCGTTCGGTCCAAACTGCTCGCATCGGTTACATTTTTCTTCGCCTGTCATTGTACTATATTTTAGGGAAACATTCTTCAAGTTCTCTATAAGAGCACTCTACTACAACAGAATCTCCTTTAGGGAGAAATACTAAAATAGAATCGATAGAAAAAACACTATCTACTTTCCTTACAAGTTGGCCATGCTTGTAAGAAGACATGACCAACCTAATTCCATACGCATCTGAATAAGATCCTTTCCTACATGGAAGTATATTTTCAACAACATAATCAAAACCTCCGATATTAACTTCATCGCCGGAACTGATTTCCATAATAGGAATCATTTTGGCTCTTCTGTCTATGCTTATTTTCATTTTGCTACTTCGAATTTGATTTGCTCCTTCGGTTCATAATTCCATACCTCAAAATCATCAGCTACAAAATCATAAAATCCTTTCCCTTCCATACGAGACGAGATAGTAACCTGCGGAACCGGGCCGAAGAGGGATCGACAAAGGAGTTCGTTTGCCTGCTCTTCGTGCCGGTCATATACGTGCATATCTTGAATGAAGTGCGTAAAAATAGCCGGCTTCAGGCCTGCGTCGTGAGCAAACATCATCATCAACGCCGCGTACTGTGCTACGTTCCATAGACCGGCAACAATAGCATCCTGGCTGCGCTGATAAAGCGTCATATACAGCTCATCTCCTTTAACAGATAAATTAATCTGAAACGCACATTCTTGAAGAGGTTTTAGTCCATTGGTTTCAGGATCGAACATGGATGCTACTATTCTTCTTGACGAACGATCATTCTTGAGTGACCAAAGAATGAAGTCTGTTTGGTTAAGAAAACCGTAAAGACCATCATGGATGTCTATCATACCCTCTGGAGCTTTACCGGTACCCATATAAACATGTCTGTTCACCATATCTCCATAACATCCTTCTATCTTTCCATTATCATCAGCCCACTGATCCCAAATATGAGAATGAAGATCTTTTAAATCAGTACTTCTCTTTCTCCATATCCAGATCACCTCATCTATAGCCTTCCATAAATTAGTAGGTCTCAGCGAACCAAGAGGAAATTCCCGACGAAGATCGTACTGGTTGCATACTTGCAGGATACGCTTCACCTTGACGCCTGTCCCGTCACCGTAGACCGGTCGCTTTACCTCTTCCCACGGCTGGCTCATTATAAGAGCCAAATTGTCTTGAAATATTTTATCTACTCTTGCCATATTCTTATTAGGTACTTATATACTATAGTATCACCATCTCAAGGTTATGCCAACAAACAAGGATTATTGAAAATTCTAAGAGGAATGGTTATAAAGACGATTAATTTCTTCTTGTTCTAAACACGGACCACCTACAACTTTCTCTGTTGCTTTTCTTTGTCTAACAAAATCTTCAGCTTCGGAAAAAGTTGTAGCATAAATATATCCACCATACTTTTCTCCATTTATATCAAATTCTGTCACAAACTTCTTTTGTTTTTCTTCTTTTGTTTTCATAACTGTAATTTTTAAAAGTGAATAATTAATTGATTTATAAAAAATAAAGCGGTGATAAACTAAGTTATCTTAACCAACAACCATCCAGTCATCAGCCAACATATCTGATTGCGAAGCTAACCATCCGTTTACGATATTATCGTTAGCATCTTTCATGCACAGATAAGCACAAAATTTAATCATGTTGGTTTCAGTTACGTCATAATAATCGTTTACGTATTTTTTAAACGAATCTGGCAATGACTTTACTTTATTAACTATCATATCAGTAGACAACCAATCTTCCGGTCGCTGGAATACGAACATACCTTTACCATTCCATCCGGCACGTGCAATCAACGCACCTTTTTTTACTTCTTCTAAAGCTTCTCCAAATTTCATAACTATATTTTTTATAAATTAAACTCTGCAAAATCTATTTCAGATCCGGTTGACAAATTGATCATTGATTTTTCAAGCTCTTCCATTGGAATAGGTTCAACGATTCCTTCGTTTGAAAGTGTTTTATTATAGAAATCAATAACCACCGGATCACTTGTCTTTACCGTTTTAGGGATAGGTTGACGAAGATACATTCCGTCCAAGCTTTTCACTCTGGAAAGTGCTGTATATAACTGTCCTGTTTCAAAAGAGTTCGATACGTCCATCATGGCAGCATCTAACGTAAGACCTTGGCAGCGATGAACAGTTATCGAATAACCGGCTTTTATCGGATACTGAACAATAGAACCAATAACTTCAGATTCTACCTTATATCCATTTCTGACGTATTTTACTTTATCAAACGAACATGGAGTAATAATAACCTTAGTATGTTCTTCATCTTTAGGACGGTCAAGAACGACTTCAATCTCTCCATTCTTAATAGAAGACACAACTCCAAGAGAGCCATTAACATACTCTCCTCCGTTCCTTGTTATCATAACCCTGGAACCTTCTTTTATAAGAAGCGTCTTTTCAACAGGAGCTTCTTTAGGATAATCACCTTTTATAATAGCTTCGAATTTTCTTAATGATCCAGGTACGGAATTTATCCTCATTTCATTAATGGCCGTAGCCTTGGCATTAGTCGTAACAATCTCAACATATCCGGCGCCATTTTCAGGCTGAATACATCTGCTATTTAACGTACTAAACACATCATCATCCATCTGACCATCACGAACCTTATTAAGGATGCTGATAAATTTCTCATCTTTCTGGCGATATATTTTTTCAAAAGAAACCATTTCCATCCCAGAAGCCATAAGAGACTTCGAACTAAAGAAATAAGATGTATCGTATATTTCTCTAAAAAAATCTTCTTTGATTACAGGTGGTAACTGAAATAAGTCTCCTACCATAATAAGTTTCACGCCGCCAAACGGATCCTTGTCGCCTCTTGCACGACGAAGAATGTCCGCAACATTATCAAGAAGATCAGGTCTCACCATAGAAATCTCATCTATGATAAGATATTTTATATTCTGTAAAATCTTTTCGGATTCTCCTCTGAACTTGTTTTCGCAATTGTCCATAAACTTCCCATTCCTTATTTCAGGAATGTAAGGTTGCATACCTATTCTGAAAAAAGAATGAATGGTTTGGCCGCCTGCATTAACAGCAGCAATACCGGTAGGAGCGACAACAACCGCATTTTTTAATGCCGGTATAATACGTTTAAGGAAGAATGTCTTCCCAGATCCGGCCCTACCTGTTATAAAAAGCGGTTTAGGTGACTTACAAATAGACTTAATAGCCTTTCCTTGAGCGACATTACCTTCAGACATAACTGAACGAAGAACGCATTCCATTAGTTTTTTGTTGTAACTTATAGCCATATTTTTCTGATTTTGTTCTACAAAACAAAAGTATGAAGATAAGATAAAACATAAAACATAAAATGAATTAATTAGAATTAAAAAGAAATAATAAATTAGATAAGTGACTTTGTGACAAATTCTAATATTCTATTCTAACATATCATTTCAATAATCATATCATCTTTATTTTTAGGCATTACCATATTAACAACATGCCCCAATACAGAATAAGACCATTGCCTATATTTTCGAATAAGTTTTCGAACAAAAAACTCGTCATAATCTTCCTCCATATCATATATGGCACATTCTTCTAATATTTGTTCCTTTTTTATATTAAGGAATAATAATGCTTCTCTTATATAATCCCTTATTCTTCTGAACTTTAAATCATCTCCAAATTTACTAAGTATCAAATCCTTGATTTTAATAAGTAGATTTATCTTAAATCTTCCATCTTTAGTCATAAACTTCCTCACTCCCCTTCTCTTCTTTAGGTTTTGAAGAATAAATTCAGCTACAGCACATACCTTCGATTTCGTCCTCTCCTTTCTCGCTGTATCACATCTTCTCTCTCCCCTTACTTTTTTAACACAACGAAACCTGATTTTACTAACAAACATATCTCGATATTTCTCTCTGGCATTCTTGAGATATCTTGCGTACCCTATTCTTTTTACTTCTCTTATCTCACTTATGACAACATTTGTTATATAATTAAGATCCTCTATGCGAGTAGTTGTAATACCAAAATATGTCACTCTGAAAAAATAAACAATACCAGACGCTAACTTATCATAATCTACTTGAATGCTTGAAAACGGGTTTGCATTGGCTAAAATATACGCTACTGTTTGCATCTTGAACATCCAATACATATTGGAAGGAGCCTCCCATACACCAGTCTCTTCAAACTTTTTAATTCTATCTTTATGCCACTCATCTCTGGCATATTTAGGAATACCAGGAAAAATCAATGAGTTTTTAGACTGTCTGATAGCCATCTTCCCTTCCGATACCTGACGAGCCTCAGAAGGTGTAAGCGAGAAATTTCTCCTTAAAAGCGAAAAATTTGATTCACCATTAATTGTAATTGAAATTATGTCAATATCTTTGTCCATATTTAAGTTTTTAATTTCTGCAAATATAGCAGAAATTAATATACGATGTATGATACATGTATATTAATTTAAAGCTCCGGTCTGAGATAGATAGGAGCTTTTATTATTGTTGACATTATTTAACAAACAAAGTGGTTTGTAATAGTCTCATTTTCAGCAAGTGGCAATCTGGATATATAACATACTTCGTATGTATATAGCAGAAAATAAATTTTCAACTATATAATAGCTTAAATGGATTTAATCTATTTACTTTCGGGAACACTCATGCGGTTCCCGCATTCGTATTCCCTTCTATGTATAATTATTACACTACATATGGATTTATAATAAATATTTCATTTTGTTATCATATGTTCGATTTATCAACATATGATAACAAAATGGATAGTAAAATACAAAATGTTATTACAAACTGATTCCATGAGATAAGCTGGACAGGCAGCAGGCGCAGGGCAGGCCCGTGTCACCGCACCGACAGCCCCGGCAGCAGGGACAGCTTTTCATGTGGAACGATTAACCTTATTATATATATAAAATACGTTAATTTTAAATTTATAAATCTTTAATCCTTATCTTTGTATCAAAACGATAATCTCATGAAAGAAAGTGATAATAAAGATGTTAGTAATAGAGCTTATAGGCTTTTAGTACCTTATTCCAATACGGTAGATATGGCGAAGAAGATACTTCTGTTTTATAACGGATACCTAATGGCTTCCGGCAATGAGAAGAATGTCATAGATGCGAGGCACTTAAATCTTCTTGCCTATTATTTTGTGTTTGGATATTCGTATGAGACGAAGAAGAAGTTTTCTCATTGTTTCAGTACCGATCTTCAATATGTATCGGTTTTGGATACGGAGATGAAGAAACGTGGTATTTTGATTGACCGTGAAGGGAATTACAGGACCAGGTGTTTGTGCCCGGATATAGAGAACATGCGCCGTCTTTTTGTATTGGAGGGTTCAAGAGATCAATGTGCGTTGGTTTCTTTATTTTACAGAAAGAAAACTTTTGAAGCCGATGCCGAAGAATGATTTCCCTATATCATTTGAGTCACATATTATAGATGATGTGATGGATAAGACTGGGGGCGTTTACGACCGAAACCAAATACGTGACGTTTTCAGAGCCAGTATTTCTTATGCCAATAACTTATGTACGTACACAGATAACGTGTCTGTATCGTTCCCGTATGTAGGTGATATGGTTTGTAACCTTCATGAGATGGAGAGGCGCAAACACAATCTTGAGCGTCTTAAATCCAAGGTAGAAAAATTATCTAAGTATCAGGAAAAAGAACTTCAGTGCCTTGATATTAAGATAAGGATGATAAAGGATGCTTATGACTCAGGTGAGATAAAAGGTGGGGATATGTTGATAAAACACAACAAATTATCTATCTTTAAATCTCGTAAGGGTCATAGTTTTAGTGAAATACAAAATATTCAAGAACAGGAATTTAATAGATAGTCATGAAAAAAATTTTGCAAGCGGAAGTTATATACGATGCTTTTATGGATACGATATTAAAAAAACTTCCAAGAAAAAAAGAAGATTATCCTGATTGGTACAAGGAACGTCTTGAAAAGTGTGAGGGATGTAAATTTAACACCAAGAACGTTCCTAACTCTATGTTGCCTCTTTCTTTGTACGTAAGCAAGAAAATAGGTAAAAATCGTTGTTCGGTATGTACGTGCTTCATCAAGCAGAAGGCCTGGAGCAAGACAGAGGAGTGTGCGCTTGGTGAGGGACTTCCGCGTCCTTCGTGGATGGACCGGCAGTATTCTATTGATTTTTATGATGAGAAGTCAAGATGGAACAGGTTGGAACTTATTACAATGGATTCTGATGAATTTAATGTTATTTCTACAGATGACAAGCAATACAATATTGACCTCTCTAAAGACGGTAAATCATTTGAAATAATTTTTGAACCGGTAGAAAAAGGAAACAGTATAAGGTTTTCATTTATTCTTGAGTCGAAGCATGATATGAAGATAACAGCATCAGAGACATCTTGTGGATGTACGTCCTCTAATTTGAATATCATTGACTCCCGTCACTTTAAGTTCAATATAGAGATACATACAGCAGGATTTGGAATAGGAAGATTTGTAAAACATATGACTGTTCACTATCAAAAAGATGGATCTCAAAAAGAGGAAAAGATTCCGTTTAATTTTGAAGGTATTATAATCCAAAAAAGTTAAGTTATGGGTGGATGTAGTAAAGCAAGGCATTTACAATGCGAAGATAAAAGGAAATCCTTATTTTCTATGTTGCAGGCATCTTGTGATGATCTCCCCGATTATTCGGCCGGAGACATTCTCTATGCTGTACTTAGATCTTTTGCAAAGAAAAGAGGATTATCTGTTTCTTTTTTAAGGACGTTGACAGACAGCGAGCTTTTTGAAGTGGCTGATTGTAATTTATCAATGGAGTTGATGGACGTTATTATTTACGATAAAAAGGTTCTTGATGATGAAGAAGATTGATTTTGATTCAGATATAAAACATCTTATTTCTTATTACAACCATCTACTGTCTGCACAAGACAAGGTGGGAGAGGAGATGGAAGAGCTAACTAAGGATATTATTAGGAAAAAGGATGAGGAAAATGATATAGAGTTGGAAGACTTTATTGACTTAGAAGAAAAGTCGTTTATGACCAACTTGTATCAACAAGAGATAATGAAAGTATCTTCTTCTGTCAAGACAGTTTACCGGTTGTCTATTAATGCCGGTCATGATCTCAGTATAGATGATGACAGTAAGAAGGTTCTTGACAGGATAGTAAACGACGGAGAATCGGATTTTATTATGTACGTTGACAATAATACTGATTCTGTTTCGTTCAAGGAAGAATCTGTTGAGGAAGGAATAAAAAACATGTGTAAGTATCGTGTTGATCCATCTTCTCTTGAAGATAGGTTTAATATGCTTAAGTCTCAGTATGAGGCTTTTTTAAAAATAGTTAATAATGAAAGCAAGAAAGCCGACTAACGATGATGTTTCTTACGTAGATCGGAAACTTCTTGTGCTAAGGGATCAGATAGATAAGGCTGAACGTTATCTATCTGAAAATCCTTGGGATAAAATAGAAGATTCCGATAAGAGGGAGAAAGAATTTAGGTTTCAAAAGAGCTTGTCTGATAGCTTAATGCAATGGACTGAATCTTATATTAAGATGTGTGGGATAATGGATGTCTATAATCAGCTTGAGGCTGCCAAAAATAAGAAAAGCCTAAAAGGAGGACAAACAGTATCAGGTATTCAGTCTTTTGTGAAGAATGAAGCTAAGAACAAGTTCGGTAAGTAGTTTTGTTATGAATTTTGATAGCAAAGAACTTTATATAAATATGGGTAACGATATTCCGTTATGGAATGACCTTTATTCTTATGAAGAGCAAGACGATGATGTCAAGCAATTCTGGGAGAATGAGGCTATGAAACTCCTTAACGGTGTTACCATAAATGGTGTATTTATCCATCCTTGGCTATATTGGCATATCAATTTCTGGAAGATGATGATTGACGTAGGAGATGATCGTATTCCTGGAAATTCTCAGCTTCGTGATAATGAATGGATGTTTGCCGAATTTCTAAAGCAGGCTGAAGAAGAGAATAAAGGAATATTCATGTTCGGGTGCCGTCGTTTTGGAAAAGCCCTTCTTGACTCCGAGATACTTTATCTTGAGGACCGGGAAAAGATGATAGGAAATATCGTTGTAGGGGATAAGATATATGACGATAAAGGGAATTTAGTAGAAGTCGTAGGTGTCTATCCTCAAGGAAAAGTAACTACCTACAGAGTCGTATTTGAAGACGGTCGTAATGTTATTTGCTGCGGTAATCATCAATGGCGTGTCAATCATGGAGGAAAATGGCATGTTAGGAGTCTTAGAGCCATAGCCGGATTGGATTATAAGAGTATGTATATTCCAGTAGGTGAGGCCCTTAACTACCATACGGCAAAGCTGCCGGTTCCGCCGTCGGCCTACGCCTCGATGCTGGCGGCTTATCTTGGTGGCTATAGTGGGGATATGTTTTTCGATAAATATGTTTGTAAGAAATTTCTAAGATCGTCCATAGATCAAAAAAAAGATTTTATAGAAAACTTCATTCGTTCTTTCAGAAACGTAGTAACCGGAGAAGAAGAGCTTACGTTGTCTCATATTGACATGGATGTCATAAATTTTGTACAACGTATGTTTTGGGCTTCAGGTTGGTATGCTAAATTGGAGGGGAACAAACTTATACTATCAAGGAATCGTAAGGAATTAAAAATAAGATCCATATCGATATACGGAAAGGAGCATGCCACTTGTATAACCGTTGATAATGACTCTCATTTATTTTTGACCACCAATTACATCGTTACTCATAATACGGCCATAATGAGCTCTCTTCTGGCTCGTAATGCTACAATGACGTACAATTTGACGCATAATGTTATTGGAGCAAGTAAAGAAGACCTTGCCAATATGGGAGAGTATCTTGAGTTTGGACTTGATAATCTTCCTCCTTATCTTACTATAAACAGGACCGGTAACGACTGGACTAAAGAAGTTGTTTTAGGTACAAGAAACATCAACAACCAACGTGATGTTCATGCCAGAATAAGAATCACCAACGTTGATGATGGAAAGACGCGAGGCTCATTGAAGACCGCAGGCGGAACTCCATATACGTCTATATATGATGAGGTAGGTAAATTTCCGGTGCTTGGAGCATGGCTTGCCGGTAGGCCGGCGCATATGATGCATGGTAGAATGAGGGGGGTTTGTCTCATGGCGGGTACCGGAGGCAACGTAGAAAAGTCTCAAGATGCACAGAAAATCATGAACTCTCCGGACGAATATGGATTTATTATAATGAATTATGATATTCTAAATAAGAGAGTTATTAAACCAACATGGCGTATATGTAAATCTGGATGCTTTGTTCCGGCCCAGATGTCTCATGCGTATGAAAAGAAAGAAACGACTCTTGATAAGTATCTTGGAGTAGAGAATGCTCCCGGTCTTAAGAAGATAAAAATAAAAGTTTCAGACTTTGATAAAAATACTGGAATAATAAAATCACGTCTTGACGAACTTGTCAAAAAGGATAGAGCTTTATACGTCCAGGAACGAATGGCATTCCCTTTGTCTATAGATGATTGTTTCCTTAATACGAACGTAAATAGGTTCCCTGTAGAAGATGCGTTGAAGCACAAAAGTCGTCTTCTTGAAGAAGGTAGGCCTGGTAAAACAGTAGATATTTATCAAACAGACGGCATGAAGATGGGGTATCATTTTAGTGATAAGCAGCTTGCTGATTATCCGTTTCAAGGTGGAAATATAGATACTCCTGTTGTTATATACGAAGATCCACCAGAAGAAGGAGGTGTTTTTGATTTCACGTATGTGAGTGGGCAAGATCCATATAAATCAGACAAGGCTGATACTGATTCTGTTGGTACGTTTTATGTACTTAAAAGATATGTAAAAATCAATGATCCGTTCGCTTATTGTATAGTAGCATCATACGCATCACGTCCTCCATCTTCTGATGATTTTTGTCGTAATTGTGAAATACTTCAAGAAGCGTATGGAGCCAAGTGTCTTATGGAGAATGCCGACCGAATGTATGAACTGTATCTTACGAGACGAAATAAGCAACTCATGTTGTTGGAAGACGGTGAACGTCTTGCCGGCAAGATTATCCGTGCTGGCGCCCGTCAGAACAACAAGCTTGGTTTGGCTCCTACGGTTCCTAATCAGCGCATGCTTTTCAATACCGTTATTCAATATTGCTGGGAGGATGTTGTTGTTGGGTATGATGATGATGGTAATGAAATAACACAGAAAGGTATTTACCGTATCCCTGATATAGAACTTCTTGATGAAATCATAGCCTTCGGCCCTGGGGTCAACACCGACCGTATCATAGCCTTCGGCCACGCTCTTCTTCTGGCTAAGTACTATGATGATATGGGTTACATGCCCGAAAGTACGACTCAGAAGGAAAATCAAAAGAAGAGAGAGCGCAAGAAGATAGAACAGGTCAAAGGATTTACGGTAAGAAGACATAACCCTTACAAAATGAGATAGGTAGAACAATTTACCTATCTTTGTGAAAAAACATATAATGTAAAATAACATTAAAAATAATTGATTCTATTCTGTAATATAAATGGAATATGTATCTTAGAAATATGATTTATAGATAATATTTAATGTATTAAAAATCATGAGATTAGTATATAAGTTTAACATAGGACAAAATGAAAATATATCATTTTTGTGCAAGATTAGCAACAACTTGTACAATCAGGCATTGTATATTTTCAGAGAAACACTTTCTAAAGAAGATAAGTGGTTATCCTATTTTGAACTTGATGCTATCATGAAAAATACCAAGAATTTGGATGGAGATATTAATTACAAATTATTAAAGGCGCAATGTTCACAACAAATTCTTCGTATTCTTGATAAAAACATTAAAGGTTACTACAAATCGGTCCAAGATTACAAGAAAAATTATAATAAGTATAGGGAAAAACCAGGCCTTCCAAGTTATAGAAAAAGAGGATCTGAATTTAATTTGTATTACACGAATCAGAGCTGCAAAATAAAAGATGGAAAAATAATCCTATCAAAAGATATTTCAATAAGCATTCCTCAATATGAGAAGTATTCTGATTTGATAAAAGATTTCAAACAGATTAGAATAAAACCATTAGCATGTGGATATAAAATAGAAATCATTTATGAGGTAAAAGATACTGGAGTATCTAAATGTAGGGAAGAGAAAGTTGCTTCAATCGATTTAGGGATTGATAATCTTGCAACATTAGTAAGTGAGGATTTTACTGTTTTGTTTAGTGGTAAATTTGTTAAATCATACAATCAATTATTTAATAAAACAATTGCTAAATTAAATAGTATCAAGGATTTACAAAAGATAAAAGGAATAACAAAGCGAATAAAGAAATTATATTATGATAGGGAACAGTACATAGAAGATGTCTTTCATAAAATCAGTAGAAAGATAGTTGATTTACTTGTCGATTCTAAGATAACAAAATTAGTTGTAGGCTATAACAAGGGATGGAAACAGAATGTGAATATGGGAAAAAGGAATAACCAGAAATTCACACAAATCCCTTTTGCGAGATTGGTAAGTTACTTAGAATATAAATGTGAATTAGCTGGTATTGAAATAGTTATTCATGAAGAGTCATATACTTCAAAATGTGATTCATTGGCATTTGAGAAGATAGGAAAACATGATAGCTATTTAGGAAGAAGAAAGAAACGAGGATTATTTCAATCTTCTATAGGGAAACTCATTAATGCAGATGTCAATGGGGCATTAAACATTATGAGAAAAGTAGTCGGTGATTCCTGTGAATCAATTCGTAGGATAATCGATAGAGGGTTATTGTTTAACCCGGTAAGGATTACGAATGTATTTTACGAAATGAGTATATTTGGAAACTTATAAAGAAACATAATAGATTTTATTGAATTTAATATTTTTCATAACATAGCTCATGGAGTATTTTAACAGAGATCAGGCTTTTCCGGCCAGAGGAGTATTTTCAGGGTTGCCGGTGCAGGCTATACCTACCAAGAGAAAAACCAAGGAGTGGTTTAAAGCCACTATGGATTCTCTTGAATTGATTGGTTTGAAGCAGCTTGATGAGAACCAAAAGTTCAAGGATTTTTATAGGATGATGGAAGGCAAGCTGTCATTTATGGAACTGAAAGATGTAATTCCTTATCTTAAGGATGTTCAGTCTATAAGGGACAATGTAAATATTCCATCATTCTTACGTCATTATGATATAATAGGTACGATCGTAAACGCTTTTGTAGGATGGTTGGGCAACCTTTCTGACAAGTATAATGTAGTTGGATTGGACGAATCTGAAGTGAATCAGTATTCTGCCACGAAGGAAAATCTTCTTTATAATTACATTAGAGAGGAATTGGACAGAAGGGTTAGGCAAGAGTTATTAAATAGAGGATTGGATCCGGATTATAATAATTTTGCCAGCGAAGAAGAAAAGCAGGCTTATGCTCAACAGATACAAGAGGTGAAAGCATCTATGACCCCTCCTGAGATAGAGAACTTCATGAATACAAAATGGAAGACTGCCGAGGTTATATGGGGTTCTCATACGCTTGAGGCGGACAGGGGGCGTTTTTACATGGATGAGATAGACACTGAGAATTTCATCGACTATCTTCTTACCGGTCGTTGCTTTAGAAATTATCATGTAGGATACGACTATTATAAGCCGGAAAGATGGTCTCCGTTGAATACGTTTTATTCTAAGACATTAGATAGCAAGTATCCTCAATATGGGGATTATATTGGTCGTGTTCATTATTATACTGCCAATGATATTATAGTAAGGTGGGGGCATCTTCTTACGGCAAAAGACAAGCAAAAGCTTATAGGAGGTGCTGATAATTTCAATGGCACTTATCATAATGGTGATAATGGAAGCTATGTAAGTTTATCCAAATCGGCGAGCGTAGGGATGTTATATCAGAATAAGGTAATACCTTGGAAAGGATATAATGATTATGCTTCTATAAAAGCTTATGAGGATTATTACGGTATTCCAGCCGGCACATATACCGGATACGATAGTAATGGCAACGAATATCACAGAACCAGATTCATGCCAAATTTAGAGCATGGTAATTATTATAACCGCGCCCAGAGTTTGAGCGACGAGCATGTTCGTAGTGATTTGTATCAGGTAACTGAATCATATTGGGTATCCCCGGCTCAGGTATATGTAATTACCTACCAAACTGAAACCGGATTAGTAACTACTGAAATGGTAACCGACGAGCTTCTTCAGGACTTTTTACAGGAAAATGGTATTAAGAAAATTACCAGGACCATGAGTAAGGGAATGGAGAACCCGGAGATTAATACCTATTTCGTAGATTATGTTCCACAGGTAAGGTACGGGGTTAAAATCAGTGGAGGTGCCCTCGCTCAGGACAACCTGTATCTGGATGGAGAACCTATTGATCACCAGATAAAAGGGGATAGCAACATCTATGACTTTGTTCTACCCGTTGCCGGATATATTGGTACTTCTATGGCTAACAGGATTCAGCCGTATCAAATATTTTATAATTTCTCCATAAATCAGATAAACAATATTCTTGAAAAGGAGATCGGTAAATTCTTCTTAGGGGATATAAATCTGGTTCCAAGTGAATACAAGGATTTGGGTGAAGATGTGGCTGATATATGGGCTAATCTTCTTGATGTAGCTAAGTCTGTAGGCGCTCTTACATTAGATACCTCATCTCAAAACACGAAAGGTGGTGTTCCTTTCAACCAGTTTGCTGTCTATGATTTATCCCAGACAGAGCAGCTTAAAACAAGAATGGAGCTTGCTGAATGGTCGAGGATGAAGTGTTTTGAAATGGTTGGTATCACTCCTCAAGTAATTAATGGCCCCAACAGGTATGAGACCGCCACTGGGGTCCAGCAGGGCGTTACAGCATCTATGTTACAAACACAGATATACTTTGATAACTTCGGTTACTTCAAGAAACGCGCTTTGGATCTTCATCTGGCTGTTGCTCAACAATGCCAGGAAGAAGGAAAGGATATTTCTGTAATGTACACAAAAAGTGACCTTACCAGAGCATTCTTATCTATAGGAACCGACGGTCTTAGTCTAAGGCATCTTGGTGTTCAGGCATTATCTAATTCCAAGAAAAGGGATGAGCTTGAGAAATTTAAAACTTTCATGTTGCAGCTAAATACGGCCGGAGGCGATATTTACGATCTTGCATCTATCTTCACATCAGATTCTATGGTAGAGCTTATACAGAATGCAAGGAATACTCGCGCATACAATGAGCGTCAGATGCAGCAGCAACAACAGAATCAGATGCAGCTTAACCAGCAACAGATACAAGCTGAAGCTGCTGAGAAGGATAAGCAACGTCAGCATGAACTTGCTTTGGAAGACAAGAAAGGTCAATACAGGATACTTCAAGAGAAGATCCAGGCGGCAGGCAGGGCGGCAGACGCCAAGAGCGACGCCACCTCCCTCAACTTCCTGGCTTCTGTTTCAGATCAGACCGTAAGGCAAGCTGATATAGAAAGTAAGGAAAGGATAGAGGATAAGAAAATTGAAAACGATTCCAAACTTCATGATGATGAAATGAGAATGAAAATGGAAGAGTTAAAATTAAAATCCAAAGAGCTTGCTCAACGAGCGAGGGAAGATGCCACCAAAAGATATGTAGCCGGAATCAATAAGAATTAAGGATTAAATATCCCCAAATTTCATTAGAAAATCTCTAATAAAATTTGGGGATATTTAATTTTTAGTGAAGATTAAACACTTATAAGTTTTTTGTCTGAAATATAGGTATTTAAATATTTTTGCAGTATGGGAAAATTAGAAAAAAATGGAATAGTAGAATTGGACGATATTTTTAGTATCGGTCCAGTTGATGATGTTTATAATAGGGAAGAAGATATTCTGCCTATTAATGGTAATGAACCGGCTAAAAAAGATGAGAAGCCTGTAGAAGAAGGTTCTCAAATTAAAGAAGAGCTGGTTGTTGATCCTACTCCTGATCCTAAAGAGGATAAAAAAGGAGAAGATAATGTGGTTGACGTTAAACAGGATCCGGTAGAGGTTCCGGTTGTCAATTACAGAAAAGTATTGGATGCCCTTTCTTCAAGAGGGATCATTCCCGATTTGAAAGATGTGGTATTTAGCGGTGAAAACGGCGAAGAGATTACTATCAATGATCTTGATTTTAGTAAAGAAGATTCGTTGTGCGACATACTATCTACAGTCCTTGAAAGCCAGAAAGAGGATATTGTTAAGGATAAGATAGATGTTACTTCTGTTTCTGATATTACCAAGAAGCTTATTCAGGCTGATAAGGCTGGCGCTAACATCGTTGATATTCTTAAGCAATATGATACGAATGTCGCTCCAATAGAAAAGCTTGACATTGAAAACAAAGCAGATCAGATAAAGATCGTTCGCCATTATGTTGATCTTCTTGGGTTGCCTAAAGATGAAGCTGATGAGTTTTTCAAAGGCATTATCAATAAAGGAGAAGAGTATGTTGAAGCAAAGGCTATAAAGTATAAGGCTGAGCTTGATAAGAGAATGGATGATATTATCCAGCAACGTACTAAAGAGGCTGCCGACAAGAAGGCGAAGGATGCAGAAGATTTTAGAAGGTATAAGAAAGACCTTAAGTCTTCTATCCAGGCAAAGTATCAGCTAAATGACACTATGGTATCTAAAGCTCTTGATTTTGCTCTAAAACCTTCTGAATCGAATCCCGGAATTACCAAAGCATTTAATAGGGTAAGGGAGATGATGATGAATCCGGAAGAAGCGCCAGATTTGATTATGTTTCTTATGAATCCAGGAGAGTTCATAAAACAGAAGTCAAATCAAGCTGTAGTTGATGAGAAAAAGAAGATTTATAAGCTCATCAGCCACACAAATAAAGACAAGAGGGTAGCTCCGGTAGATGATAAAGGTGATCAAGTTCAAGGTGTGAAGTTCGATGAAATCAGTATAGATTAAAAATTAAAACATTTTTTCGTTCATGGCTAATGTACTTTTAACAAAAAATTTCCCGGCCACCATGAATGGTGACACGGTGATTGGATATACCGACGCTAAAGTCGTTAAGCAAAGTATCGTAGAGCACGATCTTAGCTCTTTAGAAGATTGGTACTACGAAGATCCGGATAAGAACCATCTGGGTATGCTTGAGTTGTTTTCTAACATTACAAACTATCCTCTGCCTATGTATATGGGTATGATTAAACAGGATGCTACTATTACCGTAAATGGTATCAATGGTTCATTCCGTTATGATCTTCCGGTATCAGAAACGTATGAGGTGGTTACAGTAGAAGACACGTCTTTGAAATATGCAAAACCTGGTATTGATGAAAGCTTCTTCGAAATTGTGTTGAATGCACAATTTAAACAAGGAGATGTTATTACTTACGATGTGATTAACGGTTGCCAGGCTCTTATCTCTACAGAGCGCCCTCCGAAACAAGAAGGTGAAAACTGGAGATACTGGTGTAAGCTGTGGGGCCGTTCTCGTGCTAAATACTTCCCGAAAGACATGCTTCGCGCCGGTATTAAATACTGGAAGGTAACAAACGTTCTTGGTGAGTTCTCTACTCAGTTCTCTGGTGTAGGAGGTGCTTCTAAGGCCGGTTCTATGACTTGTGAATTTACGCTTGGTGGACACCGTGGTGTTGAAGGTGAAACGACTATGTACGCAGGTATTAAGTCTTTGGCTTATGCGGACGAACGTACACAGAATTTCATCGACAAGGCTTACCAGAAAGTTCGTCAGCTTTCTGAAATCAGAGGAGGTGATGCAAGTTATGCTATCATCGGTTCTCGTCTTGGTGACGGAAGCATTGATATGCGTACGGCACGTGTAGCCAATACAGTATCTCTGTTCTGTTTGGCTGAGTTGGCTAAGATGGAAGCATACGAACTTATGTTCATGCGTGGAGGTAGAGTCAAGGGTCATAATGGTGTTTTGATGAAAAACGAAGGTTTGTACCATCAACTTCGCCGTGGTTTCGTTATCTCATATGCACGTCCGGGCGGTATCAAGCGTGAACACTTCCTGGCTGCTGCCGACTATATTTTCCGTGGCCGTAGCGATATGCCGATTGAAAATCGTGTAATGAAATTCAAGGTAGGTGCTATGGCTTACAAGAATATCGTTGAAATCTTCCGTGATGAGTTCTTCTCTCAATTAGGTGCTTTGGCTCCGCTTATGGGTACAGAACGTATCATCAATAACCCGGTAACAGGATCAAACGATGCTCTTGAATTAGGAACTGTAAAGATCAAGGGCGTTACTATTCCGGGTATTGGTAAGGTCATTGTAGAACACGAACCTTCTTTGGATTACGTTGATATGGTAGATAGAAGCCAGTTGGTAGACGGCATGACTCCTATCACATCATATTCATGTATTATGGAAGACTTGACCGCTCCTGAATATTCCAATGCATTCGCCGGCATTCCTGCTTCAGCCGAAGCTCGTATTGGTAATATCAACAGCAACGTATTCTACGTTAAGCCTGATATTGGTTCTATGTGGTGGGGTTACGAACAAGGTAGATGGTCATCCAGGGTATCGGCTCAAGAAATTGTATCCAGCCATCCTCGTATGTCAGAACAATTCTGGTGCCACTCTGTATCGGCTTGTTGGGTAAAAGATACCAGCCGGTTTGTAACAATTGAATTGTTACCAAGTTCTTTGTGATCATAACTTTTAATATTAACTTGCGGTCGGCTTTAAAACCGGCCGCAAATTTTGTTTTCATAGGATATATAAAAGATGGGAAAAAAGATTTTTGAAGAAAGCCATGAGTCTAAGAAACTGCTGGCTACCGTAGGAGGAATGAAGATATATTCCGACTCTATTTATGTTATAACAGGTAAGATGGATGAAGAAGCTCCTTCCGGATATCAGGAAAGAGGCATTTCCAAGACTCCTTTCCCTGGGAACAAGACAGTATCTTGTTGTGGATGGGATAAGGATCTTAGAGTGTATGATACCGGTTTCTTCATCAATTCAGCATGTTATAAAGGTTACTCACTTGAAGACAAGAAGAATGAAATGGATATGCGTATTAAGAATATTCGGTATCCGTTTGAAGAAACTGTCAATGAGGACCTGGACCAAAAGAATTTCGATTTCTGGGATTCTTACAGAATTGACTTGTATGATGGTCGTTTGTTCTACACTAATGACGTTCGTGATTTATTTGAGTTGTATATAGCTATTTTGTCCAAGTCTCTTACTCCTAAAGAGGAAGATGGTAATCCGATGTATGTCGAATCTTATTATTGTGTAGAAGACAAGACTACGGCTGTAGATATCAGGAAACAACGTCAGATTGATAAGGCTGATATTTTATATGAGTTCATGAACAAGCTGAAAGGGTCAGAGGCTGAAAGGAAAAGCATCTACGATCTGCTTTTGTATCTTGACATCATATACAGCGTAGAGCTTGATCAGAGCATGGTTCAATACATATTCACTAATTGGATTGACGCCAAGAATACGAACGTTGACATGTATAAAGAAGCAAGCTCAAGGTTCTTATCTGACGACGAATCTTCCGAAGGGATGCAGGTGATTAAATTACATCGTATGATCAGGGAAATGATTGAGGGCCTGGCTGTCACCGTCAACACCGACGGACTGTATCTGAATGGCGAGCTCCTGGGCGCCGACGCCATCTCTGCATCTATGGCTCTTGCTTCCAATAAGTCGATGTTAGAAACTAAGTCGCGTGTCTTGGAAGAGTATAACGCTTTAAAGAACAAGCATAAAAAAATAGAAGGCACTAAGTCTGACAAGAAGAAAAAGGAAGATGAGAAAGGTTTCGATGTTGATCAATACGCTGACAAAAAATAATAATTTATGAAAATCGTTGATTGTTATCTCCGGGCCTTACAGAAGGCTGAAGAAAACATGACCAACGGTGGTATAAAACTTGACAAGGCACGTTTTGTTCAGCTTTTTAATGACGAGCAAAACCGCCTTGTTCGTTATATCCTTGATAAGAAAAATGAAGAGGATATACGTTATATCCAAAAGCTGGTTGTGTATTCGAAAGAACTTGATGAGAGAGGAGATAAAGATAATCCGGAAAGCACTTTGTTTTCATTGCCTTCTGATTTCTTTTCTTTTTCAAACATATCAGGCGTATTTACCAAAGGTGAATGCACGGTCACTGATTTTACCATGTGGGAGGCTAAGAACGAAAACCCGCATGAACTTCTTGCCGACTCTTTTAACAAACCTGATTTTGATTTTAGGGAAACATTCTATACAATAGGAGAAGATTCGGTAAGGGTGTATAAGTCTGGTTTTGATGTAGACACCGTTTACCTTACATATTATCGCTATCCGAAGGAAGTTGACATCGAAGGATATATTAAATCCGATGGTTCTAATTCAACTGATATAGATCCTGAATTAGATGATAAATTAATTGGTATTATCCTTAACATGATTGAAAAGCAATTTGCTTTGAATGAAAGCGAATACGGACGTTATCAAATAGATTCAAACAACGTCCAATCTCCTTTGTAGCAGAAGAAAGGCATATCCTAAATTAAAGATTATCAAAAAGCATTAAGAATTAATTAATTCATAATGCTTTTTGTTGCTTATATGACTATCACTATTTTTGAGACAGATAACAGAATATTAATTTTTAAAATATTATAAGGCTATGGCTATCCATAAACCGTATGACAGACACATTATCTGTCCTCCGCACGCTAAGTTGGCGGACGTAGATTCTTTGTTGCTTCAAGAAGGTCAGATCGCTATCTATGATTTGGATGGTGAGCAGACTAAAGATGGTTTGAAAGCGTTGAAAGACTTGAAAGGATATCGTAAGGACGAACAACGTTTCCAGATCAGAATAGGACGTAATGAGATGGTGAACGACCGTGTATCTGATGATAAATCATTCTCTACACCTACGTTTGCTATTGACGAAATCATAGAAGTGTACGCTTCTGCTCCGAAGAGCAAAGAGATTAAAGTAGATGAGGTTATTTTCGGTTATAACGGAATTGACGACAATACCGCTATAACAGCAAGAAAAGGCGATCGTATTCCTATCCATATTAAGCTTACAGGACGTTTGTTCGAGCTTCGTGGTTATCCGATGGGTGAGGTAAATATCGATGATTACATCATTTTCGAAAACTGTCCGGGTCGTGAGGATATGTGCTCAGAATGTGATCCTTGTGAAGATGTTGATATTTTGGCTGCTATCTTGAAAACAATCGAACGTATCAAGAATCAGCCGATTGCAGGTGGTGGCAAGGTAGGTGATTTTGTAGAAATCCATCCTATCCATTCTTGCGATGAACTGGGAAAAGCTCCGGTGGAAACCGACATGAATTTCTATTGCATGGAAATGTGTGATACCGGTGATGCTTATGCCCTGGCTCAGCTTAAGGCCGCTTATCCAGGTTTGGATATTAAGAGAGTCGGACGTCATCTTTCTACATCCAAATATCAGGTGATGAAAGAAGGCGGTAAGCCTGATGATTACACTCAAAAACTGTCTTCTATCATGAAAGGCTGTGAAGAGTGTCCTGATGGATATACTAAGGTAGACGGCGGTCTGATCTATGCCGTAACGTTAGAGGATGATGGTGTTGATCAGTCTACTGTAGTAGAAAGTCTGAAAAACGCTGTTGCCAGCACAGCTAAGAAAACAGTAGCTCAGGATGGCGGTGTAGGTATGTACACTGTGGCTGTAAGCAAGAAACTGACGAAGGCCGATATTGACACATTCGTAGAAACGAATCCAACTGCCACAGTAACGTTCGTTGCTAAAACGGCAGATATGTGTAACAACCCTGCTGTTACTACCGTTAGTTGGGAAGCATGTGGCTCTTGTAAGATTTCGAAAGAAGCTTATGAAATCACGTTGCCGGATGATGAATGTGGTAACAGTGCAAAAGAAGAATTGCAGGCAGCATTCCCGTATCTTACAATTGAAGATTATGGCACACCTGGTGGATGTCAGCATAAGTTTAAAACCGTTGTAGTTACTAACATGGTTTGCGACGAATGCGATAAAATTTTCAAAGACTTCTTTGTATCGAAAGCTCCCGAATCTTATCGTGGACGTAATTGGAAACGTTTGGGTGCCGTAGCAGGAGATCAGTCCATTATCGCCGATCCGCTTCCTAAGAACTGCAAATGCGGTATCTTGTTCCGTGGTATTGACTACATGATTTCTCCGTCCGACTGTTTGATTGACCGTCTGACATTCCAAGAAGGATCTGTTCGTATTGCTGTAAATGGCGGTTATCCGGATGAACAGCGCGAGGCTATCAGCACGTACTTCAACCCGATCCACACCGAATACAAACAGCACTGGGCTCCGCGTACTCACCTCGGCGCTGAATTGCTGGATAAGGAACGCGAACAACGTATGTTCTTCGACTTCCGTAAGACTCACCAAGAGCTTATGGAACGGATGTTTACCAACGAAGAAACCCGCTTAGACCTGTTGGCTCCGTATGCTGATTATTCAGTAACGTTGAAGCCGGCACGCTACTCTAACGGTTTCGGTAGGGTAATTGATGATCATATTACAGTACACTTCCATGTACCGTATGGCGCTCACGAAGGCATTCAAGACCTTATGGACTTGTTAGCTGCTTCGGCAAATATCAAGCCCTGCAAGATTTGATTTTCCTTTTTTCTATATATCCCAAGGGGGAGGAGGCTGGTCCTCCACCCCCTTTTTTGTAATAAAATAATTTGAAATAACTTAGTTTCATATGAATGGCGTGGATTTTTTATCTGGTGCCTTTGGTAGGGGCATTGATAAAATAACCAACATAGTTGGAAAATGGGGTTCCTCCCAACCGGTAGATGACAGCAAATCCGGTATAAAAATAGGGGACAAAATCTACCAAGTGGTTGTGTCCTTAAATGGCTGTTATTGGTATCTTGACGAAGAAGGCAAGAAGCATCCTGTTTCTGGTATTCCGGCCACAACCGAATGGGAGTGGATTAACATAGCTGAGAAAGTTATCAAAGATTTCAAAACCTGTTACCGTACACCTGGTGGAAAGGTTGAAGTATGGAGTTGGTATCTTCTTAACGATCAGATGGATGTTCTTAAAGAAACCCATAGAATTACCGACAGTACCGATATGGATAATCCGGTAGGTAAAGTTCTTACTAAAATACCGGACGAGTGGGTTATGATCGACTGCGATCTTCCTGATATGACAGAACGCGACATTACGTTCGTCAACAGATGTTATAAGACTCCGGATGGTAAGGTTGAAATAGAAGGATTGGAAGCCATAGATGATAAGATAAATATCAGGGAATCTATTTATACCGTTATTCAATCGACGGACGATAATTTCCCTGCCGGCCATGTTTTTAAGCTAATTCCAGAAAATTGGGTTCGAATGGTTTGTGACTTTCCTGACATGACAGAACGAGATGTAACTTACGTTCTTGAATGTTACACTACTAAAAAAGGAAAAGTGCAAGTAGAAGGTTTGGTAGCCATAGATAACATCCTTGGAACCAGGGAAGAGATTTACACCGTCCTTCAGTCAACCGATCCTGATATTAAGGTAGGAACCGTGCTGGATTCCATTCCCGAAGATTGGGTGAGGATGGTCTGTGATTTTCCTGACATGACGGACCGGGAAATTGTTGAAGTAGATGAATGTTATAAGACTGATGGTGGTAAGGTTAATATAAAAGGTTATCAATCTATTGATGCCGTTCTTGGTGTAAGGGAACAGTATTATTATATTGTTAAGACAACGGACGACGCCTATCCTCAGTGGACGAGAATAGATAAGATACCTAACGAATGGACGAAAACCGAATGCGATTTTCCTGATCTTACGGAAAGACATATTATGTCCGTAGATGAATGTTATACTACTCCTGGTGGTAAAATACATCTTGGTGGATACAGGTCGGTAGATAGCATAATAGGTGTCCGGGACGAGTATCTTATTGTTTTAGAAACGACCGACCCTGATATACAAAGAGGCGCCACATTCAGCAAAATACAAGAAGGATGGCAGCGTATTGTTTGTGATTTCCCTGATGCTACTACATCCGATACAGAAATAGTAGAAAGCTGTTATAAGACGGAAAAGGGTAAGGTTCAGATCCGAACATACATAACAATGGACGGATACGGAAATACAAGGGAATTGAGACATATGGTTCTTAAAACAACCGACCCTGATTACAATATCGGATCCAATATCGATCAGATACCGGTAGGTTGGTTAAGTATCGAGTGTGATTTTGCGTCTGCTACACAACGTCATATAAGACAGGTAAAAAACTGCTACGTTTCTGATGCAGGGAGCATCTACGTTGAGGGAGAAATCGTTTACGACAATGACCTTGACATAGACAAGATGGCACTGACGGTCATGGAAAGCACTGACCCGGCGATAGCCGTAGGGACGGAGCTGGCTGCCATTCCCTCTGGCTACGTGAGAACAGTTTGTAGATGTAATTGTTGCAACCACTAAATCTTATTGTCATGAGCTGTAACGAATATTTTTTAGTAACACTGGAGTCTAAATCGACTCCAGTTCGTCATAAATACACGAATTTAACAGACGAATGGTATGGTCCTGATGGTGTTAAGTACGAAGATCCTGATACGATAGCCAAAATCGAAGAACAAGCTACAGATAAGAATCGTATAGGGGATAACACTTTATATCAGAAACTTATTGAAATACATTCTCAAGGAGAGTCAATAAAATCGGACATCGGAGATATAGGTTCGGTATTGGATTACATAAACGGGGAGGAAGTGTGATGGGAACCATATCAGATAAGTTAATGAGGATTATAAATACCAAAGAGGATATAAGGCAAGCCCTTATATCCAAAGGGTATGATGTACCTACTTCCATACCTTTTAAAGAGTATGCTAAAATGATATCGGACTTACCATGTAGAGTGGATTCTTTTCCTGATATAGAAGGAATTGTAGCTCGTTATTCAGCATTAGGTCTTACTAATGAACAAATGGCAGAGAACCCTGTATGGAAAGACCTTACAGATAATGGGCATGATTTACAGATGAAGAATTTAGCTTGGAAGGGGATGTCAGGGGTTGGAGGATATGTTGGTGATTTTTCTAAATGGGTGAATAATAGAGATACTACAGAAATAGGAATAACTAAAAGTAACTCGAAAGTCATTATTGATGTTAAAGTATCACAGGGTTCAGGAAAGAATATTGTGTTTATCAGTAAATCTAATTTAGGTATATCTAATAATGTCACCATTAAGATTACAAGTACTTACCCGGAAGGAGTTATGAAATTTGCCAATTCCGCTTCGAATAAGTATTTAAAGTTGCCTTCAAATGGAATAATAACATTACAAGATAACCCAGAATATACAAGTAATGAAATGCATCTTCATTTAGCAAGTGCGGATTTAGGTCAAATCACCATCGAACAACTACCCCTCTACCCCGGTTTTATCCTCGGTGACGGAGTAGACGACTTTGCAGTTACAGAGAAGGAACTTAACTTCGAGGATACCTATACGGTGTACACGGCGTTTATTCCGTTTCAGAATAATCCGACAAGGAATATGATTTTGTGTGGAGCTGATAGCAAAAAAACTTTTTCCATGCAATATTCGTCTTTGGTTTATGTATCTTTTATAGCGGGTAATAACTATTATATAAATGCTGATTTTGTTAATGGGCTTAATTTGTTTGCTTGTAAACGAAATGGTAATAATATATGTATTAAGAACTTATTAACTAATAAAGTTGTAACAGGTACGTGTGGGGACTGGGTGGAAAACGCTGGGCTATATTATTTATGGAAGAATGCAATTTATGTATCTTTTGCTAGAGCTGCCATTGCTGGTCAAACAATCTGTAATGGATATTTCTCTACCGATAAAGATGATGAAAAGGTTCTTGATTGGTATAAGAAGCAATATCCCTGGCTCTTCCCCGACCAAGCATGGACAACGGTAGGCAAAACCAACGAGGACGAAGATCGTGCTACTATTGCCAACATTACGGGCAATGGTAATGATCTTGTGCTGTCTAATTTTGGGTTTATTGAAGGGAGTGGCTACAATGAAGAAGGGGAACATGCTGGCTATCTGGTTACTGATGGGGTGGATGATATGATAACTTCGTCAGCTTTTCAAATGGGTAAGGATTTTACGATTGTTGGAGATTGGAAGTTTATTGATAATAAAAAGAGTGGTACTGGTTTAGTAAAAGGGTCTAGTTTTTATATCTACAACACAATGATTGGACTTGATCTTTATATTAATTCAGGATCAGTAAAAAATAGTCTTGACGGAATTAAAAGTATTAATGCTGCATGTTCAGATGGTAGGGCCTATGATCGTAATTGGAATGAAATACTAGCAAATACAGGTAATGTAGTTGGTTCTGGTGGTATGTTGGAGGTATCGAGTAGTGGTGGTAGGTTTGATCGAATAGCTTTTAAGAACCTTGCAATTTATCCAAGAATCCTCTCCAAAGACGACTGTATCAAAGCATATAACTATTTACAAACCCTAAAATCAAAGTAATATGAAATTCATTATCATACCAAAAGAAGTATATGATTCCGTATCTGAAGAAAAGAGACGTGAATTAGGAATAGACAGCCCAAGAGCGAGCGTAGACGGTTCTAAGGTTATTTTACATATAGATCATTATGACCATCTATTCAAGTCTTTAGATATGCAGGCTGATGACGAACCTCAATACCCGTATCCGGTATATGACAGCTCTTCTTCTGAGTTTGAATCTATTCTTTCATCTAAAGAATGGGTGTCCGATGTTAATAACGAACATCTTTGATCTTGTTATGGTTGGAACAATTGTTATATTTGTGGAAAGTTGAATAATTAAAGCGTGTGGTAGCGTTATCTACCATATAATCATCATGTTTCAGATAATAATCGGATGCGTTTTGGCTAATATTCTTACGATAGCAATCATCGGTTTATCCCTGTATTTAGTGTATCGTAAAAACGAAGACCGCTTAAAGGCTTTGGATTCTAAGATTGATCAGAAGGTTGAGGACGTAAAAAACAAGGTTGGCGCGGTGATGGACATCGTAGACCAGATCAAGAAGTTGTTGGATAAAATTAACAAAAAATAAATATGGCAGAAGTAGGTTATAACAGTAAATTCGAAGGTCAGGAGGTTGATTCCAGACTTGAGAATGTGGTGCAGGCCGCTCCTGGGACGGGCTCAGAGTCGGGCAAAGGAGGCCTTATCCCGGCTCCCCCTGCCGGAAGTCAAGACGGTAGCAAGACTCTTCTTAGCGACATGACATGGGGAGATCATGTAACAAAACAGTACATAGATGATGCTGTTTCGGCAGCAGGGTGGAAGAAGCAGATTGTTAGCAAACTCCCTACTGTTGAAGAAGCGAAGGATAATGTCATGTATCTTGTAAAAGACGATGTGGCATCTACAGAAACTAAAAACGTGTATAACGAATATATTTTGGTTACTGAAGAAGGTGGTGGCAAGGTGCTTGAATCGCTTGGTATGGTAAGTACAGGAGTAGATTCATCTTATCTTGATTTATCCATATTTCCCAGTACTTCTGGAACTCTTGATGAGGATTCGTATGCAAAAGTTCTGAATGCTTACAATAACAATATTACATTAGGTAAGCTTAGTCTTTATTATTTTTCTTTGGATTATTTTTTAGATAATGATAATTCTGAATTAAAAATAATAGCTGTTTTATTTAATAACACCAACTCAAAGGAAGACGTATCTGGATCTTATATAGATATTGAGATGGTAACTTATGTTGTTTCCCAAGATAAGACATATAGGGCTATAGCTAATACGGCTACGTTGTCTAATGACATGTTGTCTTATTTGAGGTTTATGGCTAAGACTCCTAATGTTGTCACAACATTAGCAAGTTTGCCAACGGATGCTCATAATATCATAGCTAACGTAGCTTCCGCTACAAACCTGTCTATGTCAGTATCTTCCGAGTATGCCGGGCGGGAATGGCAGGTGCGGGTCAACAACACTACCGGCACAGACATCACGCAGCCGCTTCCTACCTCTGGCTTGTTCCAGAGCATGTCAGGCGATAGCGTAATAGTACCTAAAAACAGTTTTATAGAATTAAGTATCTGGTATATCAATGATAAGTTGGTTATCAGAGTAGGTGAACAAGCTTAACAGAAAGGATAGAACATGTTTTATGTAAATAAGAATATAAAAGGTTTTTACTGGGAAGGATACGAGTTAGACTCCTCTTCTTACGAAGTAGGGTATTCTTACCAAGATTTCTTAGATGGTAAATGGGTTCAACTTGACTCTGATCAAGAAAAATTCCATCAAGACAATCCTGATGCGAGTGTGAAAGAAGTTATTGCCATGCAGCTTGACCCTGAGCCTCCTGGACCAACTGAAGAGGAATTGCTTGCCAAGGCTAAGGATAAGAAAGTTTCTGAGGCCAGGGAATACGCTTATTCTGATGCTGTCCGCTCTTATAGCTTGGATGGTAAACAGATATGGTATAATACCAGCATGAGACAGAAGGTTAAAAACGATATTGATGTAGCAAAAGGAAGCGGGATATATACCGTATCCGTAGCAGATTCAGAATACGAGCTTGATATTGCTAATACGGCAATGAATGAAATGCACGTATATGAATCTGAGTGCAACGATCGTACTACTGCCATAGAAAAGGAAATAGCTTCTAAAACCGACAGGAGTGAAGTTGAGTCTATGAAAGTGGATGAAGGTTATCCTGAGAAGTTGGTAAGGACAAAGGATCAGATCATAGAAAAAAATAAGATCCTTGAAGCCAATGATCCAGAGAAGGCTACAGCCATGTACATGAGGGCGATGATCAACACGCCGGCTATGTTGGAAAACACTGACCAGAATCTTGCTCTTAAGATAAAGGGGTTGTACCCTATCTGGGACAAGGATGGAGTTTACGGCGACAAAGGTCTTCCTATGGGCACGGCTGTTGTAAAAGGGCAGCGTTTCCGTAGCAAAAACAAACCTTCGGATTTGGATTGGACTCTGTTTGAAGTAAGGCAAAATCACAATCTCCAAGCCGACTGGGTCCCTGGTCAGGGAGGTGGAACTGAAAGCCTGTATATGGTTGTTCAAGAAAAGCATTCAGGTACGATAGACGATCCTATTCCTTGGGTATATAATTCTATTTTAGAGAATGGAAAGTATTACATTGACAAAGAAATTAAGTATCTTTGCATAAGAGATTCAGGCATCCCTTTGGCTTACGAGAACCTTTCTGATCTTGTATCAGCCGGATATGTAAGGGTTGTTTAGGTCGTAATTTGTTGTTAATGTTATGGATAACCCCTGTATATTTATTTATGCAGGGGTTTTTCTTTAATCCCGACTCTACTTATTTTTCATATAGGTAATGTTCTGATTATCTTTGTGAAAAAGGTTAAGTTATGGAAAGAAGTGATATTATAAAAGAATTGAGTCAGTATTTTAGTATTGTTGAATTAGTTGGTCCTAAAGAATACGGTAGAGACAAAGATCTTTGCTGGAGGTATTTAAGAACTGAGTTGCTTCACACGATACTGGTTTTAAGAAAAGACATTTTGAAAACTCCGATGACGGTTAATACCTGGAAGTCGGGTGGAAGGTTTGATGAGCGTGGGTTTAGGAACAATATCTCGGATATAGTAAAATCCAAGACCGTATCAGGGTATTTGTATATCAGTCCTCATATGCTTGGGGCAGCCATCGATTTTGATGCCAAGGGTATGACGGCAGAAGAGACAAGGAATAAAATAATTCAGTCACAGGATTTACTTCCTTGTCCCATTAGATTAGAATCAGGTACCAATTGGGTCCATATTGACGTATATGACTCTCTTGGAAGTAGCAAGAAAGTAACTATGTTCTAATATGGCTTACAGATTTGTAGGAAGGATGAATTTAGAAAGTTTCTGGGCTTTTATCATTTCCGGATTATCAGCATTGTGGATGAATTTCCAGGAGATTCACCACCTTATATATTCTATATTGTTTATATTAGCTATAAATCTTTTGTTAGCTACTATAAAAAGTATCAAACACTGCTATATCCGAAGAAAGAGAAAGAGGCCTTTTAAGATATTGACATGCATAAGCGAAATGGGAGTTTTGAAAATCCTTCTTGAGTTCGCGGCCTGCTCTTTCGGGTTGTTCACCATATCCGGAATGGATCTTATTATGTCTATGGGAGGGCATAAATCCCCAGAGTTTATAGACATGCTTCTTCAGTGGATTACGATATTCGCCTTAATATTATACGGTGGGATGGCATTCAAGCGCCTCGGTGACCTTGCACCTGATTTAATGATAGTAAAAGGCGTTAAGTATTTCTTTAGCAAAGTAAGTTGGTGGCAAAAAGTTCCATTCGGAGAAGAGCTTAAAGAAGGTATTAACAACGGTGATATACAGGAACTTTTAGATGAAGATAAGGAGGGTAAAAGATGTGTTTGCAAAAAATGAGGGTAGGATATATATTAGGAGTTCTTCTACTGTGTTTTATATCTTTCTTGTTTGGTAAAACATGCAAGAAACAAGAAATAATACACGATATAGAAATAGATACGGTAGTAGATACCATTATCCAACCTGTTCCTGTTCCTCAGTATATAGTTGACGTAGGGGAGGTAGAAATACCTTTCCCTATGGATGCTATAGTTGAAAAAGATACGATAAAAGACACTGTTTATATCAATATACCAATACAGAGAAAAACGTATCAGACGGATGATTATAGAGCGGTAATAAGTGGGTACCGACCAAATTTAGATACGATGACAATCTACCACAAAAGAGAAATAATATACGAAAAAAGTAGACGGTGGGGATTAGGAATCACCGCCGGATACGGATTGTCTAAAGATGGGTTTTCTCCTTGTTTGAGTATGGGTGTATTTTATAGGATATGGTAAGAAGCCACTTGGGTAAGACGGACAAAGCCTGTCTTACGCCTATCCTGAAGTTCTATCCTACAACGGCAACCCCTACCCTGCAACCTACCCGCCTGCCTCGTGCTGAGGCCTGAAGGGACCCGCTCTGCTGCCTGGGCTGTCCTGCGCCATGACACACTACAGCCTCGCCTACCTGCCCTGCCTGCTTATCCACTGGCTACTTCACGGTCTTAAGAAAAAGCTCATAGTTGCCTCACTCGCTTCGCTCAATTCGGCATCAATTCGCTAAATATTAAATTAATATTGATATGTTCTCTCATATCGCTCCCTACGGTCACGATATTCGTTCACTTAAAGGATTAAACAATAAGCCAAACAACATATAGGGCAATACGCTCCTTCACCTCACTCCCTTCGGTCGATTCGGTTTCAGTCACTCCATATTATGAGGAGTAAAGAATAAGGTCCTAAAAGTTAAAATAATATGAATAACTGATAATTAATTAAAACAAGATGAATAATAATTCAGGGAATGAATAATAAAAGCGGGAACGATAAAATCGGGACTGTTTTTATTCAAGATAACTTGGTCCACCCTGATGCTCAGCATATTACATGATGATCGCTATTCGGTACCGTTTTTGCCGTAATGCAATTGGGTACAAAAAAGACCTGTCCCTTATTTTCGCAAACCAGGGACAGGCTAAAAGCTTTTAGTAAAATTTGGAGCCAATAAACAATTTTGTTACATTTGCTCCAAAATAAATAACAAATATATGGCGAATATACTTCAAATATCAGACGGGCGCAAGCTTCACGACAGACTTCTTAAGAAAGAGTCGGTCTCACCTTTAGAGGTTATACGCAATGAGTATAACAGATTTAGCTATAATGTAGTGCGTAGACCGGAAGGTCAATGTTTAGGAAATTTAAGTTATTTTAATCTTAATTATGATGTTAAAACACGTCATTTCTTCAAAAAGAAGTCCAATTTAAGACATAGTAGTAATTTTGTTATCACCGACTACTGGAAAGATCGAGTGCGTTGTTTTATTGTTTGGAATTACGGATTTGGTCGTTATTTCCCGTATGCTGATTTTGTGGAGGCTATGGTGTACGATTATCTTATATACGGTCGTCGATCGGCTCCATATAGTATAAAGGTTCAGGAGACTGAGAGCAGGTGTGTTAGGTTTTATATAAATTATGAGATATCTCACCTTAGAAAAGTAGGATACAAGGCTTATCGTGAGGAATTTAAGAAAGAACACCCCGAATATTTCATAGATGAAAGTTGCCGCGTTTTTCGTTGTCTTGACATGTCATTAAATAGGGAGGAGAAAATAGCGGCCTGCCATGCTCATAAACGAAATCTTAGAACTTGCATCATTGATTCTTTTATTGGCAGAATAATGAAAAATCCAGGAACTCTTCATTCTTGGTTTTCGGAATACGTAGATGGAGAAGGGAAGAATCGTACATGTTTTTCTGATAAAGCTGTTGAGTCATTGAATAAAAGGTTGAAGAATAATGGTTTGAATACGTTGAAGAATATAACCTTGTATCGACTATTCAGGGGTAGGGTTAAAGAAAGATTTGGTTGCAATATTAGAACCTTCTTCAATAATGTCCTAATGAGTGCATTTACTGAAGAGGTCATCACTAAAGCCATTAAGAAAATAAAAGGTAAGAGTATGATGAGCTTGTATATTTCGGCATTGAAAAAATACCGTAAGATATGCGAAGTGTATTATTCTAACGAAGATATATCCTTCGACGACATATTCCGGGAATACGGAATAGATCTTCGAATGTGCGGGTAGGGTTCTTGCTCTCCATAACAATATACGTCAGTGTTGTGTTTTATCGCTTCATTTCTATATCTTTGTAGAAAAAGAGAAGGAAATGAATTACATTGATATTTTACCACAGATAAGAAATAACATTTTCTATGTCAGGATAGTAATGACCGACTACGATATAGAAAATCAGATGGTTATTAGAATAGTAGCCAGAAGAAATGATGGCCTGTACAAGACGGAAGTAGTACAGTATCCAAATGAAGGAACTGATTATAACGGGGAAATCATTGTTCCTATGTTTGGTATGGCTAAGTCGTTGGTAGCCCAAATAGTAGGAGTCAAGATAAATGGTACCGAGGTACGTGTTAATAGCACTGAGGTAGAGGGAGCTGATATAACAGCCAGATACGATGATTCCCTTACCAGAATGGGATGGGAGGAGAGTATGAACAACATCCATCTTGATTTTGAGGTTATAAGCACCAACAACCCTAAAACGCTTCGCATAGCCGATCAGTCGGAATGGGGGATACTGGCAGACAGACCGGCTATTATAGAGATTGTGCCACCTGAAGACGAGAATAAGTATGTTTATTATCTTGGTAAGAATCAGTTGAATGTATTCAACAGTAAGACCCTTGGCATAAATCCAGGTCGTGGAAATGATTTTGAAAACCTAAAAGATGGTATATACGATATTACCATAAAAGGCAGTCCTTCCTCTTATTCATTTAACAGAAAGTATTTAAAAACAGATCTGATCCGTCTTAACATAGATAAGATATGGGCCAGGTCAACTGTGTTATGCGATCATGAGGATGATGACGTTATTGACAAAATAAAAGAAATAGAGTTTCTGCTGGCTGCGGCTGAAGCCAATATGAGATTAGGGAATTTTGAAAATGTAAAACAATTATACGAAAAAGCATCTAAATTGATTTACGTTCTCAATAATTGTGAAAATTGTGGTTGCAAAATATAATAAATTAAATATAAGTTAATTATGGGATGTGGATGTGGAAGAAGTAATATTACTTCTGTTAATAGAAATAGGGCTATAAAGCCTCAGTCGAATACGACACCTAAAGCTGATTCTAATGCGGCTTGTATTCAGAAATACGATGAACTTGCTGTATTGGACAAGAAAATCATAGACCTTCATCGCAAGTTCAGGTTTGTAGGAGGTGTAAGTAAAAGGTATGCTGATATTCAAAAGCTGGTAAGAGGCTGGATTGTTAATTTGAAGAACGAGTGCCCGGATCCGGATGATCTTGCTACTTATTCTGAATACATAAATAAAGAATACGCCAGGTATTTTACCGTGAAGTGATATGGCAGTTACCGGAAGTACACAGCAAATTCTTTTCCCTTCATCTTACTTATGTGAGTGTGCTGATCGTTTTATAGCATGTAAGGCTGATCAGTATCTACAATATCATAAGTATAAGGTAGGTATAAAACCCGATATAGACACGGTTCTTAAAATAGATCGTATGAGAAGAATCGTATGTGAAGGGGAATGTGGGCTGTGTCCGGACGAGATTCAGAAATTTAAAGAAGAACTTAATAAGATCTTGTCATGAAAAAGATGTATTACAACAAAGAATACAGAAAAGTTTTCAAGAAATCGGACTGTCCGGAAGATCTTGGTTCTGAAGAAACGTTTATCGTTCATGAAGCTGAATTTTGTTCGGATATAAGCCAAGATGATGCAGATAGGAAAGCGGAAGAGTTTGCGGAGAAAGAAGGTCCGTTGTATGCTAATAAAGTAGGTGGCTGTTGCGAGGTATATTATAACACAAGACAGGAAGGATATTTCTTTAAAAATGATTGTCCTGATGGTCAAAAACAAGAACAACCCACACATTACGTGGTAGAGGCCGGGCGTGTATGGTCTAAGTTCAGTACCGAAATAGCCAACTACGAAGCTGCGAAGATTCTTGAGCAAGAAGGGCAGGCTGCCGCTAACGAATCTGGAGTATGTAAAACCGTTTATTACAACGAAGATCAACATGGTTGGTTTAGTAAACGTTGTAAGGAAGGATGGAAGGCTCCTGAGAAATACAGGAGGATATACGCCGGTACCGTAACGTCTTTCATTAGCGTTGATGATGCCAATGAAAAGGCTAAGAAGATACTGGAAGAAGAGGGCATGAAATGGGTTAATGAAAATACCAAATGCGAGCCCGTTGTTGATGAATGCAAATTTGATTTTTGAAAATGAGCAACGTAAAATTTAATCCGACAGAAGGTGAGAATGATAAACTGGTGTCGGTGTTTTCTGAAATAAATGAAGGTCTTGATACGACTTTGAATTACACTATTTCCGATGAGGGGAATAAGGCTAAGAAGAGCATCGTCGTTAATCAAGTTGGTAAAAGGGAAAAGTTTTTATCGAAGAAAGGGGAGGGATCTGAACCTTTTGTTTTGTCTGATGGTAATACTTTCAACGTTCTTAAAGAAGGTGCTTCAGGATCGGCATCCGCTTGGGCTGAGGACCAGCTTCCTCCAGAAGCCACGGAATCAGTTGGCGACAAAAGCCTTCTCCCTTCTTGGTATTTTTACCTTATAGATATGACTCAAAATACCGGAGACAAAGTGCGTCCGGTAGGAAAGCTTCGTAAGAATAATCTCCTTAGATTTGAAAACGGAGATTTTGCTCCTACGGTGGGCATAACCGAGGAAATGAGAGCCGAATGCGATGTGGAACTGTATTTGGATAACGGTCATAAAAATAAGTATTGTGATGCCGGATCATTTGACGCCAAGGCTTTTTATGAAGAGTATGGCATTAGTCAAAAACTTTATAATGTATCAGGATCAGAGGTAAGGATTTTAAGACCCTGGGAGACTACTTCAAAGAATTATAGCATATTCTTAGGATGTAGCAAGAGCCTGTACGTAGCTGATAAGGTAGTTGGCAAAAGCGGGAAAATATGGTCTGGTGTGTACGACGCAGACACAGTTCCTATGCTGGACGGACTTGACCTGCGCCAGACGTGCCCTGTGCTGCCGCCCACGGCCTTATCTCCTGGACCGGTATGTACAGTAGACTCCAAGGCAAGATCTTTCTTTTTCTTGTATGAGGGAGAAACAAATTGTAAATCCGGAGCCGGAGTTGGTAACGCCTGCACGATGTTTTTAAACGGAAGAACTTATCCGAGATGCAATGATGTAAATCAAATCAATATAGCTAAGTATTCGAGGGCTAATAACGTAGATCCAGAATCTTCTTATCCTTTTTCAGAAGGTGGGTTTTTGACCTTGAATGCGTATATCATATACCTTGAAATGCTGTACGGTACTAAATACTTAGTTAATATAGACACTTTCGGTTCCGGAATATCAAGTAATAACGGAATAGGTAATGATGTCAATTATCGCAAATACGGAGGAGTGAAATACTGTAAAAAAGGAGAAGAGTCGTGGCTGTATGGATCATGGGCTACAAATGCTTCTATTATCCATTATGAACCTACTAAAAAAACTAATTTCTCTTACCTCATAAATTCAGAGTATCCTAAAGAACAGTGCATGGAAAGCCAGATGGCGGCTTCTTTTGCATTTGAGACAGGCGTAGAAGAAGGATCAGAGTTTGATTTTTATGGAGGAAAATACTGGTATAAGAACGTCCATGGAGCCAAGAGTATGGCTGAAGGTCATATGAATGTTATTGTGTTTAAGGAAATGACCGGCACTATATCAGCCTTAAACGAAAATGACGAACCGGCAGAATTTGATTTGGAAGTTATTTTAAGGATGTCTTTATACGATGGTATGAATCTGTCTGGAGACGTCTTTAGGTATTGTGGAGGAGGATACGAACAGGTAGGGACTTGTTTAAATGATCCTAATGTCACTCGAATAGGTAATACTATTGATATTTATATAGAGCCAGATCAAAAGAAATGGACATATGAGAAAAGGTCTACTATAAATAATGGTGAGGTTTTTAATTTTGAATCTAAATATAAAAAGATAGCAACTACCCAAAATTTAGGAGATAGTTATGCTTTACACCGTATTCCTTATACCGGATGGAAGGATAAAAAAGGGGGAAGTATCGGAACAGGAGAATGTTTTTATACATGGGACAATTGCTACTGGGCTTCAACTATCGGTTCCAGGACCAGAGTGGCTGCTCGTTTCGGCGGTGATGCGCTCCATGGCAATTGCTCGCCTCGTGCTCTGGATGCGGATTGCGCTGTCAATACTTCGAATCGCACCTCTTGCGGCCTTGCCCAGTTGTTATTAGACGTCAGTCAACCGCAGGTTTGATGGGTGCAACCCATTGATGGCGCAGCCATCATAAGCGCAGCGCTAAGGCGCAGCCTTTTATACTATATCACGGCGCAGCCGTATCTTGTTAATATAATATTTTATAGCCACAAAACAAAAATTTAAAATATTTAATACAAATTGTTTTGTAGCTATAAAATATTATACATACATTTGCAATGTCATTAGACAATGGAGATAGTTAACATTATAAATAATAAAAAATAAAATCTATTCAATGAAATCCGTTAGTCTGCTAACAAGTCTTACATTGGGATCTGACCTCTGAAATAGCAAATAACGGTTGAGAAAAAGGTTAAAAAGAATTGGCTGCTCGTTTCGGCGGTAATGCGAACAATGGCAATTGCTCGCCTCGTAATCTGAATGCGAATAACGCTGTCAATAATTCGAATCGCAACAATTGCGGCCTTGCCCTGTGTGGGCTAAAAAAATTGGGTATATTCTTTTTAATCTTTCCCAGGAGTGGAGAATCAATAAAAGACAAGCGTATGAGGTTATATGATAAAAATATGATAGAGATGCGCGACGGTCGTAAGCCCGTCATTAGCCCACAACTGAAATCAGTTTCAAACTATATAGATATAAGTTTGGATGATATTAGAGAAGCATGCGAAGCAGCATTTAAAAACCATTCTAAAAAGAATGATGTTGTTAATTTTAATTCTGATTTTGATGGTAATTCATTAAAGTTGTATGAATGGTATTTAGATGGTACTTATGTTAGCAAAATCAAATATCGCAAACTTGTAAAAGAAAACAAGAATGGTAAGGTTCGTGAAATAAACAGCCCGGATCTTACCACCAGAATCTATCAGCATCTTGTTTTAGTAAAGTTAGGTCCTTTGTATTACGAGAAGGATAATATGAATGGTCTTAATTGTAAGCCTGGATTTGGCATAACAGCATCGTCTAAATCAAGGTCTCTTATTAAAAAGATGAAGCATGTTTATTATGATAGACTTGATTTGAAGTATTGCCTGGTCATAGATCAACGTAAATGTTATAACCATGTAAAAGACAAAGTATTTAGAAAAGTACTTAAGAACTTTATTTCAAATAAAAAGTTTATAGATTTTGTAATAGACGTAAGTTTCGTATCTGGAGAACTACCTATAGGGACTCCTACAAGTCCTTTTATTCATCATCTCCTTATGAAAGATTTTGATAATCTTGTAAAGAGAATAGCTCCTTTCTCGCTAAGGTATGCTGATGATAATTTCCTTGCTTTTTATACTAAGGAGGATGCTAATACTGCCAAATGGAGGATTAAGAATTATTGGTGGTATGAGCTTAAGATAAGATCTAAAAGGCATACTTGTATTATAACAGACATGGATAGACCTCTTGATTTTTGCGGGTATGTTTTCCACCGTAATAACAAAGGCGTATCTGAACACAATAAAGGTTATGTGACAATAAGGAAGAGGGTAGCCAAAGACGCGAAGAAGTGTATTACAAATGAAAGCTGGTCTTCTTACTTCGGTCTTTTAAAACACTGTGATAGTTATTCATTAATGTCAAAAATAGAAAATATCATGAAGTTACGAGATTTAACAAGCACGATTCGTATTGATAAGAAAATGGATGCGGACAGCATCGATGTCAAGAACCTTGAAGGTATTGTATTTGATATCGTGAACTACGAAATACGAAGCAATAACAAGAATGAACCAAACTGGATAAAGTGCTTGATAGGTATTCCTGAAACCAATAAAGAAGGGATTCCTACTGGCAGGAAACTCGCAAGGGAATTTCATGGTAATTATCAAGGTATAGTAAATTTTATTTCAAAATGTGAACTTACTTATGGCAAAGATGCTATTCTCCCTATTACCGATGTAGAGATAGAAAACAGATGCGGATACGTTTTTAAAGGCAGCACTAACCGCTTGGAATACATTGATTGACTTCTTATTGTGATGGTGTGAATGAAAATTGTTATCTTGCACCAAAAAAAAGAAAGTCATGAATTGTAATACTTGTAAAGATGACAGACCTGATATTCTGAGATCTAATATCTGTATCGGGTCTGATCCGTGTAATGACTGTACGGACAATTGCGAAATTCTTCCAAAAGAATGCGATTGCCCGTATGGTCATTTAAGCGATCATTGCATTCATTATACAGGATGCAAGACATTCATATCCAAATTAACTCCAGGTATGCCTTATAATGAGGTTATGCATAATATAGAACTGGTTTTTGAAAACATAGATAAGTTTTTGGATAGGATGGTAGAAGAGAATACGCTTCTAAAACAAAGGGTTGAACAACTTGAAAAACAGTTACAAAATGGAAAAGAGTGCACAAATTGGTAAGGACTTAAGTGGTAAACACGTATATGTTCCACATGTGGACGAGACGCCGGTGCCATGCCCGGACGGATACATCTGCACGAACTGCGTGTGCTGCGCTGACGGCATCAACGCTGGCTACTTCAGTCTGGCTCAGAAATCTGATCTTACGGCTTTAATCAATGCAGTGATATGCCGTATGGAATATCAGGATAGGGAAATAGAATTTTTAAAACAAAAAATAAATATTTTGAATAATGGCAATAACAGGTAACGGTTGTTTTGGCAGTCATGGTGGGTGCGAACGCCCGCATCATTGCAATATTCCTTCTTCTAACATATTCTATGATGGAGAAACTATAGAAGAAGCTGGTTTGTATCATGGTATGCCTTTAGACAGAGCTTTGGCTAATTTAGCTAAATACGTTTCAAGGGCTATTAACGTAAGTGGATCTGTCAATACAGAAGTGTTTGACGGTACTTCTCATGTGGTTCTCAAAAAAGATCCGGCAGAGATTTTGCTTGTATCTTATTGCGGGGGTGTCGTGCCTTCTGATATGTATAAAGTCCAGGGTCGTACTGTTAGGTTCTGCCGGGATATGTGTCAACAGGATGAATTTGCTGAAGTGAGGGTCGTGTACCGAGAAGAGGCAAATAGTTCTTATGGGTTCCATTGTTAATTTAGGAGGATGAGAAATGGCAGAAAAATGCAAAGGATTTATATGTGGGGGTAATCTCGTTGATGGCTCTGTGCCTTCTGATAAGTTAGATAAAGAAACCATTATCGAGCTTATTAAAGAGATTCTGAAAGAGGAAATGCACGAATCTTGGCTTAAGGAAATAATAGAAACCATACTTAAGGAATCCATTGATTCTGATTGGCTTCGTGAGTTCTTTAAAGAGGTTCTTAAAAAATATGCTAAAGAGGAATGGTTTAAGGACATTATCTGTGGCTTAGGATGTGTAGGGGTACAAGAGATATTTGATGTTATTCCTACTGACATAACGTTTGAAGCTACAGGAGGTACGGCTACGGTTCAGGTGGTTGTCGATGATGGAGTTGAATGGGAGTTGACACTTTAAACTAAGGAGGATAATTATGTCGAGAGAGAAAATATATAAGATGGATGATGGTTCTTGGCTTACCTCGGACAAGAAGGAAGGTGTCGGTCGTGATAAAATGAATTTCGATGCTCCATCTTGGAAAGGAAGGGAAGACAGGATCACTATCCGAATTGTGAAGAAATCCGATACTGAAAGTATGAAAGCTATTACTTTCAGGCAAAAAGGTATTAAGATCACAGAAGTGTCGGTTAGCAGGTTGGAGTTCCCTATATCTGGTGGAGATAAGCAGATCCTTATTACTACCAACGCCGCTTCTATCAATGCCCTTATTACGGGTGAGAAAGACATAAAGGGTGTTATAAAAGCATTTACTACCGCTTCCGGTCTTAATATTGACGTCAATGATATTAGGCTTGATTATGGTTTCCCTGGTGATCCGGGTCTTGAAGACACGTTCCAGGTTTCGATGATTGTTTCCATGCCTGGCAATGAGGATGGGAATGAAGTTAATGAGAACATAACTATAAATGGTGTACTGATTCCTATTTATCAGCCTGGAAAGGTTGTTCCTTACATTAAATTGGATAAGGAATTTGAACAGGTTGAGGGTGATGAAACAAGCACGCAGTTAAGTATAGAAAGTAATATAAAAGATTATGTTATTGAAATAGTTGAATGCGAGTCTGTGGATAAGGAGGAAATTCACCTGGACAAGGATGTTGTTAATCTTGATTCCGATGGATCACCGGAGGTAATCAACGTAAGTACAAATCCTGAAAATTTAAGATGGAGGATTGGACAATGAAAGTAGGTAATTGTTGGGCGAACATAGATAAGAAAGAAGGCGGTCTTAACAGTAAGGTTAATATTTACTTTGATGAAAATGATACTGGTGCCAACAGAAGTGTCAAGATAAGGGTGTCTTCCAGGGATGGTGACGTATCTGAAGAATGTACGGTAGTTCATAAAAAAAAAGAACAGGTAGTTTATAGAAATAAAAGACAATCGGCTCTTTTCACAAAAGAAGGATGTAATCCTGAGACAGAGAAAGGGGAAGAGCTTGAGTATGTTGTTGAGGCCGGAAAATACACGTCTATCATATCTCAGTCTGATGCTGATGACAAGGCTATGAAAGATATTGAGCAAAATGGTCAGAACTGGGTTAATGAGCATGGTCGTTGTATAACCATATTATGGTACAATGTCAAGAAATCAAAGTCGTTTAGAAAGAACGATTGTGATCCTGATACCGAAGAAGGAAGTTTGGTTACGATGACGATCGAAGCCGGGCAGTTCTCTTCTACCATAAGCCAAGAAGATGCCGACCGTAAGGCTGAAGCTGAGTTGAATGCCAAAGGTCAAGACTATGCTAATTCTCATGGTACTTGCAATACCATAAAATGGTACAACGACAGGAAATCCAAGATGTTCCAAAAGACAGATTGTGAGGTGACTGAAGTTGGATCTATGGTAGAGTATGTTGTAGAAGCCGGCCGCTTCTCTTCTTCTGTTTCTAAGGAGGATGCTAATCAGAAGGCTTTGGATGCCTTGGAAGCTGAAGGCCCAGGTTATGCTAATGAGCATGGTACATGTGAAACAAATTTATGGTATAACGTAGAGAAGTCAAAAGTATTTTATAAAAATGACTGTGAAGATGGGTTTATCGGAGCACCTTATACTTACACAGTAGAAGCCGGTAAATACACATCAGACGTAAGTCAAGAAGATGCTGATAAGAAAGCTCTTGATGATATAGAGAAAAACGGTCAAGAACAAGCTAACCTTAATGGTGAATGTGTTGAGGATCCTAATTATTTTATAGGAAAGGCTTCGGCTCGTGTTCAGAAAAATGATTGCGATGCCGAATCTCAGACCGGAAGCTTCGTTGATTTGACAGAAAAGGATCTTGCCGGATACCCAGATGCTTTTGTGTCAAGGGAAAGCCAGGAGGCAGCTAATGCGCTGGCTGAGGCTGCTATGGAAGAACAGAAACAAGATCTTGCAAATAAGAAAGGTACTTGCATAGATAAAGATCAGTTTGTTGGTGTATATAGCAAGGTGTTCACAAAAGACAATTGTGAAGGAGAAGGCGTAGGTTCGCAGGTAACAGTAGACCAAGACGATGTAACCGGTGGTCCTTTTACTTCATACGAAAGCCAGGATGCGGCTAACGCGCTCGCTCAGGCTGCCGTCGAACAACAGGGCCAGGCCATAGCCAACCGAGACGGCCATTGTACGTGGACTGGTAAATACAGTGAAGAATTTACTAAAAACGATTGCGATGAAGATCAGGTAGGTTCTAAGATCACTATAACCGAACAAGATGTTGTTGGCGGTCCTTTCACATCTACCGTAAGCCAGGATGATGCTAATAATAAGGCTCAGGCTGCTGTCAAAGAACAAGGTCAGGCTATTGCCAATAATAAAGGTAATTGCGAAGATATGACGGTCTATACCGGTCATTACAGTAAGAAATTTGTTCCTGAATGCGAGGCTTGTCATAAAGGTGTAGAGATGGAAGTTACGGCTGAAATGGTTAACGGTAGTCCTGTTACGTCAACAGAAAGTCAAGATGCAGCAGATACAGAGGCTCGCAGGATCGTAGAAGAAGGCGGTCAGGCTTATGCTAATAAAAACGGCAACTGTACGCCATTAAGCACCGATCCTGTATGGGAAGACGTAGAACCGGAAGAACTTAGATGTAGCGAAGGTAAGTCTCAGAAAAAGCAACGTGATACCAACGAATGTTCTGAAACCCATAATCAAGAACGTTGGGTAGACGGCGGAAATAAAGTTTGTAGCTGGACCGGTCATTACACAGAAACGTTCCAGAAAAACGACTGTGAGATACCGGATTCAGGAACGGAAGTAGAGGTAAGTGAAGCTGATGTTGAAGGCAATCCTTTTATTTCTATCGTAAGTCAAGAAGATGCTGATAATAAGGCTAAGGAAGCTGTTAAAGCCCAAGGACAGGATATTGCCAACCAGAAAGGCAAATGTAGGTTCGTAGGCGTATATAGCAAGGAATTTACGAAAGACAATTGCGGATCATGTCAGCATGGTATTCCGATGAGCGTAACACAAGACATGGTAGGTGGACCGTTCTATTCTAATGAAAGTCAGGAAGAGGCAAATAGATTAGCTCAGGAAGCCGTAGAAGCCCAAGGTCAGGCTTACGTTAACAAGAACGGAACGTGCGAAATGGATAGCACTGATCCTGTATGGGTAGATTCCGAGCCGCTTGAAACCAAATGTGAAGGTGGTAAATCCTATAAAAAACAGGTTAATACCAACGAATGCTATGGTGGAGAAAATGAACGTTGGGTAGAAGGTGGAGATAAGGTATGTACCTGGACCGGAACATATAGCAAGGAATTTACAAAACAGTGTGCTGACGGCGGTGTCGGATCTAAGGTTACCATAGATCAAGATGATGTAACCGGCGGTCCTTTCACGTCTACCGTAAGTCAGGAAGACGCAAATAGCAAGGCTCAGGCTGCCGTTGAAGCACAAGGCCAGGCTCTTGCTAACGAGCAGGGAACTTGTACCTGGACTGGTAAGGCAAGTAAGGTCTTCACCAGAAACAATTGCGGAAGCTGTCAGCATGGTTCTTCTGTTACCGTAACCCAAGATCAAGTAGGTGGTCCATTTACGTCCAATATCAGTCAAGCTGATGCTAATAAGAAGGCTCAAGATGCTGTAAATTCCCAAGGTCAGGCAGTAGCTAACAAAAATGGTGATTGCGTAGCTGATAGCACAACTCCTTCTTGGTCGGATACCGGAAGTACCCGTTGCGACGGTTGTACGTCTCAGAAGCAACAACGTGACACCAATCCATGTTCTTCTTCTTATAACGACACAAGATGGGTTAATGGAGGTGGAAAATCTTGTACAGCCTGGTCTTACTACGGAACAGGAGATTGTGTGGGCCATACTCAGTATGATGCTTATCGTGATAGCTGTTCTGGTAGCATAAATCGTCAATATTCTGTAAGTTGTAGGAATTGCTGTAATTGTGGATCCTACGGTTCTTGGCAAGAAGTTGGATGTGGATCTGGAAGCAACAGCAATAAGGTAAAATACGTTCGTTACGATGATTGTGGAAATCAAGATGTAAAATACGAGCTTGAAGTTGGAAAATGCGGATATGCTCCATACGAATTTCAGTTCCATGATGGAAGAACGAGCAAGTCGAGATCCGTCTCTGGAGAATCTCAGGATATTGAAGAAGTTATCATAAGTACTAAAAGCGGTTCATACATAGGTTTTTCTGTTAAGTCAAAACCTGATTGGTGTTCTGTTGATTACAGAGATCAGACATCTGAAAGTATGAAGGTTGTGGTGACGTTATCTGCCAATACAACATCTTCTTCCAGATCTGGTGACATTGTTTTTGTTCAAAATGAATCTGGAAAGACAATTACTCTTAGTATTTCGCAGGCAAGACAAATGTTGTATAAGTTCACATTCGATGATAATACTACTTCAGATAAATCTTTATCTGTTCAAGCTGCATCTAATGATGCTCAATATACAATCAAAAGTACATTGAATGGTTCTTATCATGGTTTTGCCACTACGTCTAAACCTTCTTGGATTACGACTGAGTATAAAAATCAGGCTTCTGATAGTATGGTTTGTGTTCTTAAGATAACTGCCAACACAAGTACATCTTCTTCTCGTACTGGATCCGTTGTGCTTACTCAAAATGACAGTGGTAAAACATTGAAAATAAATGTTACACAAGCTGCTGCTGAGGTCAAGCTTGTACCCGCTCATATCACATTGAAAAACGGTTCTTGGGCTACCTATAAGAAGAATAATGTTTTTTATAACCCTGGTGCCGGCAAGTGTATTGCTGGATTCGAGTGGACTGGAGATGAAAATGGAGATATACGAATTTATACTTGTGATATTAAGGTAGTAGATTCCAGTTACCGTGAGATACCTGGAGCTACTATAAGCATTGGAACTACAACCCAGAGAAAACAGCCTGGAAGCTCTTGTTCGTATTTCGGAGCTGTAGCGGGAGGTATATTGGCAGGATATGTTCATGTTGGAGATGAGAATAGGGATACTATATGGTATATACGAACTATAAACGTATCCTATGATGGCAAATTGTATAAGAGTGCTACTGTAAGGCAATTTGAAAAAACAGGTATTTCCAAGAATGGTGGTATATTTAATGTCTATAATGAGTCACCTGCTTCTTACAACTTTATCGTAGATGGAGCTGAGTGCGGTGATGATAGAGGAACTTTAAAATACTCTTATTCTCAGATGAATCTTAATCCAGTATAATTAACAAGGGAGGGGATTTAGTTCTCTCCCTTGAATGTTTTTTGGATTATATTATTTTGTTTTAAGTATTGTCTATTAGAATAAAAATGATTAATATTGCATATCATTCAATTTTAAAATTTTAGTATCATGGCTTGTAAAAAGAAAGCTCGTCAGGGTGGTGAAGTCGATAAGAAAGACAAACCTAAAATGCGCCAAGGCGGTAGTGTTGGAGGCAAGATGAAAAGAAAGAAGACGAGCACTAAAAAGTGATTGAAAACCAGGGGAAGGTGCTGATCGCCTTCCCCATTTTAGTAACATAACAACAACATATTATGAGCAACAAGTTTATTAGCAAAGGACAAAGGAATGTCTGTGTGACGTTTGTAAAGTACTATCCTGTATTGATGCAGGTTATTATGTTAGCCAGCATTTTTGATGAGTTTTATCCTTTTAGTATCACTAATTGGCTGTATCCGATATTAGGTCATTTTCTATCATGGGACCTATTTCTCTTGGCTTTTTCAAGAATGTTCAGGTTTTGTATATGGCATAGGTTATTGATCTATAGCATGATTTTTAATATCTGTGTAGAATGGGTTACGGTTAATATAGAGATGCCTATTGAGCACAATATAGTAGTGTGGTCTGTTATGGCTGTTACTCTGTTGATAATCATTGCCTCTATTGTTTTTAGATTTAGAACAGGGTGTTTTGAAAATGAAAGAAATTCTGACAGAGACGCTGCGTAAAAGTGGTGCAGCGGTATGCGATAAGATAAAGGAGATGTTTTTAAGCGGGGAATGTGATCATCTTACAGCCAACGATCTTGAGACATGGACGCAGCTTGCTAATCCGGCTAAGTATTATACCGGGGAAGAGGCTGTTTCTTATCTTAATGTAACTTCTAAAAGATTTTATGAATATCGGAAGGCGAAGTTAGTTCCTGATCCGGTTAAGATAAAGGGATTCCCTAAACCTTTATATACGAAAGTTATGTTGGATGATGCTATAAAAACCATATCCGGCATGAGTGAAAGAGAGATTTATATGAGGATCTTGAATGCCAAATCAAGAGAATCCAGATCAAAAGAAAGGAGGGGAGTATGATTACAAATGGTGAATTTGTATCAAGAGTCGTAAACGGTATTCATGCCCTTGATAAAGACTCCCATGTTAGCCGGAGATGGATATTGAATATCGGTAGAACTAAAGCCGAATCTTATACAGCCCAGAGATGGGATGATGGGACGTTGCTTGGCGACCACCGGCTCCTGACTTACGTTACTTGCCTGGAGATGATTGAAGTTGATAAAATAGTTTGCTGCGATGCCGAATTTGCGTTATGTAATACACTTATGCGTTCAAAGCATAAACTTCCAGGACTTCTTTATTCTGCCCTTAGACCGGCTATTACTAAGGTGACTAACGTAGATAACACTATATTTTTTAAGTTCGCTGAAATAAAGTCGTATCGCAATGAACAAAAAAGACCGTATGTTAAATACGTTAAAGAACGTCGTCCTTTTTATTATGTAGAAAACGACTATATTTATATACCGGATTTTCATATAGAGCTTATTAACGTAGAGTTCTTTACAACAAGAAGAAAGAAGGCGCTGGAGTTAATGGCTTGCGATCCTACACCTAAAGGGTGCGAATCTGAATGGGAATACGAATTTATCTGCCCTATTAAGCTGATTGAGTATGTAGTGGCAGAGACGATAAAGGAAGTAGCATTCAGGCTACAGATTCCTATTGATGAAAATCCGAATCTTGATTCCAATCAAAAAAGTCAAATTGTTCAATAACGAAACATTTTTATCCTTATTTGGGTCTTAGTTGTGAAACCAAGACCCATTTTTTTATAACTTAGTGACATGAAAAGAACATCGATACAATCACCGTATTTTGTAGCCTACTACCATCGTCTTATGAAGAGAAAGAATGGTTTTAAGAAAGGCATGATAAGAGACAGGGGAGAGGTTTTAAGGTTGTTGTCTATTATATGGAAAACCGTATCAGAACATTATATAGAGGCTGATGCCGGTGTTTATGTAGATAACGTAGGATACTTATGCCATGTACTTATACCGGGGCAGCGCTTTGCCGTCAGACGGGACCTGGACATCGTGAGCAGGCTCGGAACCAACGGCTACCTCTACAACCACCTGGCTATGGATTTCGCAGACTCTAAAAGATATTACCATTTTGTAATACAAGATAGCTTGAAAAAGAAGTTAAGAGTTAAAATGAATAAAGGACGAAGATACCGATTTATGTACAATGAAATACTTGCCAAAAGAAGGGTGTTTAAAGATTTCCAGATTAAGAGAGTTTTCGAAGATAAAGAATTAGGACATAGAAAGTCGTAGAAAAAAAAGTAGCGATCACCCTTTGTGGATACAGGATAATCGCTACTTTTGCATATCCGTCTACTTTCTCAAGCGGACGGATATAATGCTAACAAAATATCTTTATACAAATAAAGCTCTATGGAGGCAAAGGTAAACAATTTTCAAAACAATGCGAAGGGTAGTAACATTATTTTGACGTCAGAATCCAACGAAATGGATTTATCTGTAAAATTATCTAAAATTTTTAGCTATAATGGCCATAATGTTTCTTTTATAAAAACTTCTTATGGTATATTGTTAAATGCCACGCAGATGGCAAAAGCATTCAATAAGAAACCTGCCGAGTATCTAAGGTTGCCGTCTGTAAATCAATTAATTAAGTCAATGGTGGGATTTTCCCACCTTTCTGAGAATCAGATAGTTACAACCATGTTTGGAAGTCCTGAAAATGGAGGAGGTACATGGATGTTTGAAGATCTCGCCATAGATTTTGCGAGATGGTTGGATACTGATTTTAGATTATGGTGTAACTCGAAGATAAAAGAATTTTTAACATCAAACTTGGTTTCTATTCCAAATTTTACTGATCCGGCAGAAGCAGCCGAAGAATGGGCTAAGCAGTATCGTAGAGCTCAGCAAGCGGAATCCATTGCTTTGGCTGAACATAAAAGGGCGGAGCAAGAAAGAATGGAAAAAGAAATAGCTGTAAATACGTTAGAAGAAAAGAAAGGGGATATAGAGTTTTCTGAGTCATTTAAAAAGGTGGATCATGAAAACATGTGGTTGATTAGAGATATTGCGAAGAAGCTTGAACAGAATGGAATCATCATCGCCGAAAAGAATCTTCGTTTGTTTCTTGAGGAAGTCAAGTTCATGTTCAGAAATGGGCATGGTAGATGGGAGCTGTACAGTGATATTGTTAAGAACAAGTTTGGTGTTTATCGATCTTATTTTGTGGATAAGTATTCAGGAGAGAGAATCAATCAACAAACCATATATATGACAGGACCTGGATATGAAGTTACTCTCAATGGCATAAAGGGAAGATGTAGAAATATTTTTCTAAAGTACGGTAAGTTTGAAGACCCTAACTTTTGAATCTTCAAAATAGGACATTAACTATATTATCAATATCTTTGTGGAGGTCAGGTTCGTTTCCTGTCCTCCATTTTTTTTTAAAGTAATGACAGTCGAAGATTATATTATAGAGTTAAAATCGTCTTTAAGATCATTTGACAAGCGTGATCTGATAGATGAGGTATCCATCTACAAATGGGTAGAAATTGCCCTGAAGAAGTTTGGAGGCGATATTACTATGCGCAAAGAGGCGGTAGTGGACGTCAAGCGAGGACAGGCTCGTATGCCGGGAGATTACTTTGATCTTATTCTGGCATTTAAATGCGATTTCAAGGGATATGAGGTACCGGAAGGTGATAAGGTGATACCAGAGCTTCAAAATACAATAGCGTGGAAAGAACGTACCGAAAGAAGTTATAGGTGGTGTTCTTGCAATGAATGTTGTAAAGACGAATGCGAGAAGGTGATAGTTGAAAAATTTTATATCAACACCCACGATCGCGATCATGAAGTTCGTTGCTATTATGACCGGCCTGTGATGTTAGGTCTTGCCAAGCCTATGCTTCGTGATTCTTGTTTAAGTAAATGCCGGAATAAGGTAGTAAAGGATAGTCCGTATGAGATAAATATCGTAAACGGATTCCTGTATGCTAATTTCGATGGTCCTATTTACATGCAGTACCGGTCTCTTCCTTTTGACGGAGAATCTAACATAATCATACCAGACACGCCGCAGGGTCTGGTCCTGGATTATGTCGATAATTTTGTGAAGATGAGATTCTTTGAGGAGCTGATGTATAATGCCGAAGCACAAGGTGCAGCCGATTTATTTAAGTTGTATGCACAACAAGATCTGGTTAAGCTGAAAAATGCTAAGACCGAACTTAAGATGATGGGTATGACATTGAAAGGCATGTACGAACCTCTTAGACGGCGCCGTGCTGAGTTTGAGATATATACTAAGGCGTATCCTGTAATCGATAATATACTTAAATTGGTATGACAGAAGTCGTTATATTCATATACTTGCTTGGTGTTATTGCGTCTATGATTGTTTGGTCAATCAGGCAATTTAAAGGAGATGCGAGTTTGGCAGAGACAATGTACTGCCCGATAGTATTTTTGTTGAGTTGGATATACGTATTCGAAATATTTAAAATGAGATAAAATGTTAGAAGTTAGTGCAAGCGAAATAGTAACCGCCGACAAAATGAGAGGCGTGGGGCCGGCAAACATCCTTTTCACAGCCGGACCGAATCCGGTAGCCGAAGATCGCCGTGGTGTAGCTAAGGTAACGGCTGGTGGAGAGAGTAAGAATGTTACAATCACACAAGCTGCCGGCGAGCAGGTTGTTGTAATTCCTGAGTTCGATTATCTTGTTCTTAGATACGGATGGGAATCGGAAGACGGTTCCGATTTTGATACTGCAACCGGTTTTACTAACACAGGCATATCAAATGTGGATAACAAGTACGTTGGATGGAGTAAGCAGTGGGCCACCACCCAACAACAGGTAGGTGATTACCTTGTTTATGGTGGTGATAACATGCAGTCCGGTCTTGAAGGGGCACTTATTAAGATGAAGACCTTGCTATCAGCGCCGGGCATGGACGAGTCAGAACCTAATATCAATGCTGATATCTATGGTAATTGGTATGGGAATAGAGGGCGAGGAAATGTCGTTGTGTCTTTTACAGCCTACCTTGGAGGAGAGATGGTTAAACAAGGATTTAACTTCATTAACGAAGGTGGTGAGGAGGTTTACTCTGACAGCATCACTACCAACGTTTCAGCTCATGGGGAAACCAATTACCAAAATATAAAAGGTCTGTACACTAAGATGGGTACGATGGTTTATAATAAGGAAAAGCGTGATTGTGTTATTGTTATAGGTTAAGACATGGAAAGCCTTTGGAATAAATACAATAAGATCAAGGAGGTGTTTTACCGAGATTTCGTTTACGATTCCAGTTACACAGAGCAGGCCTCGTGCATCCCACTGTCGTCGGTGAAGGACGGGGCAGGCTGGGTTGGCGACGGAACTATTAACCTGGCTCAGTATCTCCAGTTTCTATACACGGAAATGGTTCTTGGCAACAAGACAGAAGATAATGTGCGTAATTCCATATTGGTACTTACCCGTCTTGCCGATACTACTTATGATCTATTTTTTAATAACAACAAAGGTATTTATTTCAAATTCGAAAAAGGATTTTTCTTAAGAGACGATATCCATAGCGAAGACGCAAGCAAATTCGGTCTTACCAAGATAAGTTCCGGGTACATTAATGGTATAGAGTTAAAAGACGAAGATCCATGCTTCTCTCCATTCACTTCACAAGATCAGATCTGGAATTTGGCTCCTATATTAGCTTTCTTGTCAGAAAAAGGATTTGAAGAAGCCAGGCAAGTAGGATATGATATTTTTGAGTACGTTATTAGAAACGGACACAAGATATACAATCCTTATTACAGTGCCTTGCTTCATCATTGGACATTCCTTCCTGATATGGACACTGATAAGGTCAAGCCGTGGGATAGGGTTAGCAACCGTAACAAGAATCTTAAATACAAAGTTAAGGTTAAGAGAGGGGCTAACAATTGGTACTTCTCTGGAGGGTTCAGATGGGCTTTTAAGAAGTTTGGAGGCGAGTGCAGTACATTCTGGCATTGCCTATGGTATAAACCATTTATATTCTTAGCAGATAGGGTATATCATCCATACATATGTAAATGGTTTGGTATTAAGGCTAAAAACAATTCTTACTATTGCCTTGGGTCCACAAATGAAAAATCATGGTACGGTCCTAAGTTTAGAAAGAGGTTGGTTAATAAGTTTAACAAGTCTCTGGAAGGGGGAGAGCTATTTATGCCGCATCTTGTTTTTCTTAGAGGGGGTGAAGACGTTGATAAAAGCAAGTTAAGATCTTATCTCGAAAAATGGGAATGGGATGGAGTTAATTCTCCTATTGAGTTTTTGATTTTGTGCAATTGGTTTAAAATTATTTTTGGCAATGAAAATATATTATAAATCAAAAATAGCCAAGTTATTTACGTTCATTGACGGCTACAAAACAATTATGTTATTTGGAGCCGTATTTACCGAACGTGATGCTATATCACTGAAGGCCGAATATCATGAAGAGTCGCATTGTAATCAGTATCATACAATGTTTTGTTTTGGTATGTTCGTGTCTTTGCTTACAATAGGATTGTGTCTCTTATTCGGTAATGTAGGATGGTGGATGCTGTGGTTGTCTCTTATTCCGATATTTTTATACTATTCATGGTATTTAATTGAGTACCTGATTAGGTTGTGCATATATCGCGATCATGATAAGGCATATCATAATATCGTGTTTGAAAGAGAAGCCTTCGACTTAGAAAAGTATTGGAATCGGCATGATGTTTTGAGGAAGGAGTCGGAAGGGTTTAGTTTCCTCGGTTATTATAGGAAGGAGTATCATTATGAGTAGGAGAAGATATTTTGAAGAACAGAGATCTGGTAATGGAGCTATTTATCATTGTGTAGAAACAGAAATCGAGCCTGGAGATAGGATCAGGTTATTTAATTTAATGAATAAAATCAAATCCGATACAATTAGCCAGGATAAGATAAATAGCGTATTGAATCAACTTAGAGAAGGAACGGCCTTTAATATTCATACTCATAGTTCAGTTTCTTTTTCGTTTTCAAGCACCTCTACCGGTTACGAACCAATGGCAATATGGATTAGATTTGACCCGTATCCTGCAAGTGAACAACAGGGTATTATATACAAGTTTCAGATAAATGACCAGAGGTACGTTTTTATGTTTTCTAATAGATACGATGGAATGAGAGATCTTATTAATAATGCAGATGAAAATGTTGATTGTATTACTTCTGCAACAGAGAGTAGTATATATCACAATGATTCTTTTTATATATTTGCGTAAATTATGAGGAGGAGATTCGAATATAAAGACAGGGAGCTTGAAGACTTTCTTATAAGGTTTTATCCGGCTGGCAATTACACATGGATAGTTCCTGATGGCTGTTTTCTCGTAGACGTTTTTTTAGTTGGAGGCGGAGGCGGCGGTAGCTCTGCCGGCGGTGGAGGTGGTTATACCAAGACCTTCAAATCTGATAACAAAGGCTGGAAAGACGGAGAAGCTATTGCTGTAAAACCTGGTCAATCTATTTCTATAACAGTAGGAAAAGGAGGAGCACAAGTTTATCAAGCCGAACAAAATTCTCCTGGTAAAGATGGTGGTTATTCTCAATTTATGAGCTCGTCTTATAGAGCAAATGGAGGAAAGGGAGCTAATAAGTGGAGGGGAGGAGATGGTGGTAGTGCCGGCAGTTCGTCATATACGCAAGATGGTGCTTCGGATGGTGGAGACACTAATGGAGAAGAGTATGGAGTAATCAAAGGTCAAGGTCATACTACCAGAGATTTTGGAGAATCCGGCGGTAAAAGAAATGCCGGTGGTGGAAGCGGAGAAACCAATACCGGAGTAGTATTCCAAGGCGGAATATCCGATTATAGTGAAGGATCTGGCACAGGAGGATCAACAAACGGATCTGGTAAAGGAGGTGGAGGTTATGGCGGCGGAGGAGGCGGCGTCAGATACTCTATGGTTTATGCCGGAGCCGGCGGTGATGGCACTGTGTTGATTAGGGGTAAAAGATATAAGACAGGGTGATTATCTGCCATTTTACGCTCACTTTGAAAGCCCATGATTAAATCTCTTTTGTTATCTTTGTGACAAACAGTTACAAAGATGGCATCAGAAGATAACAGAAACATAGCGGTTCCTCAAACAGGTATGAACCGAGATCTGCATCCGTCGAGTCTTACGGATCAGCATTATACGTTTGCCTTGAATGCCAACATCGAATCCGAGGATGGTAATGTTGGGATGAGATCTAACGAGCACAGTAATCTTAAATGCATTGATTTCGATGGGTTTAAGGTGATTGGTTACAAGAATGATCTTACTTCGGGCAATATCTATTTTTTTATAACAAATCCTGAAACAGGCGTATCTAAGATAACTTATTTCAAGCCTGAATCCGATACAAGTATCTTATCCGATTCCGATATAGAATCTATGGTAGAAGGATCGGAGTCGTTGTGTTCTGGCATGAAGACCTTGCTGGAGGACAACGAGCAAGATCCGTGCCTTAAGTTCTCTATCTATCATCCTATAAAAACAATAGAAATAAAGACAGAGAAATGTGGGAAATGTATTTACTGGACTGACGATTATAATCCTCCCAGGTATGTTATTGTAGACAAGGCTCTGACGGCGGATGATGAAGGAGATATTTGGTATCATTATCATGGGTATAAGATATGCGATAAAGAATATGATAGAGACAAATTCATGCAGGAGAATGGTTGTTTTCTGGCATGTGAGAAACTTAGGGTGTTTCCGCTACTGGACCAGCCATGCGTGGAGCCGGTACAGATAGAGTACGGGGGCAGCCTACGTGCCGGCGTGTATCAGTTTGCTGTGGCCTTGTGCGATGAATTTGGCAACGAGAAAACCAACTATACTTCATTGACTAATCCTGTTCATGTATTTGATGAGCAATATATTAGGATAAATGATGGTAAATGGGGAGAAAGAACTAATCTTGGTATAAGACTTAAGGTGTCTAATCTGGATAGGCAAGTTAGCCATTACAAGGTAGCTGTTATTCAAAACACTGTTGGATATAATGGTGAAACACAACCTGTAGTCGATTATTTCATAGAAGGTATTCATCCTATTACAGAGAAGACCATATACTATTATTCTGATCTTAATAATAAGAGGACAACATTTGAACATATTTCTTTAAAAAGAGCCATATATAATACATCAAGAGGAATAGTGTCAGTCGGAAACCGTCTTCTTCAATATGGTCTTACGGCAGAAAAAGAATGGAATTTGCAGCCTGTAGTTTCTCTCATGGGCCATTTCCTTCAATGGCAGGCATCGGTAGCTCACGAAGATCTGTATAAGGATGGTAATGCCTGTTCGTTGTATGTTGGATACATGAGGAATGAAGTATATCCTTTTTCTATATCATTTAAGACATCTACCGGTTATAAAACTCCAGCATTTGTTCTTATTCCCCCTCCTTCTGATAAGGCACGAGAGGAAATGAACAAAGACAGTATCCCATACCAGTCTATAAACGCATATGCTCCGGATTGTTCAGGAGTGGAAAGGAAATATGTATGGCAGTATAGCAATACGGCAGGAGATGGGATATTAATTGACAACGATGCAGTTGTTATAGATGAAGAACAGAAAGAGTGTAATAACCCGGCTACCGTAGGTCAAACTGTTATAGTGGAAAGCAATTTCGCTACTTTTAAAGGGAAATCAAGATTTATTATCGATTATGATGATATTGTAGGAACTCCGATAAATTATTTGTCTGAAAATATAGGTCTTGTAGCTTGTAATAACAAGGAGAATGGAGACAATGAAAGGCAGATATGCGATATAGCTACCAATTACAGAGAAGATGGAGCACAGGATTATATGGAACCAATTGATCATATTGGATTACCAGAAATGGAAGGAGACTGTGAAGTCCCCCATCGTCAAGAATCTATATTGTCTGCTCCAGTTCCTTTAATAACTGGTATTGTAGAGGACTATATATATAAAGAATTAGAAGACATGGAGCACGTGTCTACCGACTATTTATATACAACCGGAGGTGAGAACCAGAATAAGTATTCTGTTCTATTCAATTACGATACAATGGATTCTTTGTCTGAATGGATGGATGAAGCATTTTTTGGTGACAACGCAGGTGATATATCCGGCGATGGCGAACGACATCTTTGTTCTGAGTTCTATCCGTATTTACAACCAGGGAGTATATTAAAAACAGTATCAGATGCTATATATGTTCTTGACACTATGCCTTGTACATGTGGTTGTTATATTGAAAATTATTGTTCGGATCCTACTGTTTCAAGGTCTGATTATAATAACTTTCAAAATAATAATTACATCCTTGGAGGATATATTTTACATATAGATGGGTGGAGTCAAGAGATAAATGGAAAAGGCAATTGGAGGGCTGGTAGATCAACGAGTACGGTAATAAATGATCAATACCGATCAAAGAACGGACCGAAATATTGCATTGAACAGTTCTGGCCTGATGCATCCAACAAGCTCCAGGATATGATATACAAAAATTCGGACACCGGAATACCTGAAACCGATTGGGAATTTGAAGGATATGTAAATAATGCTACATTCGAAAATCCTACTGGAGATAAACTTAATATAGGATTTGCTTCTGAGTTTGTAGTTCGTAAGTTTGTAAGGAATGTAATGACCAATGCCAGGTTTATTAGAATCAATAGGCCGGAGGAATGGGATATAGAAGGATATAAGGAAGAAAATAAGGTCCTTTATCTTGAAGCTCTCGGAAAGGTAGATGGTATAATGGATGCTGTGTCTACCAATTACGTTCGTGTTTCTTTTTGGAAGGATATAGAGACATGGAATCCACTTGGCACAATACCAGTAGATTTCGATAGGCCGGAACATGCTTCAGAACATTCTGTTATCATCAATATAGCAAGACCCGCATGGGGAACTATAGATGATAAATTCTTTAAAGAAACGATAAAACAAGATTATTTTTATGTAACAATAGAATCGCCGGTTGTAGCTGTTCCTTGGATAATGACATTCAGGCAAATACAATTCTGTGAATATAAGAATAAGGATACTCCAGACGAGGAGGAGGAACCAAGCAAGAAGCCGTCTCGTGCTATTTTAGGCGTTTCTTTTGCTACAGGTAAAACTATATATCCGTATATTTTTGGTGTAAGAGAAAAGGAGGTAAATAAGATTGATTTGTCTGTGGATTCTATAACACTTAGATCAACTGTCTTATTTGCATCTAAATGTCAGACATGTGGAGATAGGCCCATCAATTGCAAGCCTCGTCCTTATAAATACGGTGATTTTGCATATTGGGAATCATCCGAGAAATATCCTGCTAATTTTGAACTTTATGATAGTAGTAGGATGAAAATAGACACAGGCAGATCTTATGATGATCCAAAAAAAACAGAAGCTTATTCTAATATTATGAATAAGTTAACAGAATATTATGGTGCTCCTTTGTCAGACAAAAATGGATTATCTTATTTCAAGGGCCATTCTTATGGAGGAGTAGATACTTCTACCGTATTTTGCCAACAACCTATACGTCATTACCGGTTCCCAGATAACAAACATATACCTTTTATGAACAGTGATGAACGTGGATATGACATAGCTTCTGAAATATATCCGGTAGGTATTATGGTAGATGAGAACACCATACAAGTGTTTTTGGATTTTGCGGTGGATTCTGGTTTGATTACGCAACAACAAAGAGATACGATTGTAGGATATGAACTGTATCGTGGAGATAGGAGGCTAAATAGGTCGGTTGTGGCTTCAGGATTAGCCTATGATATGCTTAGATACATAGGAGACGATGGTAATGTAAATATTTATCCTAATTACCCATATAATGACCTATCACAAGATCAATATAATTATACGTCTGGCAAAAGAGACGAGTTTATATCCCATCCTTTCGACAAAGGAGGAAACGTGTGGTATTCATTCTGTTCGCCTGATATTTATTTCAATAAGCCCGAACTTCCAAATGAAGTATGTATAGACGGGTTTCAAAGAGGAATGTCTGTGGGCAGTTTCGTACCTGTAGAAGATCATCCAAAATGGACTATCTTAGGTCCTGCCGCATACACGATGGCTGCGTCGCTTGCCGCAGTTGAATCAAGTGCTACAATAGCAGCTATGATAGCAGAAGAGCTTCAAATAAGGGCGCAGTCTGGATACATAGGAGGGTCGGCCGGTCTTACCGGAGGAGGATTCCTGACTAATTTAAGTGTGGCCATGCTGTTTTCTTCAATGGTGTCAACCATCAGTCAGACTCTTGCTAAAGGCCCGATATTGTATGGTAAGTACCGTTATGATTGGCTTAATACGTTTATAAACAATGGACCAAGACGTAATCATGCATGGTATTATACTTCTGTGGGATTATATAATTCAATGATAGGTATAACAGACCAGGATAAGTATGAACGAAATTTTGCCCGTGGTTTATCTTCTGTTAAGTACATTAAGTCTGGCGTATATCCGATGATGGATGCCAGTATGTCTTCTAAATGGGGAACCGGTAGAAATGATAATGAGGGACGTTTCTTATTCGTTAATAATATAGATCGTGAATCTTCGTTATTTTTATCATTTGGTGATCCAGGTGAAAAAGGAGATGGTAAATCGAAATATTTATTGGAATATCCGAACTATGTTTACAATTACGACAGTAGCCGCATAGATGATTCGGTTATTGCTGGAAGTGATGTTGTAGCAGGAAGAACATTCGAGCAATCCAAAACAGTATCGTACATCTGTTCTCCGTATATGAGACTTATGCGATATAGGCCGGATCAATATGGACAGATAGAAGATATAAAATGGATTTCCATAGGCGGATGTGGCTTTTTCACTAATGAAAAGAAACTGATATTCGGTGGCGATACGGTGATAACCAGATTTTCATTAAAGAGAAAATTTCCTGTTTTTTATAATAGCGCTTTTGGTATTGGAGACATGATACCATTCCCATACATGGATTACAGAAATGTAGGGTATCCAAGATATTTTGTTAATTATGATACTGGAGAAGACGCTCTTGAGACAATAGATAACGAACGTTTCAATAGCTGGACATCATCTAATAAAGGAAGATACGCTTTTTATCCAAACAGGAAGAGCTTATACGAATTAAATGGTGACACATCCGGCAAGTACGTTAATGGAAGATTTTATACATGGTTCTATGGCATTCCTCAGTTCCTTGTAGAGTCTGAAATAAATTGTAATTTCAGATTAGAGGGCCCTCAGCCTCATGAACTATTCTATCCAAAAGTAGGAGATTTTGTTTGGTGGACACAAGAAAAGAACGTATCTATCCATAGGGATAATGATTACAAGATAAGTCCTATCTATTCGTCGAGGATGACACTAACACCAAATGTATTGCCGGCAACATACGAACGACGTTTTTATGACTGTGCTTACCAGCGTCCTAATGGTGTTATATGGAGTAGGGCTGACGTATCTGAAAACAGTCAAACAGATCCGTGGCTGACGTACAAGCCTATGGACTATCATGAGTTCCCAACCAACAACGGTAAGCTTATTCACATGAAGCGTATTGAATCTGATCAGATCCTTGTCAGGTTCGAGGATCAGGTTTCACTCCATAACGCCATAGATGTAATCAAGGAGCGTACCTCCCCTGGGCAGGCTGAGATGGGCACCGGCGGTCTGTTTGCGTCCAGGCCTCTGGAGTACAACACGACCGACCTCGGTTATTCTGGAACACAGAGCACTGAAATAATTAGTTCAGAATTTGGTCACTTCTGGGTAGATACTAAAAGAGCACAGGTGTTTATGACCGACCCGAACGGACGTAATCTTAAGGAACTTAGTGTAGGTATCAGGCATTGGCTTAAGCGTCATCTTCCGTTTAAGATCCTTAGATACGGAATAACTAATATCTTAACCGGCACAGAAATGACAGAAGAAGATACGGATAATAAATTTATCGGTCTTGGTCTGTCTCTTGGATGGGATAATAGGTATAAGAGGGTACTTATCACTAAAAAAGATTATATACCTGTTAAGAACCCGGCATATTACAAATATGATGGTGGAAGGTTCTTGTACAATGAAACAGAGGTGCTGTCAAACGATAAGGAAATATCTTTAAAAGACGAACAGTATTTTAAAGACGTGTCGTTCACTATCGGATATTCGTGTCTGAAGCAAGAATGGATTTCTTATTATTCGTTCTGTCCTGACTATTATATAGAACAGCAACAATATTTCCAAACAGGTATAAACTTCCCGGCATCAGACGAAGAAGGTGGCTTATGGAGCCATTTGCTGACGAATAAGAGCTTCCAGACATTCTACGGAGCAACATATCCATTTATATTAGAAGTGCCGATAAAAGAGAAATATAACGGTTCTACGCTGGCTTCTGTTGAGTATGAGCTTGATGCAAGGAAATACGTCGATGATGTGAATTACACTCTTGACAGGAAAGTAGGTTTAGATACGATAACTATCTACAACGACACAAACAACTCAGGTGAAATTCATCTTGTTCCAGAAGAAAAGAATAATTTAGCACAACGTATATCATATCCGAAGATCGTAGGTGACCATACTGAGGTCCTGGATACTGAAGTATATAGAAGACATAAGTTAAACGACTTCTTTAATAGGGTTGACGATGACCGATCTGAAACACCTATCTGGATCAAGGACGATAACGATATAAATAAGTCGGTTAATCCTGATGCTCTTAATTTTAGACGGTCATGGCTTGATAGGTTAAGAGGAAGTTGGATGCTGATGAGAATAAAGAAAGTAATTAGCAACCGGAAGATTATATTTCAGTGGTTGATTTCTGAGGATAAGATTAAGAATAGATAAATTACAATATTTAATAAGTTGAAAATAAGTAGTTTTTATTTTGTAATTTAATAATAATAAGAATATGATTGAAGAAATTAAGAAAATAAAAATATAATCATTAATTTTGCTTCAATTGTAGTTTTCATTGTGAACAATTTTAATAGCGTAGCCGAGGAAGTGCGTGAGCATATCTTCGGCTTTTTTGTTTATATTTGTTGAAAAAAAAACAAATTGTTTTATTGTAAGTATCTTAACATTAATAACAGTTTTGATGTCGGAGAAGATGAGCATGCTGCCTATTTGATGGGATGGATGGTTGATAAGGTTTGTGATGCTTATCATAAATTTAAGAAGGAGGAAGAAAAATGAAAGAAAAGGAATTTGATTTTGTGATATATCCACTAAAGTTGATTATTACCATAGGGTTAGATTACAAAACACTGTGTGATCGTTTTGAGAATGCAGAACCGGATCACGAAGGAGAGTGGGGAAGTGAAAGTGGTTTAGATTCAGAAGTCTCTTTTATGAATCTTGTTCGTGATAAGAGAGATGATAGAGCTTTTAAGTTATTATGGAATTTTCAAAGTGAGAATGATATGACTATACAAAACATATGTCATGAATCATTTCATGCAGCTATGTCGGTATGTCAACATTGTAATATGTCTCTTGGCTTTAAGGTGGGAGAAGATGAACATGCAGCTTACATAGCCGGATTTGTTGGTAATTGCGCAGATGAAATGTTTGGATTCTTAGAGGAAGAAAAAAATGGAAAAGAAGACTAAAAATTATGTAAGAGACAAACAACCAAAAACATTATGGAATAAAATTGGTCCGTTTGTAAAACTTAGAGAATATCTGGCATCTAATATAACACCTGATGTGTATGCTAATGAAAGAGGATTAAAAACCAAAATAATGGAATTTTTTGGTCAAGATGTTCCGAAAGCCAATGTAGATGATTTTAGTCAGAATCTTTGGTTTAAGTTCTTAAACCAACCAAATAATCTAAAAGAAGAAAACGGGATTGTTAGAATACCAGATAATATCAAATCCATTATATCTGACAGGATAAATGGTGGGTGGGAGAAAATGGCTAAAAAATATGGGAAGGAGCTTGATTCCTTAGATAATAAGATAATTGATGGAAAAGTTGCAGGCAAGGACGTATCTGATTTGGAGGAGTTAAGGGATATAACAAGTAGGAAACTTGGAATGGTGGAAGAGGGGATGGATCTCTTAAAAAAAGCCAGAACCGGAGAACATCAGGTATTTAACGAATACAATTTTATACCAGATGCTTATGGCGATTTAAATGATTTATCAGGCTTATCAAGTTTTACCATGTACCGTGATGATAGAGGCAGGATGGTCGTAAAAGATAAGTATGATTTTTATAGGAATGATCAACCTATTAAAGTAGGGATTGTTACTAAGACTCTTGACGCAATAGGATATCCTTTTGAAATCAGGGATTATGTAGAAGATAAAATCCCATACGAAGAGAGCGATCCAAACAAGATCCTGTTTAGATCCATTATTGATTCCAAGAATGATTTGGATAAAAGGATGGAGATAAGATCCAAAAAACAAGGAGGGGAGTCTTCTAAGCCAGAAATAGATTGGGATTTATTTAAATCCAAATATGAGAATATGAAGCGTGTAGGTAAAGGTAAACATCGCACTATGGACGTAGAAGGGATGAATATGATCTATGATGCTTTATATGATAAAGGTTTTAATCAACGACAGATAGAAGCCGTACTTGGAAATATTATTGAAGAATCTGGTGGTAATCCCTATGCCGTATCTGATTATGGAGGGTTTAAGGGACTTTTCCAAGAATCTGATAAAAGATATCCACCTAAAGAGTTTGAGAAAGATAAAGAGCGATTTAAGAGCGATAAGCGTGGATATATCAACTACATGATAGACAGATTTTATGATCATGTTCAAGATGCTGGGATGTATAGTATAAAAGATACTAAATACGATAAAGCTATTCATGCAGTAAACGAATTTATGTCAGAAGATCCAGATACAGATTATTCGTATCCACTTGTATATGCTTTTGAAGCTCCATCAGATAAAGAAGGAACTTATAAAAATAGAAAAAGCGTATCAAACTTGATAAGCCAATCTTATGTTACGGATAATGTTAATAATCCAGATGATGCTGATAAAAAGAATAATAGTATTATTAATGCTATTCTTGACATAAAAAACGATCTTGAATTACAAGACCCGATTTCCACTACAAGAGGTGAAGCCTTTAAAGAAGCCAGGAAAAGAGGTCTTAAGGAATTTACATGGAATGGAAAGAGATACAATACCAATATAAAAAAAGAAGGAGGAGCCGTAGATGAAGAAAACGGATCTAAATATAGGTACATTGCATCTAAAGATAATACATCAGTAGGGTCAAGCGGAATAAATGAAAATGCTAATTATGGTACGATCCCTGTTGATGGTGTGGATATCAACGAAATTGTAGCTGGAGGCATTCCTGTAGTAGGTGATATAATGGACGTCAAGGATGCGTATGATTCTTTCATAGATAGAGATGCGCTTGGAATGGTTATGGCCGCTATGGGTCTTATTCCGTTTGTTGGAGGCATATCAAAAAAGGCAATGCGGGCAAAAAGAACTACTAAAAAATTATCTCAAAGAGACAAAGAGCTTTTAGGATCGTTGCCCGAATATGCTAAACCGGCATCTCCTATAGGCGAGGCATGGGAAAATCATAAAAAGCGACTTTTCTCTGGAGCCTATGAAAGACTTACTGGGGAGAGGTTAAGGATGAAAAATGGGGAGCCAGATCCGGATATGCTTGATACCAACATATATGATTGGGATGATCCGAAAGTTTTCAGGGATGCAAAGTATTTTTTAGGAGATGAATACTCTGATGATGAGATAAGGGAGATAATAGATGAAATATCTGGATATGGGGTGTTAAATGGAAATATAATCAGGTCTAAAAACGTTGATGAGTTTATTGATTTATTTCTTGAAGGGAACCCTAATATATCCAACAAAGATGTAGAGAATTTCATAAAAAGTCATGAGGTGGAACATAAAATTCATTACCCAGATTCAGATGCGGATAAAAGCGGATTTGATTTGAATAAAATAGGTGATGATGAAGTAAAAGATTATTTCAAAGAGGATCATTTTACAGAAATGGCGGCCAGAGGAACTCAGATTAAAAATTATTTTGGTTTGACCGATGATGCTCAAGAGGTAACACCTGAAATGTTAGAATATGCAGCCAGAAATTACTTGAAGGATTATGGGAATGACAATGAGATGAAAGAATATTTTGAATCCATATCAGACTATAAAAAAGCTGCTAAATGGATAACAGATCACGCCTCGGTAGGATTAGGGGCCTACTATGTAGGGAATAAGATTGCTGATCCTAAAAAAGAAAAGAAAAGAAACGGAGGGAAGCTTACTTCATACAAGGCTGGTTTTCGTTTTATTGATCATAAAAAAGAATACGGAGATCCGAAAGATGCATCACACAGATTCCCTGGTAGGAAATTCATGTATTTCTACGAAAACGATAAACCAAGTAAAAGCATTGTGTTTGCTGAAGAAGGTGGCGTAATTGGCAAGCAGCGTGAAGCATATGATTACTTTACTAATAAGCGCGGCATGTCTAAGATACAGGCGCTAGCCATCATAGGCAATCTCATGGCTGAATCCGGTCTTAAAGATGACATATATGGAGACAACAGAACATCATACGGCATACAACAATGGCATAATGAGCGCATGGATAAGTTATTCAAGCACGCCAAAAAGAAAGGTCATTCTACACCCACATTCAAAGACCAACTTGAGTTTTTGGCTGACGAATACGAAGGGAAAACCGGATATTCTAATTTCTTATACACAAGAAAAGGAAAAGAAGGACCAGGATATTACAACTACAGCCGGCAGGATTTTATGAACGCCGATAACCTTAAGGATGCAGTAGTAGCTTGGAACCAAGGAGCAGGACGTCCTCATAAGAGTGTTATAAGAAACGATGACCGTTATAACTATGCTATGGAGGTTGCTAAAAATCTTGGTTTGGATATTGAAGAAAATTCCGTATCTTCGTATGGTCAAATGGGATTCGGAGATGATGGAGAAATAGCAGCATCGGTAACACTTCCAGAGGTAGAAGTGGCAGCCGCCCTCCCTAACCCGGAAGCTCCGTCCCAGGAGAGACAGTCCGAGGAAGAGAGATTCCGTACATGGACTGAAACGTATGGTAAAGACATCATAAATCATTTACTGACGTTAGACGGGAAAAAGGATGGTGATGACAGTGATTACAGCATGATGTATAGACAGCATGAAAAAGAAAGCGAAGAGGATAAGAAAATGGCTTTGATTAATGCCGTGCTTCCCAATATTCAGCTTCGCATTAAAGGCGTCACTGACAATTAGAACAATTATTTTATTTCTCATGAAGCGAAGCCGGATTTGAGACTCGTTATGCGGATACCGAAGGTTGAAGAACGATATCAAGATAATCCGGCTTTTTTGTGCGATTTCGTGAAGGATGGAACTATCATCGCCTTGGTTTAACAGAACAGACCTACGTACCTCTACTGTCCTGACGGGCATGGACGCCCGTCTCGCCTACCAGCCTGCCTAATTCTCCACTGGCTACCTAATATAACTATTAACGTCACTCCATCACCTATCTCCTTTCAGTCGATAGGTTCAGTCGTTTTTTTAAATGTTATATGTTCTTTCGCATCGTTCCCTTCGGTCACGATACTCAATCTTTTAACACAATTAGGCAAACAATACAATGACGGAAAAAGTAATTTGTCAATCCGTTCACTCACTTAACTCCCTTCGGTCGTTAAGTTCATTCACTGTAAACAATTATATGAATAAATGGTAAAGTATATAAAATAATATAAATAATATAATGAGTAAGATCATTGAAAATGGTCTTAATATTAAGGAAAACGAAGACTATTTATAGGCGTAGTTTTAATTCAAGATTTGTTGTCCCGCTCCTGACGGTCAGACGGTTACGTTCAGAGTCGTTTTCCCGTCTCTTATCCAAACCGTCATAAAACAAAAAACCTTGTATCCTATTTCTCTCAAACCGGATACAAGGCCGTGCATTTTCTTCTTTGAGCGTATGATGAAAAACCATATCTTTGCACTAAAACAATAAAATAATCATGGAGACAAAATTAAATGAAATAATAGATCCTCACAAGTTACACGACAAGCTCTTTAAAAAAGAGCAGGTCTCTCCGATAGAAGTTATATACAATAGCTTCAGCAACTTAGGGTATAATGTAGTACGCCGTCCAGCCGGTCAGTGTTTAGGCAATTTGAGATATTTTAATCTATTTTATGACAAACATACTCATCATTTCTATCAGAAAGACAGGAAGTTGAGATATTGTAGCAACTTTCTTATATCTGATTACTGGAAAGATAGAGTGCGATGTTTCATAGTTTGGAACTTTGGTTTTGGAAGATTCTTTCCATATAATGATTTTATAGAGGCTATGGTTTATGACTATCTTCGATATGGGAGAAAGTCAGTTCCTTATCTTAAAAGCGTGCAAGAAGCCGAAGAAAAGTGTGTAAGGTTCTATATCCGGTCTCAGATAGATATGCTCCGTAAGGAAGGATATGCCGCTTATCGGGCTAAGTTTAAAGAAGAACGTCCTCAGTATTTTATTGGAGACGATAGGACGGTGTTTAGGTGCCTTGACAGCTCTTTAAAAAGAGAAGAGAAGATTGCTGCATGTGTAGCCCACAAAAGGACTTTGAAAGAAGGGATAATGACTTCCTTCATCAATCACCTTAAGAAACATCCTACCACTTTATATTCGTGGTTTTCATCAGAGGTAGATAGCGAAGGAAAGAATAGGCTCTGTCTATCTGAAAAGGCTGTTTCGTATTTGAATAAGAGACTGGTTCGCAATGGGTTAAAGTCTCTTTCTGCATCATATCTTTTTAGAACGTTTAGAAAAATGGTGAAGATCTTGTTCGGTTCCAATGTCAGGTCGTTTTTGAATAGCTGTCTGATGTCTGTTTCAACAGAAGAGGTTTTAACCAAATCTATGAAGAAAATAGTTTCCAAGACAGTGCTGTTTTTGTACAAGAGAGCGCTTAAGAACTATCGCCGGGCATGCGGTTTTAAGTACGACCCTGATTCGGGCGGTTTGTCTGTCATACGTCCCTGATTTTTAAACGTATCCCATAACGTTGGATTTTCTCGTTCGTTTCTCTTATCTTTGTGAAAAAAGATAGTATGAAATTACGAATCATAAAAAATCGTCCGATATTCGCTCCTGGCGGTAGTGTTCAGGATAAGAAACAGGATATTAATGTATCCTCTACTCAGCCTATTCTTGATTATGGAACGCCTGTTAATAAATGGGGTGAATCTGATATTCAGAATATATATATGCCTTCTGATGTGACTTTAGAAACAGAGGAGGGTGAGATAAATCCATTTAGCAGTATGCCTACATCCGATCCGTTTTTTGAAAATAATGATGCAGGATATGCAGGATATCTCGCTGATAATAGGAGCATGGTTAAAAACGTAGAGAAATCAGTCGTTAATAATGCAATGAATGTAGGTGATGCGGATGCTGATTCCTCTAAAGAAAAACGTTCCCAAGATGGTAATCCTCTGGATCCTATGACTACCCCATATTATTCACCCGATCTAACCGGCAGAGCTCAAATGTTTGGTACGAGTCTTGGTCGGATAAGAGCCGGTAATAAGGTAGGTGCTAACGTGGCTCAAGCCGCCTTGTCTGGTGTTAGTTTAGGATTAGGTCTTACCCGTAATATCATGGGGGCTTCATCTGCTGCGTATGCAGCCAGCAGGGACGAGCAGGCTGCAAGGGAAAAACTTGCCAAGGAGCGTCGTCAGCAATTCATCAAGTGGGAACGTGAAGGTGGTGGCGTGAATTTAGGTAACGGTCAGAAGATGGATACGTCTGATATGACCGGCGAATATATTTACCCTCTTCCCAAGTCTATGGAAGATGCTGCGAATGTAGAGATAGAAAAAGGTGAGTATGTACTGACGCCTGATTCAGTGGGGCCTATGGAGGCAAAAGGTAACAGACATGAAGATGGTGGCACTCCAGTTGATTTACCGGAAGCTTATATTGTTTCCGATTATCGTAAGATAGATGATGAGTTTGCCTCTTACGTTAGAGAAAATTATGGTATTAAGGCAACGTCAAAAGATACATACGCTACACTCCTTGATCGATATAAGAAGAAGATTGGTTTGTCTGATAAGTACGAAGATCAGGAGCGTGTATATAAGAGATTAGAGAAAAATGAAGATGTAAAAGACAAAAACACATCTAATCTTAATGCTTCTATTCTTTCCAAGTACGTCAATGAAAACCAGAAAGAGATAGACGAGCTTGAAGCACAATTTCGTTCTTTCGCTGAAATCGTTTATGGCAAACAGGAAGAATCTAAGCGTAACGAGAAGATGGATGCTTTTTTCAGGGATGGCGGGGTTGTTGATCTGAATCAGGTAAAGAAACAAGCTAAGGCTTTTAATATTGCAGAATCAGATGCTAAGAACTGGATATATGACGAGTATGTTAAGCAAACCAGAAAAATGGCTGAAGGTGGACCTACTCAGAAGGAGCTGGAGGAGCTTAGAAAGAATGCTATCGGCTACAATAAGCTTATCAATCAGTTATTTGGACGAACTCTTAATATGACTGTATCTGATGTTAGTGGTCGTGAGCAGATTCTTAATCCTGATTCCAGTGTCAATGCCAACCAGAATCTCCAACATAGAAGCAATTTAGGATACGGCAGGGTAAATGATAAGGCGGTATCTAATTTGCTCGACGTAAACCGATGGGCTAACAAGTACAATACGGATGGTGATTTTGATACAGAAGGTTTCCAGAAAGGATACAACAGGCAATTAAATGCATTGTGGGCGTTAGCTGATGTAGGCGCTATTACGAATGCTGATGCAGCCAAGAAATTCAGAGATGAATACGGATTCTGGGGCCAGGACGCCGGAAGCTACGGAGGGAATCAGGCTTATAATTCATTTGCCGTAGATGATAAGTTTGGTCAGACAACAGCTACTCGTTCTTATTATGGGTTGGACGTTGTTTCGGCAGAGCAAAAAAGATTGTTAAACGAAAAAGGAATAAAGAATTATGTTGACTTATTTGGTGATAAATCTGATGCCGCTAAGAAGATTCTGGGCTCCGATTATAATAAGTTTGTTGCTTTAAGAGATAGTGGGTTAATGCCGGAAATAGACTTCGTTCTTGAGTCTGTTAAACCAGAAATGAAGCCTATTGAGGCCGGTCCCATAGCACCAGGCCTTACACCGCCTAAGATTGGATCTCCTGGAAGGATAGAGGTAAAACCGAAAGCAAGTACGCCTACGACTGCAACCGACACCGATACAGAGGAGGTGGTTGAAGACAACGGACCTAAAGGACAGGGCAGACCGGCGGCGTTCGGTCCTATCTTCCCGGAGATGCTGAGAACGCTCGATACAGGCTTGGAGATAGAGGGATTGGAAAGGCATCAGGCTCCGAGAATAGATCCGGTTCTGCAATCTGCTGATCAGTATATCAACGAGCTCAACCGCGCGACATCGGCTCAGTTGGACGCAGTAGGTGACGTGCCCGACTCCCAGCGCTCTGCTATTCTGGCTAATATGAACGCCATAGCCGGAAGCAATATAGCCAAGTACATTAACGAAGTAAATTTCAATAACGCAAGGCAAATAAACGAAGCTGATAGATTCAATGAAATGGCTTATGTTCAGACAGACGATAAGAACATAGCGGAAAGGCAACGTTATGAATCTGGGTTATTGAAGGCTATGGCTATAAGGGATGAAAATCTTGCTCGTTATTATGATAGCATAAACAGCGAAATACAGAATAAGTTCAATGTTCGTACATCGTTGAATACCATAGCTTCCATAGCTCCGAATATGAGAATGCTTCCAAGTGGCCAAATTATTTACGTTCAAGGTAATCAGGATGTGATGAATATGGGTGATTATTCTACACCTTACTTGAGAAGTTTAAATGAAGAAGATGACGAAAATAAAAGAAGAAGGAGGACCAAATAGTGGCTTCACAGTATAGTATTTTAAGGCAATATGCCCCGTATGTTAGTCCTTACAACATAGATCTTGTTAAGGACGTCATGATGTACAAACAGCAGAAGGTTGATGCTGCTCGTGAAAAGATCTATACCCAGGTAGATTATCTTATGGGTCAAGAGATAGATAAGCCTGAAGCCCGCGCTTATATGGAAGATAAGATGTCAGGTGTGATTGCTAACATCAATCAAAAATTCAAAGGCGTGGATCTTTCTTCTGATGGTGTTACGAGAGCTATACAAGGAGAGATCAGTTCAGTGTTGGATGATACGGTCATTAACGCGATTGCCGGCACAAAAGAAGGCAGGAGAATGCATAAAATGCTATCTGATTTACAAATAAATAATCCAGAACTTTATTCTGCTGCGAATGCTTATGCGGCTTTAAAGCCGTATAATGAATGGGTGAATGATGGAAAGGCTGGTTCCCGTCTTGCTCCTCTTCAATATACTCCTTATACTGATTATAATAAGGAATTAAAAGATAGGATAGATTTTATAAGCAAGCTTCATAAAGGAGCTAAAGTTCAGATTCCTATTCTTGACAAGGATGGTCATCCTACCGGGGCAGTACAAGAAGTAACTAAGGATATGCTTACTCCTGAACAGATAGCTTCTTTCGCATTGTCAGGGTTATCAGATAAAGCAAGGCAGCAGATGCAGGTGGAGGCTATTTACATGGTAGACTCTAATCCCTCTTTATATTCGTATGATTCTGTTCTTGGTTTTATGAATAAGCAGATAAGTGATAAGCAGAGGTATGTTGATGCTCTTACTGCCGATCTTTCCGGTTTGGGTTCTGATCCTGCAAAGAAAGAAATGGTTGAAAATGAAATAAAGAGAGCCAAATCTGAAATAGCTTCCATGAAATCTGAATTTAGCAGAATGGATGAAAGGACTTACGATCCGTATCTTGGAGCGATGAAGGTTATTGAAAATAATTTTATTAATAATGCTGCTGCTTCATATGCTTATGATAATTCGTCTTTCATAATCAAAGCCGACGAGCTTTACTGGAAAACCAAAGAATATAATCAGAGGGAAAGATTAGCTAATTTGAATTTCGAAAAATGGAAGATAGAATTTGAATATGAAAGAAATAGGGATATTGCAGAGTTTGAATATGGTAAGAATAAGGATGAAGCCAGATTTGGATTAGACGAAGAACGTCTGAAAATGCAGAATAGGCTTAATGAAGCCAGAATAGCAAAACTTATGTCCTCTGGTGCAGGAGCGGCAGGCGGTAGAGCTGGAAGCCGAGCCATGCAGGTGGGCGTTGGCACAAACTCTGGTGGAACTATTTCAGCTAATCCTATCGAAACTAAAAATATTAGCATATCAGAAGAAACTCATAAGAAGTTTAATAAGGCATATACAGATCTTGTAACATCCGGAAGTAGACTATCTACAGCCCTTGGTGCTGAAAACATGAAAAATATTCAAGCTGCCATATCAAGAAATATGACGGATGAAACATCAGGATACAAGTATCTTATGGATGAAGAAAAACTTCTTAAGTATATAAAGGACAATGGAGGTCTCTCTAATGATATGTTTGACAAGCTACCTATGGCAGAGAGAAAAGCTGCCACAGATGCTTATATGCAGCTTAATAGCGCTGTAGACAAGATGGATATAGAGAATGATAGAATTAAGAAGGAGAATAAGATTTATGATAATATTGTATCTGAAATAGCAAATGCGATCGCGCAGAAGGAAGGAGGTAAACCCGAAGAATATATAGCCTATGCTACAGCGTTATCCCTTAATGATATTTTAAGAAAAAATAGAGGTACAGTCGGCGATGTAGAATCTGGAGTAAGATATTATGAAAAAGGATTCTCGCCTGCTGATATAGCTACTATAAGAAAGAGGGTGAAAAATGATGGCATTGATTTATCTAAAGTATTTGAGAGGGATAGCAAAAGTGGCAGGTATTTCTTAAAAAAATACGATGATGTAAAAAATAGTTTCTCGGATGGTGAAGAAAATGTGTTTTTTAATGCACTGTACTCTATTAGTGGAATGGAAGGTGCTGGAAACTATGCGGTAAGTGATATTAATATGGCTGATCAAATAACTAAGGTTCAGGATGATGGTATAAATGAGATACGTAAAGAATATCTCGAACTGTATTCACCTAATACAGTAACGTATTCAACCAAATTAACCTCCAAGGAGGCTGGTTATAGAGAGATGGGGGTTCTCAGGGATCTATTTACTAAGAAAATGGCAGAGCATCCTGTTGGTAAATCTAAATCATCATCGGCAACCATTGAATCATTTTCTTTGACAGAATCGGGAATAGCCGACAATGGAGAGAAGACTTACAGTTTGGTCGCTAATCATACCGGTGAAAGAGGAGAGATAGATATTGTTGAGGTGTCTGAAACAGAGTTGATAAACAATGGTATAGATCCTGGTGTTAATACTCCTTCTGTCGATATAGGTGGATATGAAAGTGGTATTATAAGACCTACATTTGGAAGTGATACTAATATGTGGTATCCGAAGATGCTTGAAAATTCAGATATATCACCCGCTTATGCTTCTGTATCTTCAATGATGAAAGTGTTATCAGATATGATAAATGAATCTGGTAATAATTTAGATGATATGCCAGAACAAAAGGTTTGGCTTCTTAATGCAGCTAAAGATATATTGGATAACAGCGGAAAGCTTGGTGTAAAGGTTGAAGGTTATGATCCTAAGACAAGTTACGGTTATGGATATGAGACAAGGCTTTATCTTATGGAGAATGGTAAACCTGAGTTAATAGATTCGTTTGATACTCCTAATGTATGGTTTGCGGATAATGTGTCTAAAGAACTTGCTGTTGCGCCTCAGAAAAAAATAGTTGATTTTGTTGTGGCAGCCATAACAGAAGAGATTAAGGATATGGTGACAGCAAAAGAAGGAGGTAATTTGCCTACGTCTTTGAATAAAAACGGCAAGTTGATGAAGTTGTTGAATAGTGTAAATAGGGAATAATATATGGAAAATAAGGAACAGACATTGGTAGAGAAATCAGGTTTCTTACCATCTACTGGATTAAGAGGGTATAATGCCGGAGTTCCTACGCGATATGAAGAAGAATCTTCTCTTATTGAGGGAGCAAAAAGAGAGATGGAGAGGATGAAAGTAGGTTCATATACTCCCCCGGTATCAGCCATAAATCCTGATGATGATTCAGAAAAAGGGTCTGATATTAGCGGAATAGATACTTCTTTTGATGTAGACACATCTTTTTCTGGACTAAAATCGGCTCTGAATGGTGGAGATGATCCAAGAAAGAAGAAAGAGGAGTCTTATAATAAGTTAAATTCCATGATAAAATCTATTCAAGATAAATCAAGGAATACTTATTCTGGTAAACAAACGTCTTATGGTGAGGTTATAGCTGGTAATCAACAGTCATCTGCTGTTGATTTTGGTGTATTTGGTAAAGGAAGAACTATTAAGTTAGATGAAGCATATGACTTTTTATCCGATGGGAACATCGGTCTTGCAAAGTTTAAAAGTTATATGCCAGGAAGGGATAATGAAGATTATTACGGAAGAAGGCAAACTACTTGGAATAAGGCTGTTAATGGTATAGGGAAACTTGTCACAAAAACAGCATTATATGGTGTATCAGGAGTAGTAGGTATTATCCCGGCTGCGTATAATCTTATAAAGACTGGTACGTTATCTTCTGCATTTGACAATGATTTTACACGGACCATAAATGATATAGATGAAAGAATAAACCACTCTCTTCCTCATTATTATACAAGAGAAGAGCGTGATATGGGATTTTTGCAGAGTCTTGGAACTGCAAATTTTATTTTTAATGATGTTATTGGAAATGGTCTATCGTTTACGACAGGAGCTATTCTGTCTGCCTACCTTACAGGTGGGATGGGCGTGTCAAGTCTTGGAGCTGTTGGCGCTAAAGTAGGGATGAGAGTGGCCGGAAAGATGGCGGCGTCTAAGATTGCGGCAAGTGCTGTAAAATCAGCTTTTGGAGCGTATAGAGCAGGAGCGATGTACGGCAGGGCTATAGGTAATATGGCCAAGGTAGGAGTAAATACGTTCGTGGGCGCCGGCTGGGAGTCTGCCGTGGAGGCTCAGTCCTTCATGAAAGACTCTGAAAGTAAATACAAGGAATATTTTAAAAATATGTATGGTCGGAATCCTAATCAGTCTGAGATGGCTGAATTTAAGAGTTCTATTTCCGATACGGCAAATAGCATATTTTTAGCTAATATGGGTATAGTTGGATTATCCAATTATCTTCTTCTGGGAAAATATCTTGGAGTAGACACTGGTTTTGCTTCTAAATACATACCTGGATTAAAGGGTGTATCAAACACATATAGGGGATCAAAGAGTTTTGTAGATCGCTATTTGTTTGGATTAGGGACTAAGAAGGTAGCGGGTGATGCTGGAAGATTACAGACGATAAAAGCAAATTTATTCCAGAAATCCTTAGCTACTGTTTGGAATGTATCTAAAAGACCCATATCTGAAGGTGTATGGGAGGAAGGCATGCAAGGTGTTGCTCAGCGCATGGGGGAAGATTTTATTAGATCAAGATATGATAAGACGTATCTTGATGCTACGTCTTCTATAGTTGATTCTTTTTCTAAGGCCATAGCTGAACAATTTACAACCAAAGAAGGATTGAAAGAGATTGGCATAGGAGCCCTGATTGGTGGTTTATTTGGAGCCAGAAATGGTGCTTTTGGTTTATATGAAAGGAGAAATAAAGAGCGTACTATTAATACTGATGTTGAGAAATTTAATAGTAATAATGCTTTTACTTCTCAATCTGTAAAAGACTCTATGCGAAATTTAGCCGAATTTAATGCTCAAATGAATGATCCTGAATCAGATTATTATTCTAAATTTGAATTATCTGACAGAATGGGAATGTTAGAGGATACGGCTAACAATTTCAGGTCAATGGTTAAAAGCCTTGACGAAAGTGAGTTGGCTTCTGAAATGAAAGTAGATGAAGAAACTGTTAAAAAATACAAGGAAGATATTATAAAAGATTTTGATAAGAAGTTAGCCAATTATAAAAAAGCTTCTTCTTTTGCTGAGGCTATTACTGCTGAGACTTCATCTGATCTTTATCGATCTAATGTTGCTAATGCTGTGTTTAAGGGGTTGGATGCAGAGGATATGGCAATGGAAGCATCAAATGATATTGCTGATTATGTAAATGACAATAATTTGTTTGATGATATAAATACGTTTTATTCATTATCAAGTCAAGCTTTTGATACAGCTAATCAGTTAAGGGAATTGCGTAATGAGATCAATGATCTGAATGCTGAAATAGAAAGGTTGGCTACAACTCCAAGAAGAGTAGAGGATGGCAATGATATCGAAGCAGAGGCTATAAAACAAAAAACTATTAAATACGATAATCTTAATAAGGAATATAGAAGGTTGTCAGAAGATCTTCTTAGTAGTTATAAAGAAGTATTTTATTCTTTTGATCCTGGAGTATTAGCTTTTGAGTTGTTTAAATCCGAAACAATAACTGCTGAAGATATATTGAAAGCTTATGACTCTGTAGCTTCTTTAAGTACTTATATTGAGAATAATAAAGGGAAGAAAGAAGCAGAGGATTTAAGAAATATGGTGGTGAAATACCAGCAAGCCATTACCCAATATAAGGTTTTACGGTCATTTATGAACTCCATACAGGATAAGAAATTCATGAGACATGATTTTTCTTTATTTTCTAAGTTCTTAAATGATATGGTATCTTCTAATACTAAATCTATAGAAAGTGATCGTTTTTACCAGACAGAGGATAATAATATCAGTTTGGATGAAAAAATAGATGAGCTTCTGAATAATGGAGAAATAAATTCAGATGAAGCATTTACCATGAAAGTATTTGGTCATCTAAACGATGGTATAACTCAGAAGCCGAAAGAAGATATATTGTCTGATTTTGATTATGAGTCGGCAATGGAAGATCTTTTGTCTGCACCTATAGAGGTTAAAGAACGTATCGTAGATAAGATATATACAGGTAATCAAGATCTTTTATCTCCAAGGGAGAAGGAGATATATGAAAAGTATAAACAGGATATTGATGATTATATATCAAATCTTGGTGATAGTCCGGCTAAGATGATAAAAGATTTATCAGATAAAGTTAAGAGACTTACTGAACCTCGATCTGTGTATGAGGATAATAATATCATTATTGATATGGCTAAATCAAATTTGGAACCAGATCAAAGGCAGGAACTTGATGATGCTATTTCTTCGTATGTGGATATAATGAACAGACGGGACAAAGGGGAGAAAGTTGATGAAGATAAGCTTGCTGATTCGGTATTTACCATAGAAGATCTTGGCCAAGTTGGAAACATCACAGATCTCCTTCCTTATATCGAACAAAACAGGATTATTGATAAAGGTCGTATTTCCGAATCTACGTTAAGTAATTTTGGGGAGGATGATGCTAATATAGATTCTCTTGTAAATGAGTTAGACGAATCCGATAATACGCCGGGAGCTAACATAGATAGTGCCCAGAATCCAGAGACGTTGATGGTTAGAAGAATATCCAACGATGGCAACGAAAGGTATGAAATTGCGGGTCTTAGAGCCGATAAATTTATATCTTCCATAAAATCATTGGTTCCTATTCAAATAAGCTCTGAAACGAACGCTAATGGCACTAAAAGGTATTCTCTTAACATAGGTGGAGAAACGGCTACTATAATTGAACTTCCTTATCATGCGAGATGGTCTATAGATAAAGAATCGGCTCGTGTTCTTAACCGTTACACAGATGTGTCTATTCAGGACGTGGGTAATTCCTATTCTTTGGTTTATAAGCGTCTTGATTCAGATGAGTTGGTTCCGTACAGAACAGGTGTCGGATTCGGAGAGAATGAAGTAGATAAAATAGATCAGGAAGCATTATCTTCTTTGAAAAAAGGAGATAAGGTTAATCTCGAAATAGATGTAAATGATACTTATAATCAGTCTCTTTTTACCGAATACAATGACGCTGTTCAGTCAGGCGATAAAAAAAGAATAGAATCTGCTGAGAATAAACTGGTGTCCAATATGGTTATCAAGGTCATGAGTGGGAACAGATTCGTTTCTGTTGTAAAAGCTGATACAGGAGGCATAGATGGTATAAGTAAAATAAGAAGAACGGCTTTTAACAAGTGGAAGAAAGATGCTGGTCGGTCGGCTACCATCAGCGTCGGCACGCATGTTGTTGCCCAGACTCTTCCCGGAAGACCGGTATTTAACATGAGGGTGAACGGTCAAGGATATGGCCAGGTAGAAAATCTCCCTATTACCGAAAAAGGTGCTGAAAAAGTATCTGATGTCGGATATGTATTAAATGGCAAAGTCGTGCTTAAGAACGGCTCTAAATACACAGGCTTCCCATTTGCTTATTCTATATTAAATGACAAGGGGAATAATTACAAAAATGTAAGAGTTCCGGTAGTTGTCATCAAAGGTAAAAACGGTCTTAATTATCTTTTCCCTGTTAGTCTACGTTCTGTAGAATCAGAGGAAGGAAAGAAATGGATTTCTTTTATAGATATGCTGCTTGAATCCGGTGACTCTGAATTGTTGCAGATGGGTCAAGATGACATACAAGATCTTAATGCGTATCTGACCAAGTTAGGTCTTGATCCGGCTTCGTATCAAGTATCGTATTTGAATCCTATTTCAGGGCTTATAAAAGCTCGTGAGGCTATAGAAAAATTATCTACGGTTCCTGATGTTGTTAAGTGGGTAGAAGATGGAAGTAGGAGCGTTAAAGACATTGTGACATCTGAAGTAGAATCTGGAATAGATTTCGAAGGTGAGATGTTTGTCGCTCCTAAGATCAGGATTCAATTTGGTAAATCATCTTCCAGATCAAAATCACTTATAGAGGATGATCTTCCTTTCTCTGATGAGGGTAAGACCGTTACTTCTAAAGAATACGTGGATGTTTATGAAGAGGAAATGCCAGAGGAAGGAGCTGTCAGGGGGACTCAGCCGGCGCCATTAGCTCAGCCGGCTCCTGCGGCACAAGCTATGCAGTCTTTACCTGGCAAGAAGCGTACCTCCAGGAAAAACTTCTCTCTTATGTTAAACGAAATAGAATCTCATATAGAAAAAGAAGGATTGCCGCCTTATGCTAATATTTTTGATTTTATAGCAAGGAAGATTGTAGGAGGTGACTTGAGGTTTCTTCGTGAGAGAGGTAATCCTAAAAGTCTTAAGGAGGAAATGGGATTAGAACCTAAAGGAACAGTAGGTGATAAAATATCCACTCCTTCCAGTAAAGGTGGTAAGACCTTAAATGAATACGTTTCTTGGCTTCGTTCTCAAACAGATCAGGTGGTGGTGGATTATGTTGGGCCAAGATCTGATGAACAAATTATATCAGAGTTGAAAAACTTTTTGAAATATATTAATTTTGTTCCGAGTAAGGCTTTGAATTATTCTCTTAGAGTCAATGGCATGGATACCCTAAAAGAATATGGCACAAAAGAGGAAGTAGAAAAAATGGAATCTGATATCAATAGTTTGGTTTCTAAAGTTTTGCCTACGGTGGATAACCAAACTATAGAAGATGTTTCTACTGCAATAGAATCAAACAACTTGCCTGCCATATGGGAGCCCGTGGAAAGCCTTGATATGACAAACGAGGGAAAAATAGAGTTTTTGAATAACGTAGCAGATTTCCTTAGCGGCATACCAGAGTATGATGCTGTTGTGGAGTCTATAGAGTCAGAATCAGATAATATTTTAAATGATGGAAAAGAAGGAAGTGCAGAAGGCGGTGCAGTACGCGCTGAGGAAGATGGCGATAAAAAGGGAGATGGAGAAGGCAAAGGACAATCCAGAACAAATGTCGAAGTTAAAGGAAATGTCGAATTACCTGGATATACAAAAGGAGAAATAGAAAAAGACGAACCTCGTATATCCGAAGAACCGCTTACTCACATATCAAGGGTAACAACCCCTTATTTTCTGTACGGCGGTGATGAAGCATATACATCTGTTCCGGCTAAGGTAGAACAGATACCTGAGAAGATAATGGGTCGTAATGGCATTAAATTTGGTATGAGTGTAGTCGAGTTAACCAAATTAGGGTACAAAAAAGCTGGTGGAAACTGGATATATAAATTCTATATGAACTCAGGTGTGTATGATTTGTATAATATCAGTACCGGTGAAGCGTTTAGGGCAAAACCGGATCTTGGAGTTAAGATAAGTTCCAGTGCATTCATCCGCTCTTTATCTCAATCTGGTAGAAAAATACAAAATATGATGAGTAATATGAGCCAGGAAGAGATAGATAGGAATAAGAATCTCGTAGAAGGTTCTGATAATTCGGATTCGATAAATGAGTTAAATAAGGAGTGTTGAGTATGAGAAGGAGATTTTTTAATGCTGCGGATAATTTCGTGGGAGGATGTTATAATAAGTTATCCAATGAAGATATAAAAAGGCTTGGAGGAAAAAGACCTTATGTATGTCAGTTTAATAAAATTCATATACATATAGGACCTGTATTAAAAGATCATGATTCTGATGTTAGTTACATAATGTTTAATAGTAATTGGAATCATGGTGGTTATGAATGTATGGTTTATAATCATAGCAATAATGGTATTTTTATATTAGGTGAAAACAAAATTGGTAACATAGAAGATCATATACAAGATCTAACATATTGGTACGAATATGATCCAAGCATTAATGAAAATTATTGTTATTTTTATTATGAGGCTAATAACAGCGGAAATGCTATCAAGTTGAATGGTGAGTTTGGTGATACCAGTACTGTTTTCAACATTCCCAGCTTGGAAGTCACCACTCTTCGTGATGGCAGTTTGAGTTTTCCGGAGATTTATATAGAAGGAATTTGGGATCCGTCATTGTATAAGTCGGTTTTATAATTAACTTTGCAAAAAAGTTAATTACAATGGGTGTCAAATGTCAGATAGAAAAAAAGGAAAATGAAATAAAACGGGTTAAGGCTCCTAACGGGGAGCCTTCCGTTCTTTACGAAAGTGCTTTAAAAGTATTAGGAAACAGCGAGCGGGCCCTTCAGGTATGGGCTAAGGCTTACACTCCTGGTTTTTTGTCGTATTATGGTCATTGGAATAACCCGGCTCCAGGGGAGATGTTTAATACCGATCCCAATGGCGAACCTCTTTTAGAAGACGTGCTGTCGTATATGAAGCGTCAGACTTATTTTGCTGATCCTTTAACGGCTCAGGACATTAAGGATGTAAGGGATTTCCTTTTGTCTACTCATTATTTTTTTAATGCGTCTTCATTGTCTAATGCTATTCTCTTCGATTTTTATGTAGATGGCAGTTTGATACTGAATGAGCAGAAATTAAGGAGATCCGGTTTGTATGATGAAACAGAGATAAGTCGTATTTTATCCGATCCTTCTGTTTTAAATGAGGTTTCGACTTCCATGAGAAAGTTAATAGATTATTCTATTAACGAACATGATAGGGAAAAGGATAATTATTTTATGTCTGTTGACTATCAGTATGGTCCTATTGTTTACAAGGAGGGAGTGTTTAACCAATTTGGTAAAAAAGTACCATATAATCCTTCTGAGCTTTATTGGGCTATGGGCAAAACAGTAGCCGGCATAAAAAACTTTTCTGAATTTTCATCTGCTTTTGAATCGTTGAGAAACTCATACCCTGAACTGGTTGAGAAATTCGTTTCTGATAAAGAATTTGCCGAATCTATGTTTGATGAGTTCTCATCTACGAATAAGATTCCGGTAATAAACATAGAAGGGGATGATGTGGTAGAAGGCAAGAGAAGATCCTTGTCTAAGCTACAAGATCTGTCTTATTACAATCCTGGCAAAATAGAGTTCCTAAGAGCTCGTATATCAGCTTATTTACATAGGGTTAATGCCGACACCGAATCCGATTTAAGAAGCATGATATGGGATATAGAAGAGGCTTGTACGTGGTTTGGCATAGATATAATAGGGACATCGGAAACTTATGATGGCACAGAAGAATCTTTGAATAAGATAGATAATTTGATGCTGGATCTTGATATTTATGTGGCCAGGCACAATGATGTAAATTATGCTCCTACGTTGGCATCTTCTATTGATGATGTTCTTGGTGATAGTACAGACTATTATTTTGGATTATTGCCGGAGTATATGGATAATTTGAATATCGTTTATTCTGAATCCAATATAGACCCAGTAGAAGCGTTTGAGAAACATTCATTGCTTAAGGTAGGAGATAATCTATATCAAAGGATCAGCAAAGATGATATTAACGAGATGTATCAAATATCAACAGTGTTAGCCAAGCACAACCTAACTCATTTTTCTACTAAAATATATCCTGAATCTTGTTTTAAGAACGGCGTTTTGGATAAAGAGAAAGTACGGAACGTAGATAATAATACGCTCATGGCTTCCATTAAAAAATACGTCAGATCGTTCATGGATTCTCAGAACACGGAGGACATGATAATGACCAGGATGGCGTTTGGACACCCGGCGGTACTTGACGTTCCTTACGTGGATGTGGATCGGGAGTATAGTCGATACATGAACAAAAAACAAGATAGCGAAAACCCATTATCCTTATTCGATTTATACCAATCTTACCTTGACAACAAACTCCATAAAACAAAATTATATGATAATGCCTATAAGTATCTTGACTTCAAACCTGGTCCATCTTTGGGCCTTATTTCTGATGATCCTGATATTTTGAAATCAATAGAATTATCTTTATCTGGAAAAGACAGGTTGATGTTGTTTGATTATAGCATGACCAGTACCGACCCTTCTTTATCAGAATTGTTTTATTTGGAGAAGTATGACCCTTTGTATGCCGGGAATGATTTTGAACACTATTTTTACACCAGGCACCCGTATTTGTTAAAAGAAAAATCGGGCCCTAATATCGTAGAGCAAGATGGTGTTATAACAGCCGAAGGTATTTATGATAATTTTATAAGAGTAGGTAATAAGATATGGTCTAAAGTAAGCGAGAGTAGTTCCGGCTCTATCTACCAAAATCTGACAGGAACCGAATCAGAGGTGAAATACGATTCTACTCAGAAGGCTAAGACGGTAGAAACCGATTACGCTCCATACCAAAACAGATCTGGCTTGACGCAAGACATGACCGTAAGCAAGCCTGAATTGGATGATCTTAATAAATTGGAATGTAGGTAATTTTTGTGTACATATATATAGTTTTTTCATAGTTATAATTTGGGAAGTGAGGCTTGAGAAAGTCTCACTTTTCTTATATATGTACGTATATCAATAACATACAAGAAAAGTTAGATTTTCATTGTTTATGGATTATTTTTGTTAAGTTTGCAATATTAGTTTCAGGAAGGGATTATAGAAATGGGAAAAAGTAAGAACCGAACGTAACTAATAACAGTAGGAAATGAGAATCAGTACCATCAAACGTAACAACAGCATTCATCTTATGTATAAAAACATTATGAATGATTTAGGTCAATTAAGAACTGTAGTTTCAAAATCCTATATTTATAATCTGATACAAAATCAAACCGGATTAAGTATCAGAACTATATCCCATGTCTTGAATCACACAAAAGAACAGGATACAGATTCTTTGTGAAAACCATACATTTTCATACATTTGTGTGTTCTTTAGTTTTTAGATTTAAGTTTTTCATGGTATTAGTTTAGAGATCAGGGCTCGCAGTGATGCGGGCCCTGGTTTGATTTAAAAAGTATTAAAATATTTGCTATTTAAAATCCTGTTCCTATCTTTGCTCCAGAAACAATGAACAACGAGATCCCACCTCTGGTTGTTTGATGTTGAAAGATATTTTTGGCTCATTAGGGTTTGTCATAGTGGGATCTGACATTCTCTTTTGGGCCTATTTTTTTTATCATGGATAAAGTTTCTGTTTTTGAAAGTTCGGATTTTGGAGAGCTTAGAATTATTGTAGATCCAAAAGGAGATGTTTGGTTTGTGGCGTCAGATGTGGCTAAATCTCTTGGATATATAAATGCTAAAGATGCGGTAAAAAGACATGTAGATGATGATGATTCTATGCTTTTGCAAGTATCTGATAATCAATGGGGCGTAAAACGATCTATATTGAAAACCAGATATATAGATAGTATAAGAATAATTAATGAATCTGGTTTATATTCTCTTATATTATCTTCAAAATTAGAGTCTGCTAAGAGATTTAAGAAATGGGTAACATCTGAGGTTCTTCCTTCTATTCGTAAAACAGGAGAATATAAAACAAGTTCCGGTGGAAAGGGAATTTTGGTCCCTGACTTTTCTAATCCGGCAGATGCAGCAAGAGCCTGGGCTGATCAATATGAAGCTGCTCAAAAAGCTATAGCCGAAAAGTCGCAGGCAGAGGCAGAGAAGCAACAAGCTTTGAAAACAATAGAAGAACACAAGCCCGATGTAGAATTTGCCGAGTCTTTTAGGAAAGTAGACCATAATAATATGTGGCTGATTCGTGATATTGCAAAGAAGTTAGAGCAAAATGGTGTTATTATTGCTGAAAAGAATCTTCGCTCATTCCTTGAAGAAGCTAAATTCATGTTTAGGAACGGTCTTGGCAAATGGGAGCTATATAGCAATGTTGTAGTTAAAGGGTATGGAGTGTATAGGTCTTATTTCATAGATAAGTATTCTGGTGATAGAATCAATCAACAAACCATATACATGACAGGCTCCGGATATGAAGTGACCTTAAATGGTATAAAAGGAAAACTCAAAAATGTGTTTCTAAAATATGGCAAGTTTGCTTAAGTTTATTTACAGGTGGTGTTTTGAAAGAATAAAAAACACTACCTTTTTTTGTTTCTGTTTTTGCTGAAAATATTTCTCTTCTATAAGAAATAAACACACCTATATTCCACCTTACAATCATGAACTTTGTTACGTGCTTCATGCACGTATGTTTAACAATTAAATACTATAAAATTATGGGTGGTGATAAAATCGTCCTTTTAGATGGAGCCGGGGCTAACGGTGGTGGTGCAGCCACTAACGGTCTTCTTTCAATGATTCCCGGCATGTTTGCTAATTTGATAGGTGGTAATAAAATGGATCCGAATCTGGTGGCGGCTTTGATGAACGGTCGTAACAACCAGGACGGTTTCGGTGGGGCTAACGGTTGGTGGCTCTGGATAATTGTTTTGTTCTGGCTGTGGGGTGGACGCGGCTTCGGTAACGGTTTTGGAAATGGCGGTGATTGTTGCGCCAATGGTTTGCCGGCTCAGTTGAATAACGATTACGGTCGTGAACTTTTGATGCAGGCAATTCAAGGTAATCGTAGCGCCATAGATCAGATTGCTTCTGCTTTGAACTGTTCTACTACTCAACTTCAAAACGCTATCTGCAACGTACAGGGTGCCATTGATAAAGTAGCTGGTCAGGTAGGTATGACTTCTCAGGCTGTTATCAACGCAGTTCAACAACAAGGTTGTGAAATAGGAAATCAAATCAGCTCTTGCTGCTGCAATCTGAGTTCGTTGATCAATCAAAGCACTTGCCAGACTCAGGGAATGATTACTCAGCAAGGTTTTGATAACCAGCTTCGCACGTTGGAACAAACCAATATCTTGCAGAACAACCTGACTAACGGTTTGGATCGTAACAGGGAAACATCTACAAGTCAGTTCAATATCTTGTCTGCAAAAATCGATGCTCAATCTCAACAAATTCAGAGTGCTTTCTGTGATCTGGAAAAGAGAGAAATGCAACATACGATCGATTCTTTGCGTGAACAGAAACAAACCCTTGAGATGTTTGCTGCTCAACAGGCGCAGACACAAAACATCGTAAATCAAATCAGACCTTGTCCGGTCCCAAGCTATAATGTCTGCAACCCGTTTGCTGGCAATGGTTACGGTGGATATCCATACGGCTTCAACGGCGGATGCGGTTGTGAACGTGGATGTGGCAATGGATGCTGCGGGAATAACGCTGCTATCTAATTCAGTTTGAAGATTGGCAGATATCGTTCTTTGACATATTGGTAAGGGTTTTGTAGTCTTCTTCGTAGAACCATTTATAACCTCTATAACTTTTCCTATCACCTCTGCATACAGCAGATACAGAAGATGGGTTATATCCGTCATTAGATGTTGATCCTACTGATTCATAATGTTTTATATCATTGCTATTGTTCATGTTTACTCTGACAACGGCTTTCATAATCCATCTTTGACTTTTTGGATCTCTCTTTATGGTTTCATGCCGCTTGCTTCTTGTTATAGGATTAAGTACATTCATGGAGTTTGTGCACCATCTTAGGTTTTTCACCATATTGTTTAATCTATTAGTGTCTACATGGTCTACATATTGGTAGTTATTTGGATTTGGTATAAAAGATTCTGCCACCAATTTATGGACATATCGATGCGATTCTTTGTTTGATTTATATAAACGCACCTGAAAATATCCACTATTGGTCATTTGTAGAGCTTTTATTCCCGCGGTAAGATCTTTTAATCCTCCAGATTTTGATCCGGAATCCACGAATCTAAATTTGGATGCAACTCTTCCAAAAGAGGATACCATATAAAGTCCCTCAAACCCGACTACATCTCTCCACTCCTCTCCATCAAAGGAGATGTTCTTGATAAATTCTTCGTTCGTCATTTTCTCTAATTTTTAAAATGTGGACTAAGTTTTTAAAGAGAATGGGAAGGGAGAACTTAGAGAAACCCTTATCAGCAAAGACGCGACCTCTGCCTATCCCGGTTGCAAATGTAGTATTCACAAATTGATAATTGAATTAAAAAAGTATAATTATGGCTTGTGTTTCTAAAATAGGATCGTTGTATGAGATGGTTACGAAGAATGTTATTGTCAGTACGACAAATACAGTCTTCGGTATTAACCCACGGGCTTGGATCGCCCTTCCGTGTGAGGGTCTTATCCTTCTTAAGATAAGGCAAGTAGTTCCCACAGCCGGAAGTGCTCTACCGGTACAGATTGCGGTCCCGGCAAACAGTACAGTTTCAACAGTAGGAGCCGACACCTGTTGCCCGGTTACGGGAGTGAATGTCGTGAACCCTATTAACGTAGCTGTCACGGGTGCTGCTATGGTAAATGGCACAGAACGCCTTCTGTACTTCAATAAAGTTCGTGGCGTGTTAAGATTAATGGATTGTTGTGTTCCGACAACAACAGCCCAGGCGTCTGAAGTTAAAGCAGGTAAATGATTTCAGTAGGGTGATGGAGATCATCACCCTATTTTCACCTAACTAATATTTTGATCATGTTTTCAGATTTGAAGAAAGGGTTTCAGGTACATACCCTTGATACTAATACAGTACCTAAATACGAATTGGGAAAGGTAGTAGCCGTATCCGAACCCAGGTATCTTCCTCCTCAGCCAGGTCAGTATCAGGCGATGCAGACCCGCGTGGTGGATCTGACGGTAGAGCTCACTGGCGAAACCAAGACCTATACGGTCCCGGAATCCCAGAATGTGGCTAAGGCTATGGGCATAACATTATCTACCAGCATAGATCCGATTATGAACGAGCTGAATGCCATAAAAAGCACCAGTCAGGAAATAATAGACAGCGTAGATGCCCATCGTGCCAAGATAGAGGCTTGTGAATCTATATTAGAAGATATCAATCCGGCATTCAAGCAAACGAGAGAGCAGGATCGTAAAATAGCTGGTATAGAAAATAAGGTGAATGACCTTACTGATTCATTCGAAGATTTAAAGAAGTTAATTGTAGAACGTTTGAAATAAGTATAATATGATAGTATATGATTTAAATTCAGGACACAGAGAATATCCTGGATATGACGAGATAGAAGACAGACGAGGTGGAGGCAGAGGCAGAAGCCGTCGTTCTGATGGGACGTACATGGAGTACGGACATGGGTTCCTTCCTCCTTATGATCATTACGGTATGCATGAGAAGATGAAAGAAATGGAAGAACGCGAAAACGAGCTGGAAGAAAGGGAAAGAAGGCTCGAAGAGCGCGAACGTCGTCATGAAATGGAGGACCGGGAATACCGGAGGATGGGTTACGAATCCTACCCGACCGATTACTATGGAGACGACAGATACTACGGTGACGGACCTCAGATGCGTAGAGGTCGCGGACGTGGCAGAGGTCGTTCTTATTGAGGAGCAGACGCAGAGGATCCAGCTTATCAGAAATATGTAGATACTTACGGCTACCATTTTTCTAATGCTCTTGCTGATGAGGCGGTAAAGAAGATGGTCAACGTCGATGGATCCAAGAGGATCTGGAAGCAGCCGGAAATAAAAGATATTTTTGAAAAGTGCGGAGCGAAGAAGCCGGATAAAGCGACATGGGGCGATGTCCAATATGTCTTTGCAATGTACTATTCGGATGGTTTTCCGAAGGTCTTCAAATGTGAGAACGAGTTGGTGAAAGCTACGTTAATGTATTTGGATGATCCGGATGCTCCCGAAGGAGTAGCCTTTATAAGATGGCTTGCCGTGCAAGATTACCTCGGCGAAAAAATAAACTGGAAGGATCTGACCTGAGATCCAGACCCAGGTCCTTCCGGTGGTGCGGGAGCCATAGTAAAAAATATGATTCCCGCATTCCCGTTTTTCCCGTTTGGAAAAAAAGGAATAAAAATATTATACCGGTCGGCGGGCAATAGAATACCCGTGGCCGGTTTGTTTCACATAACTTTTTTTTGGACATGAATATAGCACACGAATCTAAATCGAATAAAACCCCCTTGTATTTAATAGGAGAGTTGATTGGCGTACCGAATACGGTTATGGACTCAGCATTGCATGAACTGAAAGATAGAATAGACAAAGACCCTAAATATAAAGATGTTAAAAATTGGCTCGAATCTTTACCCAAGATCTGAACCTATTTTTTTTCAATACCAGGCCCGATGCGATTTTAACGTATCGGGTTTTTATTTTAATTCATATTGTTTTATTTTAAATCTAATTAATTCATGAATGTCGTACTTTTGTTGAAAAAGTATTCTATATGGAAAATAAGGAAGATTACGTTGGTTACGAAGATCAAGAACTGTGTAACCGGTATTACAAAGAGGCTGAAGCCATGAGGCAAAATCAGGACTGGCCTCGGCTTAGGGCTGTCCCTGCTCTGGCTAAGGGAACGCCATCGCCCGGCTGGGGACAGCTTGGACGTGGAAATGATGTCCGTGTTAAGTATGTTAGCATCAATTCAGGATTAGGAGGGGACAGATTATGACTGTAGAAGAATTGGCTAATAAAAGATATGGTGGCGAATTTGTTTTCATGCTTGGTCATTTGGAAGGTATAACAAGATTCGTTTTTGAATGTTTTGATCCCAGACCTGATCACGAAGGTAAAAATACTTATATGGTTTCCTATTTTGATAAGGGACTTCGTAGAAGAGATGTGGTAGATGTACCATGTTATATGAATGTTTTAGTAAAATAAATTAAAATATTGTAAATATCGTGGTTAGAATCGCATATTTCGGAACCGATGGCTGCCCTGGTCATTACGCTATTCCGATACGAGGTAAATTCACAGAAGAGGATATTAAGGTAATAGAATCTGTAGATTGTGATGATTTCTATAAGGTATTTGACGTCATGCGTTTTAAGATAGCTGAGTTTAAAGGATGGACGATATTGGGGATCCCGGCAAGCTTAGACGATCATAGACCTGGAAGCAAAACCGTTATCTTCATAGAGGGTAAAGCTAACGAAACTGACTTTATGGAAGTTATACAAGAGTATTCTTTTCTTAAAAATAAGGTAAAGAAACTTGCCGAATTGTATCATGATGGAGAATGGCTTGCGACTGGTAAATTGAATCAAGATCCGCCTACTAACAAGGAGCGGTTTCAATTTACGTTAGACAAGGATGATATTATTAACATGATTAGGGGAGTCGATTTAGATCCTTATTCTGATGTGGCGAATGAAATGGAGAAAATCGGATTGGGATCATCATCTGATTCTTCATATGAGGGTCCCATATGGTCTTGGTTTGTTAACAAAGTAGAACTTTGGCAGAAGAATAATGTATGGGATAGTTTCTCCGCTGAGTTTTTGTGGGGTTTGTATTGTAGGATAAAGAAAGTATAGTAACAATTAATTTAAAACAAATCATGGAATTAAAAGATTTTAAAGATGTGGTTAGAGTAATGACAAAAGAAGAGTTCGAATCAGCAATCAACGAAGATATTAAATTCGTTGAAAGATTTAAGCATTTTTTTTAAACATGATGATGTTGCGAGGATAATAGAACACGTAAAGTCAGTGTTAGAAGCATCAGTGGACTACTTCTATCCTAATCATCCTGAAGTAGAATTTGAAAAAGATTTTAATATACAATACGATGTCAATAAGATCTTGAACAAATACGGCCACACCGAAATGGGTCTGTATAAAATACAGCTCTATGTAGAGAAGATTTTGGGTAGTATTCAAAACAAGAAGCCTGTAGACGTGGGAGAAGTCTCTGACGGATACCACACTTTCAATGAATTGTATCGGTATAGCATGTTGTATAACGCTGCCTTCTTTAATCTATTAGCCAGAAGCGGACAGGTTGAAGTTTGCAAATCAAGGAGACACAGCGACGGAGAAAAATGCTTCGGTTCTGATGATTGGTTTATTGTGATGGCGATTCTACCTACCGGTCAGGTATCTAATCACTATGAAAGCAAATACTGGGATTTGTTTGATGTTCCTGAAAGAGAAACCGCTTTCGAATACGATGGCCATACACCAAATGAAGCTGCCGACAGACTTAAAAAGTATCTCAAACTGCCTCGTCGTGGCATGACATTCGAACAGGCTTTAGAACGGCTTAAATTAGGTCGTAAGATAAAAAGAATCGATTGGGGTAAAAAGTATATCTGTATGTTTGACGTAAATATATTGATGGTAGATACAGGTCAAAAAGTAGCATCAAATTGGAATCCAACCGAACATGATATTATGTCTAATGACTGGGAGATTGCGGGATGAGTTTGTTTGTATGTTCAAAATGTGGCTGTATAGATAATACAGCCACATCATATTACTGGGCTCTTATAAGACCTTGTAAGAATCGTATTTACGATAAGTCGCTAAAGGGATATGAAGGCAAGCCTCTTTGTTCTGAATGTGCCGCTATTGAATATAGTAAGGGAGACGAAGTGGTGGTAGTTCCTGGAACGTGGCATGGTAAGTTCAAGAAAGAATGGCCTACTGAAGAAGAAAAGAAGCATATTGGTAAAAACGGAATATTAAATTTATAGTCATGTGTAATAAAGAAATCGTGATATGCGCGGCCATCTGGGTGCAGGACGGCAAGAAGCGTCCCTATCAGCCTACCAATATACCATCCGGCATCGTGTTCTGTGGATTGAGACACCCCTCTATACTATCTCAACTTGCGGCATACGGTATAGCCCATAAAAACCGCAGTGTTCAAGGATTTTTGACAAGCAAGAACCGGTTTTTAACAAGAGAGGAAGCATCTGAACTTGTTAGAAACAATAATCAGGAAATGGTAGTAGATAGGAATGCCATTAGAGAACAATTGTATTCAGAAGATTTGTATTAACTAAAAAATAAAACAATATGGGATTTATAATCAAAAAGTCAATCATTTATAATATGATGGACGGCAATCAGTTAGAGTATGAATTTGACAACATAAATTTAGATCATATCACATTTAAAGGTAATGGTAAAGAACCTTTTTCATTTAACAGAGTCCTTGTTGAAAATTTAATTGAGACATTTGAGACTATGCAGGATATATACTCTGATAATTACGGAATTAAGGTTTATACCGGTAATTGCATAATTCAACTGAATGTAAATCCAAAGAACTTAAGTGAATCCTTTTTTGACGTATATGATAGAGATGGGATGAAATTGATATATAGCATACAAAATAGTATCTTGAAAGAAATGTTTGTCATATGATCACCAAGCAAGATATACAAGCAGCAACATCGTATATTTTCCGAAGCAGTTTTGTCTCGGAGGACCAGGCAAGGAAAGCAATGGTAAGAGCCGGCAATAACGCTACCAAGATCCTTGTCAAGACCTTTAGAGGCAAGTTGTTCAAGAAAGCTTTTGGAAGAGCCCGTAGAGGAAAGGATATCAGTTCTTTTGAAAGACAGGAAAAAGAAAGTGGTTTCAATTTTCTACACAATCCTAATAATGGTCGTATGCAAAGCGGTCATATTATAATAGATGGAATTGGTCTGTTTAAACAAATAATTCATGAAAGGTAAAAAAGTTGATATTCGTTTAGGTAGAGGTCCGGCGAATCAGATTAAGATAAACAAAACCATTCCAGTGTCTCATAAACCAAAAGAAGAACGTCGAATGATGTTTATTTGTGGTGATGATATTGCTTCTCTTATAAAGCGGTTTGAAAACGAATCAAAGTAATATAAAGTCGGACATGTGTCTTGTCCGACTTTTTTTATATATTTGTGGCATGGCAAGAGGTTATTATTGGATACCACAAACAGATGAAACGTTAAATGGCAGAAGCTATTACGTGGCTAAGATAGTAGGAGATATCACGTTTGATACTAAACGAAAAAGAATCGTATTTCAAGCTGATAGGTATTTCCCTGTAGGATCTGTTTTCCATTTTACGCACAATTGCTTCAATTATATCATAACTTGCCGACTTCGTAAGCCGGGGCTTTGGTTTGAAGCCAGGAGAGAGGATTCGGGCCCTATTTGCCTTGAAGATATTGAGCGCTTTGAATCGGGAAGGTTTATACATCGAGATGGGTACATGCATTACATATAAGCTGAACTTGACGATTTTTCGTCAGATTATAATTTTTTTTCATATTATTTTTAAGCCATCAGACTGAGAAGTTAGGTGGCTTTATTTTTTATGATATGCTTTATTTTTAACTACCTTTGTCTCATAACAAAAATGTTTTATCATGGTATCAACGTGTATTATTAAAAGAGATAATAAAAAGAAAGTTGTTTCTGTCTCTACCAGATCAGGGGACAGGTCTATGTTGTTTGATAAGATAGCATCTATTCCTCTTATGGAGAACAGGGAACGGGCTACTACTGTTTTTAAAACCGTATTTTCTAATAAGTTCTTAAAGGATTTTGGCGACTGGAGAAAGAGAGTGCCTATCAACAAACCGGCTTATAATAAGGTTAAATCCAACATTGATCTTATTCCGGAAGCTTATAGAGAAAGGGTACTGGATAAGGCTTCTAAGATGAGTAATCCTGTTCTTGTATCAAAATCAGATGCAACTTATGGGATTCAAGAATCAGGCTTCGGATTCTATAGCCAAGATCTGGGTGATAATATTATGTTGGTGGATGCTATGATCCCATCAAGTATTTCCGTACCGGAAGAACCAGGAATAGACGCCGGGCAGTATTTACAAGATGCTATATCTTCGGACTTCACTCCCGTATCTGTGGTACAGGATAAGGGTGTTAATTATATGGTTATAAAAGACGGTCTTAAGATATTTAGCCCAGAAGAGCTACCAGAAACAGATTCTAATCCTGTGGGTGTAACGTATCAGACTGGAGAGCCTCGTTTGTTTTTCATGAACGATCGTAGTCAATTATTTGAAGATTACGGAGAAGCTCTTCGCTCTGGCGGGAATGATATTAGAATAGGATTCTTATCAGGAACCGTTCAAGAATCTACCGTGGATGGCGTGGCAGACATTACTTACAAAGCTGGAAAGTATGTTCTTAATAATCCCAAGTCTTTTATACCGGTCATGACCGCTTCTGCTTCTACTTCTTTATCAACAAAAGGCGGGATAATTAACTACCTTATAAAGAAAGGTCTTTTGTCAGGATCTAAGATATTCAATTCTGAAACAAGAAGCTATTATCTTACAGGAGAAGGTTATACAGGACAAATTAGACTTTTCAATTCAGCCTTATCATACACCGAGCTCCGTAATCATTTTGGTTCCGATGTTTCCATGAACGACCAAGGTATGATAACCATAAGCTCGTTGGATAACAGTAAGGTAACTATGAGACTCGCCACCGGAGGAACGGAAAGGGTTAGTAGGGAACAGATAAAGAACGATCTTAAGTCAGGAAGATACAATGAATTGGACGCCAAGTACGATCATTTTGATGCGCTTGTAGTTTCATTCATATTAGAAGATAACGATCTTTATGCTGATACTAAAGCTAAGATCGTATCAGATTATAGCAGGCAGGAACGTGACCAACGAAATTCTATTGTCGAGATACTGAAAACGCTTGGCGTTAGTGTCATAGGTATGACCGACTATATAGAGAAGTACCAAACCAAATACGGGCATGAACCTTCTGCTAAGGCATTGGCGGATATTGCCAATAACGTAATAGCAGTTGGTGAAGATGCTACTTTATCTGATTTAGTAGAAGAAACATCCCACTTCCTTGTAGAGGCATACAGAGATCAGAATGCTGTTGAGGCTGTTCTGCAAGATGTAGAAGGTACGGAAGAGTGGAACCAGTATGCAGGTCAGTATTATAATACATACGGTAAGGTATATGAAGGATCTGAGCTTGATAATGCCGTTAGGAGAGAAATTCTTGGAAAGATCCTCGCCAGGGAGATGCAGACCGGCACAGCACAGGCGCCGGTAGAGCCCACCTCCTTCCTGGGGCGCGTCCGGCAGCTTCTCTCTGGAATCGTAAGCTGGCTTAAATCAGCTTTATCAACCCAAAGACAAGATTTGAATAACGTTATTAAAAGCATTCGTGATCTTGCCATTACTGACATAGATAAAGGATTTGACACCTCTCTGTTAAAGGATAATGACTTTACATTATACTCCCTTTCTTCTATGAACAAGAACAAGTTTCTTGAGTCTAAGATCCGGGCATTGAGAAAAACCTTAAGAGACTTGCGTCAGATAAGCTCTGATAGGGCTGTAACTACGTCTATGACCCTTGCTCAGCTTAAGACTATAGAAGATAAGATAAATAAGGTAGAGACCGAAATAGACAAGAATGAGATGGCGGCTGCCATGAATAGCATGATCTCTACAGCCGAAGCTCAGGTCAGATACTTAAGCAATGTGGTGAACACCATCCTTCATGGTGATACCAAAGATGGTAAGCTTCACTTCAATACCAATGATCGAAAGAACGTAGATATTATCAACAATCAGGTTCTTCCGATCATGAACGATCTTCGAGGATATATCCGTAACAGAAGTACCGAATTTGATGAACGTGAAAAGCAGGATTATACAAATAGGATCAATACCGTCATTGCCGACATTAATGGTATTCAGTCTGATATTAAATCAGTACAAGACCTTGATGAAAGCACGTTGCTTGATAAGTTAATGAACGAACTTCATGTGCCGGCAGATAAGGTAAAGAGAGTAAAAGAATTTTTTGACAAAGTTCAACATGATGTCTCTTGGATAAGTAGGTGGTTCGGTATATTAGAGCATTCTTCCAGTCCGTTCAATAACGCTCTTGGAGCTATGATTGCCAAAGACAATTACAATGCGATGGTGAATGCTCAGCCCGCCATATCCGACTTCCTGGCATATGCTAAAAAGCATGGTTTTAACAAATCTGAATTTGAAAAACTGCTTCAGAAAGTAGATGGCAAAACTTCTAATTACCTTCGCAGTGCTCTTGATATGGCTAAATACGATCGTAATAAGAAACTGGCACAGATGCGTGCGTTTGCGGCTGCCATGAACATAGAAATATCAGAAGAAGAAATCAATGATGTGGTTGACAATAATCGTAATTACGTATTTAAAAGAGAAGTAGTTGACAAGGACGGAAATACGGTTACTGAAAACGCTAAATTTAAGCCCTCATCTGACAGGGTTAATACCGATATTTTTACCATCGAGCAGGAAAAGATCTATACGGAGCAGATGGAAAAGTGGGATGCTGAAAATTCAGAATTGGAATTTAGTGAAAGTTACGCCACAAGAATGGAATCCATATACAAAAAGGCTGAAGAAGAATTAGGACATCCGGTTTCTCAAACAACCAAAGAATACCTTAATGCCTTATCCCGGCAAAAACGGATATTGAGGCAGCCTTTTATTGATAGCGGTGGTAATTTTGATGAGGTTGCCTACTATAAGAGTAGTAACTACGAAGAAGAAGGACTGCTTCGTAAACAACGTAAGGAAGCAGCTTCGGAATACATATATGTAGGGACCAGACGTGTTGAAAAAACCGGCGACCAACTTAAGATGGCCAAAGAAATACAAGCCATAAATGAAGTTTGGAGAAAAGAATCAAATAATGCCACTAATTCCGTATCAGAATCGTTTTTGCAAAAATTAAGAACGATTCAGAACGAGTCAGGAGGAGAAGCTGCGTTGAAGGCACTTATGTTGGGAGGTCACCTGTCATTTAATGATCGGTTTTGGAATGATGTAGAATCGGAACAGTCGGCACGTACCGAATCAAATAACAAGGCTTCGTATCTTAAAATGGCGCATGATATCATTAGTTCTACGACAAGTGATAGAGATGCGACTGACGTGGACTCGATTGTAAAAGATATAGAAAAAAATAAGGCCATTATCAAGGAAATAATCGGAAACAATCGCGATGTGGCTGATATCGGAGAAATTAACGAAGCGACATTTACCTCATCTGAAAGAGATGCTTTTAGGGCCGCATCCGAAGCTATTGAAACCGATTACGCTATTTTGATAGATTATGCTAAGATGGTGGGTCTTGAAGATATTGATAAGTACCTTACTAAAAGCAGTAAGGCTGAAAACGAAGTAAATCAGTCTTATTTAAATGCTCTTGCTGACTCCAAGGAAGTGGAATGGAAGTTCGTACAACGTCATACTACGGCGAAGAAAGCAAAAAGGATTCAGGCTTTAAGGGATAAGCTGTTTAAGGCTGCTGATAACCGATATCTGTTTACCGTATCTGAAACCAACTACCTGTCAGAAAAGCTTGGTATAAGCAAAGAATTAGACGGTAGAGATTTCAGGAATGCTGTTAATGCTAAGATGGCCAGCTTATTTTTAAATAATACAAGAGAAGAGGGTATAGAAGCTGACATAAAAGCGGGCATAGAAGAAGCTAATGCTATTGTTAATGAATTTGCCAGGAGCCAGGTTTTTTCGTACTATAAACGCATGGCGCCTACCGGATATGCGGCCATGATCGACAAAATCGGTCGAGGTGAGATAGATGTGGCGCAGATGGTTAAGGACGTACAAAACGGTACATCCACCCAAGATTATGGCATGGACATATCGTACCTTTCTTTCGACCCTGCAAGGGCATGGGTGGCTGAATCTGAAGCCGAAAATAGCGGCCATAATCCTGATTATGTAAAAGATCATGGGTATGGTCATCGCATGCCTAAGAAAAGCCTGTATCGTGACGAATCGTATTTCAATGACTTTGGTATCAAGTATGATGCTGACGGTAATGAAGTTGCTACTAAAAACGTAGATCAGTGGAATATGATTCAAAAACTCAAGGAAATAAAAAGACAATCACTTGATCTATACAAAGAGCAGAGCCCGAACCTGTATGCTATTCCACAGATATCAAAACAAGATATAGAACGTATAGAAGGATTGGGTATTAACTTCAAAAATACGGTTCGTAATTTTGTATCAGATCTGTGCCTGGACAGAGTAGACGATTCTCTATATGGTAAGACCAGGCAAGGAGAAGTGTATGATCCAGAAGACAGGCTTAGGTCTATACCTAAATACTACATATATGAATTGGAGAACCAAGATGATGTATCTCACGATTTTGGCTACTCTTATTCGATGCTTATGATGCAGTCATCGTTATACAACGAAAAGCAGAAGTCTATAGAGCTCGCTCAAGGACTGGAGCAGATGTTACTAAATAAACAATTTGAAGGTGGTAAAAAGGCTGAAGCAACCCAAGCATATCAGATGTTCAGGGACTTCTTCAACGATCATTATTATGGCATTAGGATGAACACCAAAAAACTTACGGTGAACATCGGAGGATATACGGTAGACCTTACAAGAATTATGATGGCTGTTGAAAGATTTATGTCGGTCATGAACTTGGCACTGTCTCCGTTTGTGGCAGCTACCGGCGCCCTGACAGGTCATATCAACCTCATCATGGAATCTGCCGTAGGACAGTATATAAGCAAAGACTCCCTTAAATACGCATCGGCTGAATTTTCACGCCTTGCTCCATCTTGTATAGCAGAAACCGGAGACATAGATAGGAAAAGCAAATTATATGTCATAGGTGAGAGAATGGGGATATTCAATATCCGAAATCGTATGTATGGTGCCGGATACAATAGAGCGGCCAGGACCTTAATGCGTTCGCCTATGTATGCTTTTATGGAAATCCTGAACTACCCTCTTGATCCGCAGGTTATGATTGCTACTATGGACAATGTTCGTTATTACAAAGGCCGGTTCTACACGTTCCAAGATTTCAAGATGGAAAAAGAACGCAATAAAGAACAGAGTACCATAAAAAGAGAATGGAACGCATTAAAAGATCGTACTTTATGGAGTATGGTAGACGTCGTGGATGGGAAGGTGGTTGTAAAGCCAGGATCGGGTGTTACTGTTGAGGAAGTAGAAACCCAGATGGCTATAACCAGAAATCAAGTTCGTAGCTTGTCGCAGATATGCAACGGATCTTTGAATGAAGAAAACCGAACTGCCGCATCGCGCAACTGGATAGCCAGGTTCATGACCGCCCACCGAGGATGGTTGGTGCTGTCGGCTCAACGTCTGTGGAAAAGACGTGGCTTCAATTTCCAGACAATGCAAGAAGAGGAAGGGTTGTCAATTACGTTAAAGAATATGATAGCCAAAACATTTAGCCTGGCTTCCGAGTCTGGTATGAAAAACATCATAGATGCCTGGAATGAAAATAAAGACAATATGAATGAGGTAGAAAAAACCAATCTCAAACGTCTCAGTGTCTATGCCGGCACGTTCCTTATCATGCAGGCCGTATCTATGCTTCTTGCCGGATGGCGTGATGATGATGAAAACGAAGAAAGTTGGCTTACTCAATTTGGATCCTATGTCGGATTCAGAACCATAAACGAAATAGCTTCACAGATGCCGTTTATTATGGAGCTTAACGTGGTAGATATCATTAACGATCCGTTTGTTATGGGGCGAAAACTGAAGGATCTTACCGATCTTAGGAATTATTCACTTGATAAAGTAACATCCGGTACATACAAGGGAGAGTCTAAGTTATTTAGGCAACTCGCCAAACAGACGTTTATCAAACAATGGTATAATATCAAGACGCCGGAAGACGTAGCGCGCGCCTATAATTGGTGGCAGCAGACGAACAACAAGTCAATGATGTTCTTCATCGGCGCTACTCCTGATTCGGAAGGGGACGATGATGTTAGCTACAAGTAGACGAAGAATATCGGACTTGCATTGTTTTTGTATGATTCCAATATGTTATATTAGCATCGTCAAAGAGTAGATTGTACGTTTTTTGTTCTTACTTGAAAGATTATGTAGGTTTAATTTTTTCTGAAATTGTTTTCTTACCGGTTCTCAGTCAGAGATGATAGGGAACCGGTTTCTTTTATGTTGTCAATTATTGCTATCTTGCAAACAAAAATCATGAGACGAAGATTTCAAATAGGGATGGGGGTAAATCCCTCGCTTATAATCAATAAAGGCATATACATCCAACATGTAGATGGAGGATTATATACAAAAGAAAATTGGTCTAATAAAGGATATTCCAATGATCTATGCAATGGAATAGCTCTTGTAGATAAAGTGTGTTTTGTTATAGCCACCGAATATATTGGCACATTTCGTTGGGGTAAGGATGGAGAAATAGACAATATATTTGCACAAGATAGTTCTCATATGGGAACTATTAAAAAGGATTATTGGGGGCGTGAAAATCAGAATGCGTATCTTGAATATGATACCAGTAATACAGATTACGCTTTTAATAAAGCTAATAGCTATTTATTTAAAAATGGTCAAAATGGATATGTAGGTGGCGCCGGAGAGTTTTTTTTGATATCATTGTATGCTAATGAAATAAACGAATGCCTTTTAATGGTAGGAGGTACGATAATGAGTAATAGAATGTGGACATCCACTCGAAATGAAAAATTTTCCTATTCGTGGTATTATGATATAAACATCCAAGGAGATCATTTGGATACAGGTTCAAGGGGTAGTTCACATTATGTCCGTCCTTTTACTGAATTAATTTTATTATGAGAAGAAGATTTGAAAATATTAATACAGTTGCTGGCGGCAAGATCCCTGTTTTTGCTTGTTCGATTTCGGCCCCTACAACCACATGGCGAAATCCTGTACCTATTCTTGGTTGTAGATACCGATCTAATGGAGCAACTATGGCGGCTTCCTATGTTTTAGATGAAATTAATAATAGCAAGGTATGTACGATGGGCGGTAATCCTATAAATTGTACGATATCAAATTCTGGACAATATATCCAGGCTTACTTTAATGAAGGATCGGTAACAGGTGATATTATGTTACAGTTTACGATTGGAGACGTTTTTTATTATTTCT